ACAAAGAAGAGAAAGATAAAGAAGAGAAAGAATCTGCTGATGATTCTGAAAAGGACAAAGAAGAGAAAGATAAAGAAGAGAAAGAATCTGCTGATGATTCTGAAAAGGACAAAGAAGAGAAAGATAAAGAAGAGAAAGAATCTGCTGATGATTGCGAAAAAGATGAAGAAGTCATTAAGCAAGCATATGAATTAGCAGAACAAAAATTAGCATCTAATGGTTTTTCTGTTGCAGATTTCGTATTTGAAAAATGCGCAAACGAAGAAGTTTCATTATTTATAGCTGAAAATGCAGAGAAGTTAGCTTCCTTATCAGACAAACCAATACTTCAAGTTGCCGATGAAATTTTAAGTACTTTATCAGAAAAATTAGGATAATAATATGAAGAAGGAGGCTAGTGTTCCAGTAAAATCAATTGAGGATTTTGCCTCTACTTTAGCTAAAAGTGGGATTAAGGGAGATCACAAAAAGATAATTGATGATACTATGTTTGCTAAGAATGGCACTGGTTCAATGATATTGGATTTTTTAACTAAAAATAAAGCTGGTAATAATCCTACTTACAAAAATTTCCAAAGAAAGCTTACGGATATTGATATGAAAGCTGGAGGAAAGGCGTATGATTTTCTCGACAAGAGAAAAGGGAAGATATCTCAATCTTTAAAAAATTCTTTCGTGCAAGAACATGATATCTTAAAGAACGAAGGAAAGAATGGATTACCAAGCGAATATATTAAAGTTAAATCTACTGGAGCATTGAATCCTCTATCTAAAAGTAAAGATAAGGTTGTGCCATTTGTTGGTTCTATGACACTTGCAAATCATCTTTTAGGCAACAAGGGAGATGGTGATATGAATGGGTAATGATAAGGAAAATTTAATAAATAAAATTGCTAACTGCATAGAAATTCAAGATATGGAAAAAACGGCAGCAGAACAAAAAAAAGTTTTAAAATTAGCATCAACAATGTTAAAAGTTGCTGCCGAAGACATAAAGGGTCTAAATCAAAAAGTTGCAAGTTTGGAATCTGAAATCAGTAGCTATAAGAAAGAAAAAGAACTTGCAGTAAAAAAGGACAAAGTAGATAATTTGACTGATTCCATGTTCAATAAGGGATTAATCAAAAAATCTGATATAAAGTCTAAAAAAGACGAGTTAATGAAAATAGCAAGCGATGCACTCGATGTTATGGAGGATACTATAAATCGTATACCAGTCAAAACAGCTAACGAAGGTTTATCAGATTTGACTTTTTTATATCAGGGTAATAATATTAAAGGGAAAGAAAATTTAAACTCAGCATTAGAGGAATATGTAAAATAATTTAAAGGGAGTGAATATTAAATGATTAGAGCAGAGAAAAGATTTGACGAATATTCATACAGAGATGCTTCAATGGACTTAACTCCAGGAGTGGTAGTAGAAGAAGGTCAATTCGTAACAATTAAAGCGGGGAAATTAGTTTTAGCTAATAAGGCTGATGTAAAAGCTTTTATGGCAATTGGTTCAAATAGACCAGGAAGAGATCAAGTTAGCGGAAGAATAGTAGGGAAAATTTCATTCTTAGTTGGTAACTTAATTGTTTCTACAAACAAATTTGATACAACTAAGACTTATTCAGATGATATGACACCATTAACAGTTGTAGCTGGAAATGTATGTCCAGCAGCAGCAGGAGAATTAATTGTAGGTTATGCTATTGGCAAACCTGTAAATGGATTCTTAAGAATAACAGTATAATAGAGAGGGGATGGATTAAAAATGGCAGGAATAATGGCTATAAAAACAGCGGCTGAAACGAATTCAGCTGATTATAATGTATCTAGATTATTGGAGACACCTGGTGCTTTTGAAAAATTTGCATCAGAAAAATTACCACAATTTATTAGAGAGACAAGAGATTATGAATCTTTCGGTAGACAGATCTTAGTTGTTCATAATGTTACAGGTGACGAAGTTCAAATGATTAACAATGAACCTTATGTTTACTACCCTAAAGATTTTGATTCACACTCTGCGTTCTATGGTGACGATATGCAAGTTCCTCGTTACCAAATTGAAGGTGACGGAGTTAACGTTGGTATCATCACTATCAGTTCAGATGATACAACTATTAATCTTAAGAGATTATTAGTTCAAAAGTTTAACTACTTAGAAAGAGTTAGAGAATTAAGTTCTCAATCTATGGTAAAAGCAGAAGATACAAAATTACTTGATCTTACTGAAAAATTAATATTAGGTAATGGAACAGCTAAAGTTCCAGAAAATATTAAGCAAATAGTAACATCTGCTGATACAATTCTATCTAAAAATCATTTAGTAGAATTAAAGAAATGTCTTTCTAGACATGATGTTCCATTATCTAATTTCGTTATGAATCAAATCAGAATTGATGATATCTTAACTTGGGCTACAACTGAAATCGACCAATTAACTCAAAGAGAAATATTGGAATCAGGAGCTAAGTATTCAATCTGGGGTGGTATTAAATTAATCCCATCAAGAATTGTTAATGAAAATGTAGTTTATGCTTATGCTGAACCTCAATATGTTGGTAGAATGCCAGTATTAAAGGATTTAACAGTAAGACTTACTCAAGTAACAAACAAGCTTGAACAAGGATTATTCATGTTTGAATTCATAGGAATGTATTTAGCTTCTCAAAAAGCTGTTGCAAAATTAATTCTTGAATTCGTTGATGGATCAGATAAAATTGCATTCTACGATGAAGATATTATGGCTAAGGGATTTGAAACTGAAACAAAAGGTTACGGTTCTCTTGAAGGAAGATAGTTTTAAGTTTATAATATAGGAGTAAGGCAGATGCCTTACTCCTATATTAATTTTGAAAGGGGAAATAAAAATGATATTAAAAGTTATAACAATTAAAGGACAATACACAGGAAGAGAAAGAAGAGGAGTAATGGTTGGAGGGATTCCTTTCCTACCAAATTTACCAGCTAAAGTTGCTAATGTTGATGAAAAAACATTTAAGTTCTTAAAAAATGGAGAAGAAAGCGGATGGTTTAAAATCACAGAAGACAATTATGCTAGATTCTTATCATCAAGAGGAATTGATATTAATGCTGATAAAGTAGCAGTGGAAGAAGAAGTTGCTTCTCTAAACGCACCAGGTGTTGATGCAGAAGATAAGGTAGAAGATAAGGTAGAAGATAAGGTAGAGGGTGAATCAGCTTCTGTAAATATAGAAGAAAAAGTAGAAGAAAAGGTTGAAGAAAAGGTTGAAGAAAAGGTTGAAGAAAAGGTTGAAGAAAAGGTTGAAGAAAAGGTTGAAGAAAAGGTTGAAGAAAAGGTTGAAGAAAAAGTAGAAGAAAAAGTAGAAGAAAAGGTTGAAGAAAAAAAGGGTCAAAAGAAAACAGCTACTAAATAATATGAAAGGTTGGTGATTTTATGTTCGTTGATGTTGGGCAAGAATATCAAGTTCAAGCCACGATAACAGATTCAACCGGAGGACTGGTTGGAGATGATACAGTCATAGTATCTATTTATGATACAAGAAGAAAAATTTATTTCAATGGAATAATATGGACAGAAGATGAATGTGAAATCACTATGCCTCATATCGGTAGTGGAGTATATTCATTTGTATTTGTTCCAGAAACAGAATCGATTTTTTCATTAACAATACGTGCTACAAATAATATTTATAGCCAAATAATAGGTATTGAGTCTATGAAAGAAAATGGTGGAATACCTATCAAAATAGATAGCTCTTTATTTTTAAATCAAGATGGTACAAACTCAATATTATTAGATATTAATAGTAATCCAATAATAGGAGTAAAAATATCATGTTACAATAAAGATACCAAAGAAATAATTGGTGTATCTCAATCAAATCAGACAGGTGAATGGAGTATGATGATCCCTCAAGGAACATACTTTTTTACTTTTGAGAAAGATGGCTTTATTTCAGTATCATTCGAAAGGACGGTGCTATAATGCCTATAGTTATGAAAAGGAAATATTCTCTCGATGGAAATTATACTGATGAGCAAAAAGAAAGATTAACTTCTTTAATAGATTTATTCAGAGTTTCTATCAGTGATGATGATCCTGAAAGAAATATTTTAAATAAAAAAACAAGTAGATATTCAGATAAACAAGTAATCAAATTGCTCGAAAGAGCCATAAAAGATATCAATGGTGGACAGCCATTAACCAAATTTACCATTTATGACTTTACTGATGATTCACTTTTAATTGATGGCACTGTTGTATTCTCCATGATTGCTGAGGGAATATTGCAATTAAGCAATAAGGTTGATTACAGTGATTCTGGATTATCAATAGCTCTATTCAATAAGTCTCCAGAATATCAAGGTTGGGCAGGTTTCTTATTACAAAATTATATGAGAGATAAAGCTGAATTCAAAGCAGCTTATATCGGAACTAATAGTCCAAGTATCTTCGTAGGTATTAGTTCTGAATTTGGATATTATTTTGATTAGTTTCAAAGAATTAAAAGCTGATGCATCGTTTGGTGTAGATTTTATAAATATATCTTTTTCACTAGAAGATACGGTGGAAGATTTAACAAGATATAGATTTGATTTATATATGAGCCTTGCAGAGAATGGAGATTTCAAAGTTATTTATTGTGATATCAAAAATTTTGAATTTAACGATTATTCAGCAAATTTATTAAATGAAGAAATACATCAATACTATAAAATAAAAGCTGTTAATTTAGATACGAATGAATTTATTTTTTCAGATTTTTTCTCAACACCATCAATAAATGCTGATAATTATTCTTATTATTTAAATTTTGTGTATAATGTTTATTTAGATAATGTCACTAATAATAGGAAAATGTACCTACTTAAAAGAATTAGAAGTGGAGAACGATGCGAGTGTTATGATGATGTTAGAGGTTCTAGAGAGGCAGATAGATGTACTATATGCTTTGGTACTGGATTTAAGGGGGGATATTATCCTCCAATTCCAATCAAAGTTAATTTTGCAAATGCTTCTTCATTAACTGAAGGTATGAATCCATCAGGAACAACTCAAGAAGAATCACAAGTTCAATTCTGGACTGTAGGATATCCATTAATTCAAGAGAATGATATTATAGTTGACACCATGACAAAAGACAGAGCAACGGTGATGTCATGGCAACCAAGTTATAAAAATGGCTTTCTTTTAAGGCAAACAATTTCTATGAATAAAATACCAGAAGCAAGTCTATTTTATAAAATTCCAATTATAGGTGGTGAATAAAATGTCTGAATATTTTGACGCAGAATATGAAATTGAATCAAGAATTACAAGAGGACTTAGAGCTATATTTGAAAAAGATAAGAAGTTTGTATATAATAAAAATCAGGAAGAGTCTCAGCTATTAATAACAATAGATTACCCTGACTCTTTAGTGGTAGCAGAAAAGCTGCCACACATAATAGTTTCTCAGGTTACATTACAGAATAATCCACAAACAACATTTGGGTATAATTTCTATAAAGATGTAACATACAATGGTATAGTCAATGGAGCTCAGCAGTATGCGTATATAATACCATACTCATTAACATTAGTTTGTTCTGGTCAGCAAAATACGTCAAAAGATTTAGCGAGCAGAGTTCATTGGTATACATCGTTTGCCGCAATAAACTATTTAAGTGAGAAATTAGGACTTCAAATATCAAATATATCAAAAGGTAATGCATCACCTTCTAAACAATATCCGGAAAAGATTTGGGATACACCAATCCAATTATCAGGAACATTATATTGGATAGGAACAAAAGGACCAGAAGATGCACTATACGATATAGATAAACCATTAAAAAATATCAATATCAAATTTAATTAATAAGAGAGGTGTTTGAATTATGGCATATTTAGAACCAGGCGTCTACTCCAAAACCGTATCGTTAAGACCTAATACAGGAACAGGTGGACCTAGATTAGTACCATTAGTTATCGGATCAGGTGACACAAAAATAAAAAGCATAGAGGTTTTAACTAGAGGTAGCGGAGTTACAGACACATTACCAAAACAAGCTTTGGAAATATTATCAGTTGGTTATACTTCAAGGAAAGCAGATTTTACATTAGGAACTGACTACAAGATTAATGAAGCTGATGCTTCAAAAGTTGAATGGTTAGCAACCGTTGGAGCGAAAGCACCAGCAGCTGGAGAAAGCTATAGTGTTACTTATATATCAGCAGTACCTGCGGATCAATATGTACCTAGAGTAATTGAAAAGTATGAGCAATTAGAAACTTATTATGGAACAGAATATAAAGTTGATGGTACATTAAACAACATCTTTATAGCTGGTGAAATTTTAGTTAAAATGGGTGTTAGTGAATTCATAATGCTTCAAGTTGATCCAGGAGAAGAAGGAGTTATCACTGGTACAGATTACCAAAAAGCACTCGATAAATATGCTCAATATATTGAGGAAATTTGGAGAATAGTTCCAGCAGATTTAGGAACTGATATCAATGCTGTCATTGATGGCCATGTTACTAAATGTTCTTCTTACGAAGAAAGAAAAGAAAGATGTGCTGTCTATGCAAGAGAAGATGCTTCGACATTAACTACTGCAGAAGATGTAATCGAAAAGGTTGGAGCTTACGCTCACTCTAAATATAATGAAAGAATATCTACTATCTACCCTGCGACTGCAACAATGACTATGAATAGTGGAGCGCAAGAAACTCTTACTGGTCAATTTATAGCAGCAGCTTATGTAGGATTAGAGTTTACCTTACCATTATATAAATCAAAAACAAGAGCAACAACAGGAATATTCGATCAACTTTTAGGTGTTCAATTAACTAGAAGAGAAAAGAATAAGTTAGCTGAAAAAGGTGTTATTATATTTGAGCAACCAGGTGGTGCAGACACAAATATAATTTGTAGACATCAATTAACTACAAATATGGATTCAGCAGAATATAGAGAAAATTCTATATTAGCATGTAAGGATTATACTTCTAAATACCTAAGAAGTATATTAGAAACTTATATCGGTAAGTATAATGTTACTGCTGATACAATAACAAAGATAACAGGCTCTGTTAATGCAGCTTTTGCTTCATTAATTACTGATCAGTATCTTATCGAAGGTCAAATAGTAAATTTAGCTCAAGATGAATTTAATCCAGATTCATTAATCTTAGATGTAAGAGTTAAAGTTCCATATCCATGTAACTACATCAAGTTAACTATTATGACTGAATAATTTTAAAGAGAGAGGTGATTTTAAATGGCTAATAGAGGACTAACTGATGTTTGGGAATTTAAGGATTCCCATTTAGATCCTAATATAGATGCTGCTGATGCAGACTGTTTTTTATCGGCAGCACGTTGCGTTTTGTATGTAAAACCAGCAAGTAAAAGTGGAACTAATGATAGTGATGAATTTACAAGAGTTGGTGTTGTTCAAGGATATTCTTGGGGAGAAAATAAACAAATGGAAATGGTATTTGAACTTGGTTCAGATATTCCATATTACATTCCAGGAAGAACAACAGGTCAAATTCAAATCCAAAAAATTCTATTATCAGGAGAAGATTTCTTAAATCTTGTATACCAACCAAATAGCTTTAGTGGTAAACAAGCAACACCAAGTACATGGATCAGAAGTTTGAGAGATATTAATATTCCTTTAGATATGATGTATGTATTCTATGGTCAAGGTGCTACTAAAGATAAATATGACGCTAGATACACAAGACTATTTAAAAATTGTTGGATACAATCAAGACAAGAAAGTATTTCAGCAGGACAAATCCTTGTTGCTGAATCAGTTTCTATCGTATATGAATTCTGTTCAAACTATTCATTTAGTTAGAACTATTTGAGGGAAGGCTTTTAGCCTTCTTTTTTTTGTTATATAATAAAAGCATAAATATTTTAGGAGGGTTTAATTATGAGTAATAAAGAAAAAGAAACTATGGAAGATGAAAACATGAATGCTGATTTAAATAATTTTTTTGAAAATTTCATAAAATCAGGTGCCGTTGAAGACGAGGAAGAGGTTGTTCCTGGATTTAAGATAAAAGTTAAAGTACTAGATACTGGAGAATTACTTATCGCAGAATCAATAATGAATAGCAGTACAGCACCATCAGATATCGTTGCGAGAGTTAGAGCAGCAAGTATATTATCTCAAGCACTGATATCCATAAACAGTATACCAATAGAGAGAGATGATTATGATGCTCAAGAATCAAGAATGAGAAGGTCTTTATTGTACAAACAATTATTGAAAATGCCAGCTATGGTAATTGAAAAGGCATATGCTTTTTATATCAAATGTGTGAAAGATCAAAATAATAAATTTGAGAACTTTCAAGAAACGGTAGAAAAAATAAAAAATTTTTAGAAACACCATTTGGAGATGTGGTTCAAACCGTATTGTATCATAAGAATGGTGTGATTACCGAAGACAGGTTCAAAGATATGAATGCTTTTCAATGGTTATTTCATTATATAGAAATAATTAATATGAAAGAAGAATCTATGCCTGAAAAGATGGCATTCTTCGATAAATTAGATGATTTAGAAACAAGCGTTCAAGCTTTCTATTTATTAGTAGATAAGACCAATGCAAGTACTTTAATTGATTCATTAGGAAAATCAAAAGCAAAAAGAAGAGAAGATAGACTTAATGATAAACAAGAAAATAAAGTTGTTAAAGATACTAATAAAAAAGTTCAAGACGAAGACGTACCTGATTTATTATCTGATGAAGAAAAAGAATTATGGTCATTCATGAAGACTCAGCCAACAACAATGAAGTTGACAGAGGATATGAAGAAACAAGATAAATACTTACTACCTAAACGAAGTAGACAAGATATTTTAGATGCCCAAAAAGCCAAGATAGTTGAAAGATCTGCTGATGCAAAAAAACCTAAGCTTGGGTTTGGGGAATAAGGAGTGAAAAAAATTGGAACAACAAGATTCACTAAAACTGGAGTTAGAAAATCTAGCAAGAATACAAACAGAACAAGTAAATATATTGAAGAATATGAGTGCAAGTAATGAAACAGAGAATGCACTTAAAACTGCTAGGGAAAATCAACAAAAAGTTAATTTTGATACGCCAGCAATGTATCAAAATGTTTCTCAAAATTTTGGCAACAATACAGGACAAGTACAATTTGGCCCATCACCAATGATAAGTTCTTATGCTCAAAGTATGAATGCAAACTTTGCGAACTCAGTGTCGTCGCTAGCAGGAAAACAAGGTCAATATGGATTCTTAGGAGTTGCAGCGCCAACAACAAACTCTTCAGACACATCAAGAGTTTTAATGGGTATGGACTATAGCGCTAGGCTTAGTCAAACAGCAATGACAGGAATGGGCGCTGTAGCCTCTACAGCATCTTCGTTTGGATTAGGTGCAATGTTACCTGGAATGGCTGGAATAGGCACAGGAATCCTCGGAGGGGCACTTGTGGGTGGTTATGTAGATATAGCTAACGATGAGATTCAAAAAAACAGTTCATTGAAGAAATATCTATACAAAAATTCAGGGATGTTTATTGATTCATCTGAGAGTAATAATGAAAGAGGACTTCTTGGGTTCTCAAGGAAAGAATCAGACAATGCTGCTAACTATGTTAGAAAGATGAATGATGATTTTCATATGAGTGATGATGATACAATGATGTTGCTCCAAAAATATACAGAGGGTGGATTACTTAAAGATACTAAGGATTTAGATGGGTTCAAAAAGAAAATGGCTTCTTTAACAAAAACAGTAAAAGAAGGAGCCTTAATGCTCAATGAAACCTATGACAGTGTTGCTGAACTTATGTCTGCAATGAAAAAAGCTGGAATAGACCAAAAGGACTACAAAGATTTAATGGGTAAGAGTAACATACTTGGAGGTCTTACTGGAGAAAGTGGTAGTTCTGTAGCAAGATCAATCACTGATTTTGTTCAACAATTAAATTCCGGCACATCAAATGATGGTTCAAAAACTACATCAAGAACAGAAGATACAACAGCTTATGTCGCTAGTTATTTTAATGAACTTGATAATAAATTTAACACAGATAAAGATTCTATGACCGTACAAGAAACACAAAACAGAAATATGATAACAAATCTTGGTGGACCAACACAAGCATCAATGTATACTCAAGCGACACTTGAAAAGATGGTTGACCAACATTCAGTAACAACATCTGCGTTAGGTTACTTTGATTGGGATGCAAAACAAAAAGATTTTGTATTTAATCAAAGTAAGTTTAATGATTATAAAAATAAGAACTTAAGTGTTGAGCAAATAACAGAAATAGCAGAAAAGAAACTTCAAGGGTACGAGCAAAGTGGGCAAGGAGATGCAATCAAGAAATGGGATAGTGGAGCTGGAACTTATATAAAAAATGCTATGTCAGAAGGGGATATGACTGATGCTATAGCTAAAGCTGTAAGTACTTACACTAATGACAAGGAACTGAAAGCTCAAGGGTTTGATGATAGAACCATAATGAGTGATTATTTCGGAGTTAAGGATATGGGAGTTCAAAATCTTTTAAATGGATTCTTTGACTATAAAAAGAAAAATCCACAATTAGCTAAACAGATTAGTTTACAAGAAGCATGGCAATCAACTACAACAAGTCAATTGGCTAATGCTCCATCAGTAACAGAAAGATTAAGTGCTTGGTGGGATAGAACAAAAGATTCAATAACTCAAGGAGCTGTAGATTTAGATAGTTGGGTTGGCGAAAAACTTCAATATACTCAAGATTGGATGGCAGGCACACTTGATATCCCACAAAGATATGATAGATCTTCTAAAACTAAATCTGATTTGAAAAGTACATCTTACGATGAAGTTATAAGAAAATCAAATGAAACCAATAATGTTATTGCTTCAAGCTTATCATCACTAAATGATTTGCAAGATAAGGGTTATCAAATAGATGATAATATAATGCATTTCGTTAGTAATAAATTTAAAAATTCTAGCAAGCAAGTAAATTATGATAGGGATATAATATCTAATTGGGATGAAGTTTCAAGTGGCATAAAAGAACAAAAGAGTTCTATTATCGAAAATTCAAAGAAGAATGATTTATCAGAAGTTATTGTTGCTGCCTTAGCTAAATACAATCAATCAAAACCACAAGGGCAACAATTAAATATTGACCAAACATCAAGCAAGCTAGGAGATCAAGTATTTAAGTATGGAGGAAATTATGGAGCAGCATTAGCTGTTACTGTGGGTGGCGCAAGCCAAGATAGCGTAGATAAAGCATTTAAAAATCTGGGTTATGATATGGGTGCATTAAGAACAGTCGGAGGACAAGGTTCAGTAAAAGATATAAATATAGATAGTTTAAAATTAGGAGATGAAGTATCAAATAGAGTCAAAGAAATCTTTAATGAAAAAATAGGTCAATCAACTACTACATCCGTAAGTTCTGGTTCAGGTTCTGTAACTGTTGATCAAATGAGAAATCAAAATTTAAAAAGCCAAACCAGTGTAACTGCCGAACAGGTCGATGCCTTCATTGCTGACAAGGTTGGTGGTAGACAATCTAACATGACAGGAAAAGGAGCAACATTTTTAAAAGCTTCACAAGAATCAGGATTAGATGTTGCATACTTAGTTGCTCATGCGGGTAATGAAAGTGCTTGGGGAACATCTCAAATAACTAAGAATAAGAATAACTGGTTTGGGATAGGAGCATTTGATAATAGTGCATATTCTTCTGCTTATGGTTATGGAACAGCAGAAGCTGGAATTATCGGTGGAGCTAAATGGATTGCTGATAATTATGTCAACGATCCTAAACATCAACAAAACACACTAAATGCTATGGTTAATGATAAAGCAGGATGGCATAATTATGCTACAGACCCAAACTGGTCAAACTTAAATGGGCAATTAATGAAGGAGTTTCATGACTATACTCAAACAGGAGCAGGGAGTTCTACAACTACAGAAAGTGGAGTAAATACCAAAAAAGAATCCGTAACTAGGAACTTTGATGGAAGTAAAGTTTTAAAAGAAATAGACATCGCTAAGGCACTAGGTACAACAGAAGCTGGAGCAAAGGAATATTTACTTGGACAAAAAGGATTTGCATCAACTCAAAATGATAAGCTTGTAAGTTCTCAAGATAAATTCTTAAGCGAAGTTAAACTTTTATCTTCTGATGAAGTAAACAAAAATAGTACCGAAACTCGTAAAGATTATGCAGCTGATATTGAAAAACTATTGTCCGATAAAAGACTTAAAGGTGACGGAGGCCATGCAATTGTGGAACATGGTAGGTCAACTGGTTATAATCCAGAGAAAGCTGGATACATTGATTCAATAACCAGTTACTCTAAAAGATTAGATGAGTTATTGACTAGTGGCGACTACAACAGCGCAAGCGATGCCCTCTCTGATAAAAAATTAGCTGACTACAAAAAGACATTAGTTGGAAAGTTCAAAGATGGCGCAGATGCAGAGAATTATATTCAAGGACTAAACGGAGAAGCAGAAGTGCAATCCAAACAAAGAGTCTTAGCAAAAAACACATCTAATAGTACAGCCGAAAAAGAAGGTATAAGAAAATCTTTTGCGAGAGATTATATGGGAGTAAGAATTGAGGATTTTGAAGGTAATATAGGAAAATACAATATGACAGTAGATACAGCTATGGAAAATTATTACGGAACAGAGATGAAACAACTTAATTCTTTTTCAAATGAAGAATATGGAAGTGAAAACTTTCTTGCATGGAGAGGTAAAAGTGCTGCCGATAAGGAGAACACTTTAGCTATGCTTAAAAAAGTAGGAATGGTAATAGGTTCTGATAGAGCAAAAGAATTGGGTGGAGGAAAGACATCTGAAAGTTTAGTAGAAGAAAAAGGAAAAAATTGGACACATACTGATGATGAAAATAAACTTTTAACTCATCTAAAAAAACAAAAGAATGGTGGATTTATATATGATTCAGAATATGATTCCTCTAAACAAGGACCTAATCAAGATGGGAGTACTGTCGGTGGTACAGCTGCTACATGGGATGATTATAGTGCTTGGAGAAAGCAAGGAGAAAAAAGAGATGAAGTCAGTAGTATAAATTCTGCATTTAAAACTATAGCAAATGGCAATATTGGATTAGATGGTACTAATACTGACTTACAAGAAAAAGGAAAAAGTATTAGCTCTATGAAAAGTAAGATATCCGCAACTATAGATGAAATAACTGCCAAAAACGATATAGAAATAAATAAAGAAGGCGGAGTTATGGATACTGTCAGGAGCATAAAAGAAAATAAAGAAGATGCACTGAAAGGGGTTAGTGAAGAGTACAGAAAACAAATCGCAAGCGATATTAGCAGTGGGGATGTTGATGATCTTAAGAAGCTTGGAGAAGCATTAAAGGGTTCTATTGATGAAGGTACATTAACTAAATATATAGAATTTGCTAAAACTGTTGGTGGGGTTGATGTTACAAACTTATCTAAGCTTACTGCTGAACTTGATAAAATAGAAGAGAGAGCAGTTGATATTGGTAAGACAACTACAATTTTAGAAGCAGAACTAGGTGATGGATTTAAAGGTAACTTTGAAAGTAAAGCTAATGGTACTGTAAAATCTACCTTCGGAGAAGATACTGAACTTGGAAAGCTAATAAAAGATAATAATTTAAAGACAAGCGACTTAATGAAGATATTAGAGAACGGAGGTAACACAGGAATAAAAGGGGAAGACAAGAAGCCTATCGTTCTGTCGGCAGATAGCATACAGGCTCTTTCAGCAGCTATGGCCGAGGCTACACAAAAAACATTAACTGATACATTGTCTTCAAGTACTGGACAAAAGAGTTTTGAAGATTCGGGAACTTACAAAGCCATAGTCAATGCGTTGAAAGATACTAAGCCAGTAACAGAAGGTGATGGAGAAAACGCTAAGGCAGTTTCTTTCGAGCAAGCAAATAAAGACCTAGAAAAAATTAATACTCAAATAGAGGAATTTGTAAAAAAAGCTAAAGAGAGTGGAGGTTTATCTAAAGAAGACGAACAAAAACAAAATGACCTAAAGGACCAGCAAAAGCAATTAGTTGATGGTGTAGTTAAAGTATATGATGAATCACTTAAAACATTAACAGATCAACAAAAAGATGGTGCTTCAAAAATAGATGATGCCAAAACTAATTCAGAAAAATTAGCTAGTTCATTTGAATCTACAATGAAAAGTTACGATACTTCAATCGGAAACGCTATTACAACTATGAATAACAGAATAAACTCTATGGGAAATAGCACAGTAGTTCAATACTATAATCCAAATGGAGGCTCTTATCCTACCGTTACTCCATAATGAATTGCTCAAAATTATATAATGATTTACAATTAGACTAGAAATGTTTCTAGTCTAATTTGTTTATAAAGGAGTGAAAAGAATGGATGAAATATCTAAAAAAAATGAGAATTTTGTAATTGAAGGATTACAGTCATTATATATAATTGATAATATTATTGAATGCCAAGAAGAAATTATTAATATATTCAATCAATATAATAATGGCAAGAAGATAGATTACGAATTCCTAATTAAGAAATTAGAGGATGCGAATTATAATCAAACAAAAATCAAGGATATAGTTAGTTCAATAAATATGTACGCATCGAAGGTTCAATACACAGCAGATGATTTCAATAATTTTAAAAATACAGTCAAGCACAATGCTATAATAAATAATGTTACTATAAAGCGTATATTGAACCGTAGCGAAGTAATACCACAGTTTTCATTAGATATAATAAATCTTGGCTTTTCTGGTATTAATATTGGAGATAAAGTTGATATTGCATTATACAATACAGTTGTAAATGAGAGAGTTGAAAAACAATATATAATCAACGAATCGATTCCTACTATCAAAGGTAAATTAGTGGTAGCAATATCTGATTTTATAAGCCCTCAAACACCATACGAATATAATTTAGATATCTCGATAAGTAATAACAACAATGTATATGGTCAATTAACCATTAAAGGCATAAATGTGAGAGGAGGTATATAGTGTATGATTCTAAATCAATATAATCCCGAAGTTAGAGATACTGTTGTGATATGCTCGTCTACTTTAGAATCACTTGAAAAATATCATAAACTTACAGTGTATAATTTATTGATTCTTTTAAATAATAAATACAGTGATAGTATTTTGGATAAACCACCATATCATTATATAATTACTGATGATGAAATAGTGGAATTAAAATCTACAAATTTAGCTCATCATGATAATGGAGAATTATCAATATATAACAATGATATAAAAATACTCCTCATGAGTGATGATTTACTAAAGTTTAAAGAAGACGAAATAGCAGATCTTATTGCTGATTTATCAATAAAATATTCTATGAAAATAAGTGATAAAATTGTATATAAAAAATTTGCTAAAAATTCTTCGGATACAAAACAAATAAATAACATTATGATGAAAGCTATAGCGAAAAGAAATGACACAGAGCCAATCTTCAATATATTCGAGACTATTATTAGTGGAGAAGTTGTGATTAATAAAGATATAATAATTACAGATAATAGATATGGGTTCAGTAAGATAAGTCTATTTGCTGATAAATACTCTCTCCCAGCTTCGATTTTAATTGAATTTAATCCGCATTTAGATAGTGACAGATTAAAGAAAACAGATACAATCTTTATTCCGAAGACAACAGCAATAGCTGGTAAAATTACTGCCTTAAGTGTAAATAAGAATGCAGAAGTTATATATAATAATTGCGAAGTATTAGTGAGTGAGGTGATTAATAATGAGCTCGATTAGAAAGAAAAAAAGTAAGTCATCATATTATAAAAATGTAGTGGAAAGCCCAACTATGTTTGGAGGCAAACCTTTTCCTAGTTGGCAGACACATGATTTTAAACTTCCTGGATATCAAAACTGTAGACTTATATTTAAAAACAGAATAACTCAAGAGACTCAAAGCTGGGGATTTCTTATGTCACCATCTACGCTAACAATGCAAAAATCGAATGATGTACAAACCAATAAAACAATGGCAGGGTGGTTTATTAGTAGAGGTGGCCCAGCACTTGGAAGTTTAAGTCTTGGAGGATACTTCCTTGATACTTTATATGCTCCAGAGAGAATGAGATTTTTAGAAATGTATGCAAATCTCATTGAAGATCAACAAGATAAATATATGGATTTTGTTAGCGACTATTCGCAAATAATATTGATAGAGGGAAATTATTACTATGGAGTACTTCAAAGTATAAATTTAACCAAATCATCCAATCAACAATTTATGTATCAATATACAATGAACTTTTTGTTTTATAAAACAACATCAGCTTACAATATAAGTTCTTCATCAATGAGCGTGAGCGAAATGAAAGACCAAATGGGATTAAACAAAGCAATAGATAGTAGTCCTCAGTCAGCAGAAGATATTCAAGTATTAGCATCTGGTGTAGCTAATATATTAACATCTGCAGCTACAGGAAATATAATGACTACGGTATCTTCGATTTTATCTCAAACATCTTCATTATCGTCAGCAGCAAAAGCAGCTTATAGACTTTCCAATATATTATCAATTAAATAAAAGGGAGGAGGAAAATTAATGGCAGATGTAGTAGCAGCAGAAAATCTAAAAATTCCAGTCGTTATTGGTAATGGTGGATATTTAGTGTTTTTTGACAATGTAAGAGTTGACCAATTTGTAACAGATTATTCTGTAAATATGGGAGTTGATGTAGGTATAGGATCAGCTACAATCAATATGGTTTATGTTCCGGATTTTGATAAAAGAATTCATGAACAAGGACCTAATTACACTGTAATTGACGGAGCTACCTATATGAATGGTGGATTAGATGATGGTATTGAGAATATGACCAATGTAAGAATTTTTGTTAAAAATATTTTTAATGGAAAATATGTTCAGATATTTGGAGGAAACATTACTGGAAAATCAACAACTATAAGTGGAGGACAAAAGAAATTATCATTTCAAGCACAAGACTTTATGTATTGGCTTACAAGAACTGTATGTCCAATAGCCGTTCCTTTTGATGGGAGTCTATCTACTGGAGATAGATTAAAATGGAAAGCTCAGGGAATAAAATTAGATTCAGTATCCAAGGTTCATACATCAGCAGATGTTACATTTAAAGGAAAAACTTTATCACAAACATGGCAAGAAATATCAAACCAAACACTCAAAAGTAATGGTTTATATTATGGTGATGATACTGTATCTAAATGGGATGATGCACTTAGTAGAGTTGTTGTTATGGGAGATATAGATGAGAATTTAAGAAAAATCGAAGTTATAGATTTTGTAATTACATCATCTATAACTTCAGTAGATTCAACTTATGTTATGATAAATAACATTTTGAAATCACTAATGTTTGAATTTTATCAAGACAGAGATGAAACCATAAGAATTAAACCTCCATTTTGGAATGAACATGTATTAAAAAATCATGTTATAGATCCAGCATTAATTTTATCATATACTGAAAGTTCTAATTTTAGTCAAATGTACACAAGAACAATAGCTACAGGTGCTCTTGATGAATGGCATTCAGATGAGAACGCAAGTGAAAGAACAATATCACTAATCACTCCAGTTGTCGCTGTTACGTCAGGTGGAACTGAATCCAATACAGGATGTCTAGTATCCATATCAGCATCAACAGCAGCAGGGGGTGCAAGTGCTGGGTCAGATATAGCTCAAGGAGCAGTAGCTATTGCTCTCCAACAAGTAGGAAAACCATATATATGGGGAACAGAAGGTCCTAGTTCTTATGATTGTTCTGGACTTATAGATTATGTTTATAGGCAAGCAGGATATGTTGGCTTTGGAGGAGAACGACAAACAACATACACTCTAATCAATAAAGGTAGGGAAGTTCAAAATTTAGAAGATGTTATTCCTGGGGATATAATATTACCTAGTGACCATCATGTATATATGGCTATAAGTAAAACAGAGATAGTCGAAGCTCAACAATCAGGAACAAACGTATTAACAAGAGCTATGCCATCTAGTTTCTGGCACATAAGAAGATTAGTTGAGTCTGATGGTGTTGCAAATATAATGCAATCAAAAGTAGAAGTTGCTCCTGATAGTGTTGGTGAAGATACATTACTTCAACCAACCTATTTAGAAAAAAAGTTTGGACCATTAATTTATGAATGTTCGCAACCATTAATTAAATTCTCTACTGCAAATGTAGTTGCTGGAGGTGGATATTGGGCTTCATCTAATCATGGTAGTGCTTATTGGGCATTAGCAAAGTATGCAAGATATATGATTAACTATCTTAATTCTAGTGTTACTGTTGCTAGTGTACAAACTATGGCTATGCCATGGATAAGACCAGGATTTAATGTTTGGATTGATCCTGTAAGAGTAAACAAGATATTCTATGTTAATTCAGTTAATCATTATGGCAATGCTTCAGGAAACTATACTTCTTTAAATATGTCATTTGGAAGAAGAAAAGATGATTTTGTAAACAATGCTAATTCTGTTGGTGGATTAAAACCTGGAAAATCAGATGATATTTTCGTAAATACACTGCTTGTTACACCAACAAGTTTTGGTGAAGCTTGTAATTATGCTGAGGTAAGTACTAAAGTTAAGGGTTTTTATTCAGCTACAAAAACAACTACGCAAGAAGTTCTCTCTAATGATCCATACTTTGAATATTTTTATTCAAATAAGTCAGCTGGAACTGCATATGCTCAAGCTATTTCAGAACCAGTAACAACTACCAGTTCTAGTGGAGGTTCATCTATATCTAATGCACCAACGTTAGATAGGTTATTGAAAGTTACGAGCCCTATGCTTCAAGGTGAAGATGTAACAAGCGCTCAAAACCTATTAAATAATGCAGGTTATAGTCCTGGAAATATAGATGGTTGGTATGGTCCTCAAACTCAAAGTGCTGTCATGTCATATCAAACAGACAATTCATTATCTGTAGATGGACAAATTGGACCATTGACTTGGGCAAAACTTACTTCGTCTACAGGAGGTGGGTCAACAAGTGCTAGTTCAGGTTCTGGTGGTGGTTATGGAGCAGGAACGGTTCACGTAAGTAGTATTGGTCTTTGTGTAAGAACTGGTCCAGGAACTAATTTTGGACAAATAGGTTCTTTGTGGGATGGAGACACCGTACAAATAATCGCAGAAAATGATGGTTGGTATAATATTGTTTGGAATGGTGCTGATGCATGGTCAAGCGCTAATTACATCACAAAAACTTCCGAACCAGCTAGTGCAATTGCATCACCAACAGATACTCCTCCAATTACATCTCAATATTCATCTTCTTCATCAACCGCAGACTTAGGTTCTGATATGACAATAGAAGAAGTACAGTTAAAATTGAATCAGAAGTACGCATTATGTACTAGTGGCGCTTCACAAAATAAAACAGTATCAGATAGAATTGTTAGACTTGCGACTACCGTAAAGAGAGCTAATGATCTAATAAGTTCAGTGTCTATTGGTAGATATGCAGATGCTCCATTTGCAGTAAATACGGGTTTTAGTAATTCAGGAAAATTATAAATAGAGGATGTGAAGATATGAATTACTCTGAAATAAATGAAACAAGAAGACAAATAAATGAAAATATACAAACTTTCAATAGATTTAAAAAAGATACTAATGCTGCAACGCTAATATGCAAGGTTGAATCTATTAATGAGTCTAAAATGACAGTAAATATATCTATCCCCTCTACAAGTTCCCTAATGAAAGATGTACTTATTGGAACAAATATAATAGGTAGCGATATGTCATTTAAGATGTTTCCAACAATTAAACAGATTGGTGTTGTTCTAATTTCTAGTCAGCACAAGCCAATTCTGATTGCAACAATCCCAGACTCATTAACAGATGAAACTTTACTTACCGGAGAAGCTAGAATAGGTAATGATAATGTATTTCTTAAGTTATCTAAGGATCATTCTCTCTCATTGAAAGCATTGAATTCAATGCTTTCAATGAGAGATGGGGAGGTCAAGATATCAACGAAAAATGAATTACTTGAAGGGGATGGGTTCTCTAGGTCATATAAAGAAAATCTTAATAATGTTAATATGGGGAGTTCAAAAGAAATTTTTTTCAATACATCAAAAAAGAATTATCAAAAGGATAAAACAGCATTTATAAATAATTCTGAAATAGATAGCAGTACAAAAACAGAAGTTATTAATGACAGTATAACTTTGATAAATAAACTAGGCTCTTTGATAGAGGTGGTTGAAAATTTTAATAATAACATAGAGTTAGGAGATTCAGCTTCAATAGAAAAACTTAAGGAGCTGAAAAATAATATTGTAACTAATTATAATTCAGATATTGAAACAGAATCTCTGACAGTAGAGAAAGGTGATACTGAATATAATTTGCAAGGCAACATTGCTTTCTCTGTGAAGTATAAAAAAGATAATATTGAAAAAGGTTCATTTTATTTCAATAAAGATGGTACAATTAAAATAAAGTGTAAGGATTTTATTGTCGAGAAGGAGGTTCAATAAATGAAAGAATATGGGAATTTACTAGAAAAATTAGGAATGAGCAGTTTCTCTAACGAGCAGAATACAGTAAAAAGTAATTTCGATAATATAACAGATATGCAAACTAAAAAAGAATTGGTATTAATACAGCAGGTCCAACTATACAAAGATTTCTTCGCAGAAGAGCAATTACTATCAATGTACAGAGGTCAAATATCAAGATTAGTTAATGCTTCAAGAGCAAAGAAAGTTGTAGGTTATGATATGACATATCAATTAGCTGTAGGTGCATTGAAGAATGGTATTAGAAGTTTTGATTTAAAGAGTGGAATAAAACCTATAACTTATTTCACTAATAAGATAAACTTTGAACTTGATAAACTTTATAAGAAAGAAACATCGCAAAATACAATACAGATGGCATCTAATCTTAATAGTTACAAGAATAATATAGTTAACGCTGAATCTATGCTAAATCCAAAACTAGGAAGAAAGCCAACAGATAAAGAGTTGCTAGATTTCATTCAAAAAGATATGGGATATGCTCCAAGCTTAACCTTAAAAGAAATTGAAAGAATTAGACATTATGATACAAAGGAATTAAGCGGCTCTGCTATTATAGGAAAAGAAAATGCTTCGGGGGCTGAGAGTTTAACTTTTGAAGATGTTATGCATGGAACGGAAGATATAAATGATATCTTAAATAATGATGTAAAATCAAGACAGGCAATAGAGCATATAAGAAGTTTTACAACTAACAAGAATGAGAGAAGATTCTTAATGGCTTATTTGGGAATTGGTGAATTCAAAGGAAGTAAATTAAAAGGATTGTCTTCAAAGATAGCAATAGAAAATGGATTATCATTCTACAGAGCAAATCAACTTTTAGAGAATTTCAGGAAATTTTATGAAAATAAAGGGATGATTTAATGAATAGTGAAGATATAAAATCAATAGTGGAATATTCGTTAGCAATGCTATTTACAGAAAATGTAAATAGCATTGCTAAAATAAAACAATCTGCTCTTGATATAGAGGCCTCATTACTCTCTGAACTAACGTACGTCAATTCAGAGATACAAGACGCAATAAATTTTAGTACTAGAACTATATGTTCTGAATACATTGATTTCTTGATTGATGCAATAATAGATACAAATAATAAAACTTTAGAGAATGATAAAATTTCGGCACTAACAAATTTAACTAGCAACATATCAACCAGGATTACTTATTCTAATGACCAAAATCTATGTACTCAACTTGAGAATATCCAATCTAGGATTTCTTCAATAATTAAGTATGATATAAAAAAGTCAGTTGATATAAGTCCTATATCTTCAAGTAAAGTGGTGGATTTCGTAATCTCTGCTAGGACAAAAGCAGAAGAGTTGGCATCACTATGTAACAATATAAGAATGAAAATTAAAGAATCAGACTATCTTTTAGAGGCATGTAGTTTTTGTATTTATTATTTAAATAAAAATTATATAAGTGCAGAAGCCTACCCTCCTCTCTTAGAAGAAACAAGAGAGTCAATTATCAGTATATTGACAAAAGAGTGTATTGATTGGAAAGGAGAATTGCAATGAGTTTAGCGCCTAAAATAGTTTATCCTTGTGACCACATCATTGTAGATACAACAAAAGAATATGGAGATATTTTAATGACAAGAAATGTGATTGTAGGTTTCCCTGACAAGGTTCCTACTAATATTGAATTTATCAGAATAGATGAGCTTTTGAATGAATCAAAGAATACGGAATATTCCCCAAATGTTGATTACAAACAAAAGGTATCAATCAATATAATAGAATGGATTGACCAAAATAATAATTGTCCTTCTGTAGGACAAAATTATTATATAAGGGGTGCTTATGTAAAAACAGTAACAAGAAAATCTAAGAGTGAGATATGCGAGAGATGTGGTAATAATGGATGGTACGTAGATTTATTTAATTCAAATGATGCTGAAACAATTAGTGGTGTTGCGAAACTATCACAAGATTTTATTAAAGTTCTTTTTACAGAGAAACAAGCTGATGGTTATGGAAGCAACATAACTGATATATTAGCTGAAAATGTGTATAATGAAATAGAATTATCTTTATCAATTTCATCATCAATACAAGATGTTGGAGATCAAATTATGAGATCTCAATTAGAACAAATTAATGCAGGAAATGCCGTTTCTCTGGAAGAGGCTTTGGATTCTGTTGAGGTAAAAGATATAATATTTGTTAGAGAGGAGTGTACTTGTTATATAACAACTCAAGTGCGAAACAAATTAGGCAAGACCGTAGCCTTCTCGTTCATGGTAAACAATTAATTTAAAAGGTGGTGTAATCATGGTTACAAATGTTCTAGACTTAGAAAGCATAGTTAGGGGATATATAATTGATACAATTAAACAATATTACCCTGACATAGATACAAGCGATAATTCTCCTTTTGATGATTTATTCATAAAACCAATCATCAAATTAATCACTCCATTCGTTGAATCGTTAAATAGATTGGAGTTAAAATCTAACTTATCAAATGCTCAATATTTAACAGAATCAGAGCTAGACGAAATAGGTGAAGGTAATTATTTTACAATCAGAAAAAAGGGCTATGCAGCAACGACAGCTTTGACTCTTAAATTCACTAATTTAAATTTAGACGATCCTGACTTCGTTATAAAAATTCCTACAGGAGCAACATTTACTACAAATTCAGGATTGCAATATCAAACTAAATCAACGATACTTCTGTATGCCGCAGATATGCAAAGAAATTACAACAAGAATAATCTTGCATATGAAATAGACATTCCTATTACAGCGATAGAAATTGGGACAAAATATAACATCACCGCGGGAGAAATAATTTTCACAAAAACATTTATATCAAACTCGATGGTTTCTTGCGTAAATAAGTTTGATGTCATTGATGGCTTGGATCAAGAAACTAATGTTGATTATGCTAATAGAATTAGGGAATTCTATTTATCAAGACAGTTAGGTACAGCCCCTGGATATAAAAATTTCATACTTGAATTATTCAATGAAATTGAAGATGTTTATGTTTCTGGATATAAGGACAAATATATGACCAGAGATATTTTAAAAGTTCTCAGCGATAGTGGAGAAATTGTACCTAGACATGTAGGTGGAATGGTAGACTTATATCTTAAGGGTTGTGTTTATGATACGAATCAAATATCAACAACATTGAATAATGATGTTTTACTTCTTGATTGTAAATTTGCTGACCTAATGGATGTAGTAAATCCTGAAAACAGTATAAAAATATACAATCTAACTGACTCAACAAAAACTGTAAAAATAAAAGAAGTGACAGCAGTAACAGATAGTCAGTTTTTTGGAGAAAGCACCGGAAAGACAAGATTAGTTATTGATAATACCGGAGAATGTTCTTATTCCAACGGAATATTAAGTCAAATGAAAATAGCATATTCGTACAAAATAAGTGGAGTTCAAACTGACAGCGAAAGATATTTCGATATTGGCTTAACCGAAACAAATCTAGCTAGTCCAGTAGTATCAGTAGATTCTTTAATTGATGTAAAGGGAACTACTATAACTGAAATGGATAGAAGAATAAGTATAAACAAAGTGGGCATTTCAGGTACTACAAATGAAGAGTGTACCCTAGTAATAAAGAGTGAGGAATGCTCGGAATTTTTCAATGGAATGCCAATATTAATTGGATATACATCGAACAGGACATTAAGGCGTTTAAGAGATTCATTAAATTTAGTCAATAACAGAATTATAACTACTGATGTAATAGGTAAGGAAGCTATACCAGTTCCAGTAAGTATTCAATTTAGAGTTAAGCCTACAGCAGTATATAAGAGTATGGATAGGAAGGTTCTTGAAACTAGAATAAAAGCTTCTATAATTTCATATTTCAGTAATTACAAAATGGGTGATACCGTAGAAGAATCTGATTTAGTTGGTTGGCTATATACAGATGTATCGGTTAAAGATATGATAAATTACATTCCATTACCTTTTGAAGTATTTTATATGCCAAGCGATATTAAAGAAGAGATACCTACAGATGGAAGTCAAAAAGCAATTGATGGTGTATTACCTATTGAGAAAATAGAATACCCAATATTGAACGCAAATAGATTTTCGATATCTATAATTAATTCTTAAGGTGGTGAGCGTTAAATGAATGATTTCTACAAAGACTTTCTGTATAACAAAGATCAGGTTTCTATTTTAGAAAAAGCCTATAAAGGTATCTTTGATATACTTAATGCTCAAGTCAGGGAAGTTGATAGAAATAGTATCGTTTCGAAAATATTAACTTATAAAACAATACGTTTTCAAAGAATAGATGTAACAAGTGTAATGTATACAATAAATTCATTACTTAATAACACGACACTACTAACATCTATAGGTATCAGTCCACATCTCTCTTTTGATGCGAAGAGAGAAATGTGGGATAATATGTCAAAAACAGAAAAAGCTAATCTATTAGATATAGCAGGGTATTCCATAATACTCACAAGTGTAATTAAATTACCTGATAATAATAAAACAGAGGTAATGAATTATGACATAATAGATTTTGAATTATGTGATATGACTAACAATCCTTTTGTTCTAGATGTGGATTATGTTTTTAGAGATAATAAAATAATTCTACTTAAAGAATTTTCTTTAGATGATGCTTATCAAAGAAAATTCTTAATTTTAAAAAATATAGTTGTAGATGCTAATGTTTCGGAAAATAAACTTGGATTGCCATTAGATATACCATTCTGTGAAGATTTCACTAAACCTGATTATAATGAAACGATGAAAGGTTTTATTGAAGCTGCGGCAGGTGGTCCAACTATAAGTAAACTGGAAACTTCATTAGGTAAGTATAAATCATTAGAAGATATAAAAATTATAGATAAATACAATGCCACAATAGATAAGAAATTTTGGAGCTATAACCAAACAATAAAGGATTACACTTCTAATGATTTTGTGATATCCATGCCAGTTTCGTTTTTGTATAAATCAGAAAAATTACAATACATCAGAAAATTTTTCTCAGAGATAAAACCAGCTCACACTAATTTCATATTCTCTCCTAAGCTTATAATTAGCGATATTTTGAATTTAAAATATATGGAAGATGTTGTTAATCTAACTACATTAATGAAAATAGATGGTAATGATAAACTTAACTATTCGGATAGTCAACAATTATTACAAGGATTAACTCTTTACGATGGATGGGAAGTATATAGAAAAGATGGTAAATGTCCTACATGGTTAGATGGTGAACTTTACGCAGACAGTGATAGCGCTGAATGCGACAAGATGGTTATGAATGATTCTGAGGTAATAATGACATCAGTAAAAGTACTAAGAGAAATATTAGAATATAAAGAATCATTTGAGAAATTTACATTAGGTCTGAATATTACTGACGTATGTGATTATTACTATAGTAGGGGTATCTATACTGACGAAGATAGATACTATGATGAAACTATTGATGATACTCATCTTGATTTTGTAATTGGCTTTGATGAGACTAAGAAAGATGTAGTATTAGAGATAACAGAAAAAAATATTAGCAACGCAAACTTGGATAATGAATTTTATGTTGATGGAGAAAATTATTGCGATGCAGCAAGTTTTACGGATACAGAAATATCGATAGAAACAATATCAAAATTAAAAGATAATTTAACATCGCAAAATTGGATAAAGTCAGATTTAGATTTGGCAGTTCAAGATATTTTCAATATTAATAATAAATCTCCCGAATATTATTTTGATGAAAATGCAGAGTGCGATGGAGATTGTAATTGCGATAGTATTGACCCAAAAGATACTTTAGATTTGATATTGGATTTAAAAATAGCGGATGTATATGAGAGCAATAAAGTTACAGATAATAATATGAGCTTCGATGGCGAGGATTTAGCTGACCAAATAAGCTTAACTGATAACGGACTTAATATGACATCTGTAGCAATAATATTAGACAATATAAATCCACAAGAAGAAATCAAATCAAGCATCAGCATAGAAATAGGAGATATCCTAAATACTAATCAGATCCTAAAGGATCTTTATTTTGATAACAATACTGACTTTGATAATTCTAATTATTGTGATAAGATTGATACAAGGGATACAGCTAAGTTATCACTAGGACTAATGGTATTGGATAGGTGTTACACTAATAAAAATATAGATCGTGATTCAATCTTTGATGGTGAGGATTATTGTGATATGATTGTAATGAATGATACAATAGAATTGAAGTTTATCCCAAAAAGCTAATCATGAGGAGGTAAAAAGATGATTCAAAATGGAAAAATATTTAAAGATTCCTTTTCGGGAAAAGGAACAGTTACTAAAAGGCTTATAAATAAAACAACTGGTGAGATTGCATATGAGCATACAGATCACAATCTAATAGTTAAGCTCGGACGTTCATTCCTAATCAGAGCATTAGCAGGTGAAAACCTAGATGTTAAAATTACTGATATGTCTATCGGAAAAGGAGGAACTTCTGATTTAGGTGTTAATGCATTTAATCCAATAGACCCTGTTGATGGTGATACAGATTTATTAAGTAAAATCAAAGCAGTCAATATTGCAGCTGCAACTACTAACTTAGCTGGTACAAATCCAAAGGTTACATTCACTGCATTATTTGATTGTGACGAAATAGATTCATTAGTAAATGAATGTGGTTTACACTTTGGAGATGCTACGATATTTGCGAGACATACTTTCGACACTGTTTCACTTAAGAGTAGCTCTAACTTTTCACTTCAAATATCTTGGGCTATAGAATTCTAGGATGAAAGGAGAATTTAAATGATTATTATAAATACTAAATTTCAAGAAAAATTAACAAGTAAAGCATTGAATGATAAGATTGATCTTATTGTTGGTAGCAATGCAAGAATGTTTGGCTTCGAGGCAACGAAAGCTTCGGACACATCGATTTCGTTGCCTCCAGGAAGATGCGTAATTACTGGTGCATTTATAGAAGAAGATGCTGCAACAAGAATTATAGAAATCGATCCTTCGATGTTATCTTTCGGAAAATTATATCTTCAAATGACTTACACTCATGTTGATAAAAGGGTTGAATTTACAATATCAAATGCTGAATCTACTGATGAAACCGCACTTACAATTGCGACAATCAATATGGCTAACATGAAGATTATATCTATTGATGTAGCTAAGGCACTATTATCTCTTAAGGATATGAGTGTTTATATTGACGAAGTTATACAAGAGAACATTGCTTTGGTTGAAGAACACGCAAAGCAATATACTGATAATCAAGTACAATTGGTTACAGAAACAGGAATACCTAAATTAGTTGTTTACCCATATGAAAAGCAAGCTACTGTGAATAATCAAACTAAGTTTGATATTCCTTATGAGCAGTTTGATAAAGATACAGATACATTGATTCTTGCAAAGAATAGTGCAATTCCACTTCGGACTGGTTTTTCTATAACTAATCCAATTGAGAATCCTGATAACTCTATAACAAAAGGATATATAACATTAACTGAAGGTGTATCGATAGGCTCTTGGGTTCAAATGTATATATTTAAGAATGTTCCAATGGGAACAGAAGGAGCTGTAGCAGGAGCAGTTTTAGCAATTAATTCAGTTCCTTCGAACAGAGTTCAAGGTCTTGATGATATGAAACAACAAACCAAGACTTATACAGAATTAGCTTTGATGGTCACTAACAAGACATTAGTTCCAGGAACTCAATACGTACTTAGTGATTACAGAACTAAGTATCAACAACCTGATACACTTGCTATAAAAGAAATGGCAGTTGAAAGATTAGTTCTTACAGCTATTAGCGACAGTACATTTGCAAAAGTATGTAGTTCACTGGACTACCCACAGGACACAATCCACTATGATTTTTCATTAAACTTGTGCGAAGATGGTACTACAAGCAGGACAGGATTTATACTTAGAAGAATAGATGAAAGTCCTAATGTTAGCACAAATGCACCTCTGGACTGGAGAACAATGTTGTGGGCTAGGTATCTACCAAATCCTAGTCAATATCTAATAGGCACAACACTAACTAACTATTCAGTGTGGACTAGCGGAATAGCCCTCCCTAATGTTTTATATAAGAGTGGCAACGCAATATACAAAGCTTGGAGATTTGATACTGCACCTTCAAGTGCTACAGATAGTGCATTTTTTATACCAGTATATCAAGACATAACTGTAGGAGCTATGCTAAGAGATTTAAAGGTCAGTACTACAGGAACACAGGATATCACCTTGCAGAAGTCTGCCACGTATAAAGAATACCTAACATTTATGAAGAGTCATGATAGAATTACTATCGGAGCTACTATATATGGATCATACAATCCCAAATATTTATTACCTAATAATGTCTTTATGGGAGATGTAATGACTTGTTCATTTGGAAGTGGCTGTTACAGTAATACTTTCTTTGGATACTGCTATAGTTGTGACTTTGGTAGTGAGTTTGACCTCAATACATTTTTAGGTGACACTATGAGAAACTCATTTGGTTCAAACTGTTTCAGAAATATATTTGGAAATAACTGCAATTATAACTCCTTTGGTTCAAGTTGCTATGATAATACATTTGAAGCATCAGTTGGGAATAATATATTTGGAGGGGCTTGTTATAATAATATACTAAAGAGTGGCTGTGGAGCTAATACATTTGGAGCTAACTGTTATTCAAATATAATAGGCAGAAATAGTAATAGTAATATGTTCATGAGTAGCTTCTATAATAATATTTTAGGTACTACATGTTGCAATAACATATTTGGAGTAGCCTTTAACGCCTCTGTGCTAGCAGACAACTGTAGTGGAAATGTTTTTGGTAGTGATTGTCACCATACTACATTTGGAACTGGTTGTGCCTCTAATATATTTGGAGCAAATTGTAACAATAATACATTTGGTGCAAACTGTGGTAGTAACACATTCGGTTCAACATGCTATTCAAATAATTTTGTCTCAAGTTGTTGTAATAACAGTTTTGCTGGTGGATGTCATCATAATACATTTGGGGATAGCTGTAATGACAATTATATGGCAAGTGATAGTTTTAACAACACGTTTGGTAATGGATGCGGTGGAAACAATTTATCTTGTGACTGTAGTTATAATATATTTGGAACAGTCTGCAACTATAATCACCTACAAAGTTCCGTAAACGGAAATACATTTGGAAATAACAAGGCAAATTTACTCGTAAAATTTATGAGAACTAAAAATATATCTGCTGTGACAGCTCTAGAAAGCAGAGATTATACTACTACTATAGAGAAAAGAAGTGATGGATATATAGTATATTGGTCATTAAACAGCTCTAATGTAATTGTAGCTACTACTATAGCATAGAAGGAGGAATGAATAATGTCAGGAATATTAAAAAGAGAAGATATGAGTCCAGAGTTCTTAGCAGAACTTGATAAAGTAAATACAGTGAACCCTGTAATAGGGTTCGGTATGAATAATGTAATAAAGAGTACTGGGAGAACTAACACTTCTCCTAAGTTCACTATAAAGGGAAAGACAATTGTTAATTTATTGGGGCGTGATGGGAATTGTGAAGATGTGAGTAAATGGGGCACATGGAATGCAGTATTAACATTGGACTCTTCAAACAAAGTGTTTGGTAGCAATGGAATAAAAGTTACGGGTAATAGCGCAGAGGGTTCAAATTTATTCAAAGAAGCAATATCAATAATGGACAAAACAAAATATTACTGTCTTAGTTCATATATTAAAAATGGAAATACTGCAGCGGGAATTCAATTATCGGCAGAAATAATTAATGGAGCTAATCCGAAAGGATGGAAAGGTGCAGGAGTAGTTACTGATTCAACTAAGTTTACTAGGTGTTTTATAAAGCTACAACCAAGTGAACTAGTGAACGCAACTAGTATACTGTTGCACCCATTTGGATTCACTGAAAATGGTAAGTATGCATATGTTGATGGCGCTATGTTAGAAGAGATAACCGCAGCACAGTATGCAGATTCTAGTTTTGTACCTTCGCCTTACGTTGACAGCTATGCTTGCCTTACTAATCCTTATTTTGAGATTCGCCATAATAACTTAGTCATAAATGGTAACACTGAAGACGGATCAGCAGGATGGGTGTCATATGCTAATGGTAAATCGATAGTGGAAAACGGTAAATTCAAGTTTTCAAATTCCGCAATAAGCGATTCAGAATTTGAAATAATTAATGTTAGACCTAATACTGATTACGTCTTAAGTGCAAACCTAAGTAATGGTACTGGGACTGCTAAAATTAAGGTTGATAATTTGGATGGCTCTGTCACATTATTCAATGGAGTTGGAACATTCAATAGTGGAAACAATACATCTATAAGAATTGTTAGATATTCCTCTACTGTCGGAACTGCTTATTTTGATTCCATTATGTTGGTAGAAGGAACAGTTGCTCCAGCTTTCTATAAATCAAGTGAGATAGAAAGAGTAGTTCTAGAAACTAAACTAGCTGACGGTGATAGCGTTACTTACGAAAATGGAAAAGTAGATGGGTCAAAGAATGTGAAGCACCCATCGCCTTTGTTCGGTAAAGACTATGCTTGGCAATTTGGCTCTGATTTAACTGGTGCAAAATCCATAAGAATTCCAAGCTCGGTTTCTGCTTTAAGAGGAGTTGCGTTCTCAGAAAAAGTTGTCAAATATGATGGAAGTGTATTGGCACATCAAGACGTATTTGATGCAAACTCAAAAGATGTAAGTTGTCTTGATGCTCTCAACGACATGTATTTAGCAGTTAAAGATGTGGATACAGGATTTGCAGAAGGAATAAATCCTAATTCAAACGAGATAAAAGCATGGATGAATGGTTGGAAGTCATGGGGAGGTCCAAATGCTAGCAATAGATACTTCATATGGGCAAGTTTAGTTGATGGAAGTTTACCTTTAGTAGTACCTCAAACCACTGCGACTTCAGCTTATGCGGCTAATTCAACAACCTTAGTAGTTGCAGATGGTTCAAAGTTTATTGCAGGTGAATCAGTATATATAGGAACAGTAGGTTCTGCAATTATAGGAAGTATAAGTGGTAACACTTTGACATTATCTACTCCTTGTGGTGCTAGTTCCCCTTCAGGTTCACAAGTTGTAAGGATAGATAATGGTTCTACTGACACAAGAATACTTAGCTATTGTATAAATAATATTGCCCCAGGATATGAGGGGTACCAATTGCACTACAAATTAACTAACCCTGAGACACTTACAGACGCTAATTGTAGAGTGCATGGAGATATACCTCAAATAGAAGAAGGAGACAATTATTTATTTATTGACAGCGGTATTGTTATTGGGGAAGCTAATTCTCCATGGTATAACTCTACTGATAGTCTCTACTACATGAATGATCTTGGTGGTAGTATGTTTAGATATAAGTCAGATTGGGTATTGAATATATTTAAGAATGGCATATATAATAGTTCAGCTTGGAATATATACCAGACTACTAATCCTGCCTATTCAAATGGATATGGTAAAGCAAATATGCTTGCAAGTACTAACGGATTTGACGCATCAGCAGCCTATACCGTTGACTACAAGATACTAGCAACGCAAGCACCGCAAATAGGTAGCATAGCTTGTAGTTATGTTTATGATATAATAAGTGTATTAAATCAAGTACAAGAAGAAGTTGACAGCAGACAAGTACACGATACCGTTCTGGATACATTAATAGATAAAAGTATATACGAGGAAATTTATTTAATGGATGGATATCCTATTACATGGGCAATAACAGATGGTTATCCTGTAGGTCTTTTGTTATTTGTTCCTATGTCACCTAAAAAAGTTGCCAAGCCAAATGTTACTGTTAAAGTAGGTGGTATTTGGTGTCCAGGCGTTGGAACACTTAATGACAGTTATTTAACCTTAGTTAGGATTCAGGAAAATGGTATAGTTATATCAGTTTTAAATAATAATCCTGCATTAAAAAGTCAAGTTCCTACTAGGGGCGTATATGTTCAAGGACTCGGAACTTGGAAAATAACTATAGATTGTAGAGAAAAAGTATAGGAGGTGCTCAAGTGTTAAATTTTGACAAAACAGATTTAAGAGATGGAATATTATATATCGATAGTGAAGATGGCACAAAGTGCATATACGAAGAAGGAGCAACAGAAACAGAGAAAGCAATGTTTGCTGAATTCAGGGCTAAATACCCTGACGGCAAACCACAACCTCAAATAGATACGCCTATGATGAATGACCCAGTAGACCAAGGCAGTATGGATATGGCAGAAGCAATAATTTCACTTACAATGGAAGTTGAAATTTTAAAAGCAAATGCTGGACTTTCTTAGAAATAAAGCGTAGAATAAGTATGTAAAAGTAATATTTTGGGAGGTGCAATATAATGAAACCATATTTAATAACATGCTATGCTATTTTAGTTAAGGGTGGTAGATGGGATTTAGAACCAGTAGAAGGTAGCACTAAGCCAGTAGTACCAACTAATACTGATCCGAAACTAGATTACAGAGCTGCTGTAGCTGAGTATATAGCTATGCAAACAGTAGTTGCTTAGTAGTTAAAAATAACTAAATAAAAAGGAAGGTGAAATTTCACCTTCCTTTTTATTTAGTTATTTTGATGTTAGAATTAAGTGATAGAAATAATAATTGAATATTAAATTTAATAGGAGGATAAAAATAGATGAAAGAAAGAAAATATTCAATAACAATAATGGTAGTTTCAGTAATAATAGCTTTAATATTAGGAGCTAATATTTATTCAGTTTTAACTACGTCGCAGACTATGGAAGAACTAAAGAGGAATGATATAGAAAGGACAAAGGAACAAGAGTACATCGCTATCATGGCTATCGTTGATGAAAATATTGACAAAGCAAAAGTGCAAGCAGATATCGTTAAAGATTCAGCAGAAAAAGATATACTCAAAGCATACCCAAATAAAGATGCGTTGAAGCATGATTTGAGTGTCATAGGAGATTACCCAATATATCATATATTGAAAAGTAATATACAGGGCAAATTTCTGAATGTAAAAAATGATAACAATGATATGAATGTTTGGACTAAATTAGGAAAGGTAGCTGATACATCTCATAATTGTGCATTTGAATTGGGTGAAGTGTTTACAATAGACAATGAGATAGCTAAACAAAATAATAAACCTCTTGCAAGAATAGCCATAAATGGTTTCATGAATCAGACAAATAAAGATTATAGCTTCTGGATGTACTTACCTACACCTGATGGATATTATCTGCCAGTAAAAATGGATGAGTCCGAACTACAAAAATTATTCGATAAGTATGGAGCTAAAGGATTCGAATACGTAGAATTTTTAACTGCAAGTTACCTAAGACAAGATTCTGATATTTTTGGCATAGAAGATATAGATCAGAATGGCATTAAAACAGATAATGATAAAATTGTATTCATTCAAGGATTCAACGTATATGATGATTTAAAAGCAAATCATGCAGATTTACTTCAATACTATGAAAGTACAATAAAAAATACTGAAGATAAATATGACACTATAAACAATAACCTAAAAGGTACTGGGATATTAATAACAATAATCCTATTACTAGGTTTCATTGGAATAGCAAGAGGTGTTAGTAAAGTTTGAAAATAATGGAGGAGATGATATGCAGATATTACTAGATACATTAAATGCCATGGGGCTTCAAGTCAACGACGTTCTTAATTCAATTATTATTTTTCTATTGATATTTATTTTTGCCTTGATTGGCTCATATCTGCATGAAATATATGAGTTAATAAGAAATAAAAATGACAAAGTCGAAGTAAATAAAATAATTATAACAAGTATTACATCAACATTCGCATTGTTTTTTTTCGAGAATACTATAATCGCTTCTTATGGAGGTTACAAAGCATTAATATTTTATAGTTTTGTAGCTGGTGCTGGTGGTTATAAATATATTTATAAATTTTATAATGGAGAGATATTGGACTTTATATTAAAAAGGTTTAATATAAGTATTGGAAAGAAAAAAGATAATGATAAAAATGATAATGAGGAGGAAAATAAATAATGGATATTAAAAATTATAAATTAACTTGTTTAGGTTCACCAGACGATGAGAGGGATGTGCTTTACTCAGACATCGCTTGCGCTGATGGTGAGGTCACAATACCTTATGAGTTAGATGTGCCATATCAATTTGGGCCAAAGAATCAATTCAAAGTAGGTAGTTGCGTAGCTCATTCCTTGAGTGAATGTGAGGAAATTGTCAAGCAAGCTAATGAACAATTCTCTGTTGGATTTATTTATGCAAATAGATCTGATTCTGATTTCCAAGGTTCAGGAATGATAGTTAGAGAAGCACTTGCACATTTAGTAAAAGAAGGAAATGTTTTAAATAAAGACTTTCCTGTTAATGAAGAGTATCCTGGGATAATTGCTTTCCTTGATAAATATGGAAAGGAATTATTATTCCAAAAGGCAACTTCGAATAAGAGTAAGGGATATGTGAGGTTAAATGTTGAAGATATAAAGAGATATTTAACTGTAGAGAAAAAGCCTATTATCATAACAGTTAAAGTATATGATAACTTCTATGAACTTCAAACAAATGGCGGTAATATTCCTAGTGAACCTTCAGGAAAACTTTGTGGAGGTCACTGTATGTTAATCGTTGGATTTAAAGGTGATAAATTAAAAATCCTTAATAGTTGGGGTAACTTAGGTGATAATGGTTATGTTCATTTGGATTTAAGTTCATCAATAATCAAAGAATTATGGACACTTACAGATGAGAAAGTAGTTAAACCTCCTACTCCAACACCAGGACCTACACCAGTAGGTAGCATTCTTTACAGAGTACAACTTGGTGCATTTAAAGTTAGAGCATATGCTGACGAATTAGTTTTAGAATTAAGCAAGAAAGGTATCGACAGCTGCGTAAGAATATACCCTGACTTATTCAAGGTTCAATGTGGAGTATTTAAAGTCAGAGATAACGCTGTAGCTATGCAAAACAAATTAAAAGAATTAGGATATGACTGCTTTATAGTAGAAGTTAAATAAGAAAGGATGATATAGATGAGTAAATATGCGATAGATTTTGGTCATGGCGTTGGCCAAGATAGAGGTGCTGGTGGATATATACCTGAAGAAACTATAATCGATATGGTTGGTGAATTAGTGGTATCTAAATTAGTTGCTATTGGTAATGAGGTAATTCAAACAAGACCATCTTATGCTTCAAGTGTAAGTAATAGCTTATATCAAAGATACATTGAAGCAAATAATAACAACTGTGATTACTGTATTAGTATTCATGCTAACGCAAGTGATGGAAATGGGCATGGAACAGAAGTGTTTACTTATAATGCCAAAGAGGTGCCACAAGCTAGAAATGTACTAAATAATATAGTTAATATGGGATTCACTGATAGAGGAATAAAAGATGGTAGTCATTTAGCTATGGTTGCAAGGCCTTCAATGACTGCGATGCTAATAGAAATATGTTTCTGTGACAATGAATCTGATACAAATCAATATAATTCATTAGGAGCAGAAGCGATAGCTAATGCAATAGTAAAAGGATTAACTGGTCAATCAGTAGTTAATTTAGGCTGGAATCTTTATCCTAAAGGTTGGTGGTATTGTACTGATGTTGCTAATGAATATTACTACAAGGATCAATGGAAGTTCATTGATGGAGAATATTATTTATTTGATATCGATGGATATGCTAAACAATCTTCATGGGTTCAAGATGGAGGACGTTGGTATTGGTTAAAATCTTCATGTAAGATGGCTAAGAACGAATGGATATGGATTAATGGAGAATGTTACTATTTCTTTAGTGATGGTGTCATGGCTTCAAACATGGTTACTCCTGATGGGTTCAAAGTTGATGAATCAGGAGCCTGGACAAAATAAAATCATTGATTCTGAAACATGTTGTGATATAATTATCTATAGAATAAAATTTAGGAGGTAATTCATTATGACAAGTGATCAAATATATGAAATTTCAAATCTTATAATCAAATTAGTAGTATCTGTTGCAGGCGTAACTGCTGTGCCATTTATAGTAAAAAAGATTGGTGCAGAAAATCTTAATAAATATAAATCATGGGCAGGCATTGCAGCTGAAGCTGCTGAGAAAATGTATCAGAAGTATACTGGTGACGATAAGAGTAGCCTTAAGAAAGACTATGTTGTTAAGTTTATGACTAAGATGTTCGGAGGCAAATTAACTGATGAACAGATAGAAGCTTTACTGGAATCAGCTGCATTAAATATAGGAAGTTCTTTTGGTACACTTATGGTTGGAGAATCAGATACAGATAAAAATATAGAGAATAAGTAAGCGAAAAAAATAGAGCGGCAATGCCGCTCTATTTTTTTTTCCAGTCCTTTACCTCTTCTACATCTCCATTTTCTGTTACACGAAACACATTGACCACTTTGTACTTATCGTCGGTTTTGAACTCAATGCAACATTGGTCACAAAAAAAAGTTTTTCTTGTATTTCCCTTTAGTAATTTTGACATAGAATTACATAAAGGACATGAGCAATTAACCTTTTCTTGTTTTTTTGTTGCACTCATGTCCAAAACCCCCATTTTTTATTTATTTAATGTATACATTACAAACATACCTTTTTCATCTTCTCTAGCTTCAATTGTTTTACCTTTAAGAATCATTGGATTTATAATTGCGTCAATTATATCATCTAATGTATCGATGGCTTCACACTTAGTATGATGTTCAAGAATCATTAACACTGTTATTCTATCTATTAAATCTTTAGAAAAGAAACTAATGTCCTTTTTTGTTTCCTCAAAGAAAGATTCTTTGATATATCTCTCTATCTTATCATATTCATTAAAAGGAACTGTTATTGATTTCTTCTCTTTCTTTTTGTTTTCAACTATTATCCCAGGAATTAATATGCCCTTTTCGTCAAGTATTTGACACATCCTAGCGAAGACCTTTTCTTTTATTTCAATTTCAATATTACTTTCGGTATCAACTTTTACTTCATCTTGTATTGAAACTTCATTACTCACTTTTCATACCCCTCCGTTTAACATTTAATTCTATCTAAGCCAATTTTAACATTTGTTATTAGCTTTGTATATATTTATTTTACCATTCCCTATAACCAACCTCAAAAGCAATAGAGTCATTTCTACGAAGCCATGAGCCATATTTACTTCCATCCCTTATTCTTCCTCCATTGCTTATTAAATCGCTATTAGGTATTCCTAATTCATTTAGAAAGTTTTCATAATCTTTCTTTGACTTCTTCATAAAGCCTAGCCCTCCTAAAATTCTTTTCAAAATCTTCCTTGTTTATAAGACCTTTATTTCCCTCATTATCAATAACAATATAATCATCCTTTTCTATATATACAGTTTTCTTATCCTTATCTATTATATACGGAAAAACTAATCTCTTTAGATTTTCATCAGTAAATAGTTCAGGAACTTTTGTTATATGTCCAAAGCTAGAAAATGCTTTATTGTAAAGATTAACTTTTTCGGACATATAATCTTCCAATGTAAATCCATCTTCCAATCCTCTTCCTTTACTGAGGTTATATTGTACTGCATGAACTATAATTTCTTCCCTCACATATTTATCAGTGCTAGCATGGAACGCAACGCCTTGATTCTGTAATATCTCCATAGCCTTTTGAATTTCTTTGTCAGCCATGAATGAAGCATCATCAATCCATCCAGGATACGCCTTACCTCTCAATGTTGTTACTGGAACACTATAACTTTCTTCTCTACCCCAATCTACTCCTATAATCGGACTATCTTCATAGTTAATCGCTTTAACGCTCATATCATATCCTAGTAACGATGCCTTCGCTATATTTTCATCTATCCTTTTTTGCTCAAGAGAGAACTGCACTCTCTCCTTAGCTTGCAATTCTCTCTTTCTTCTTGTTCTTTTATTTTTGATTTTATTATTCATATATGCCTCCTACCACTTCATCTTTCTTTTACATCTAGGACATTCTTCATCTCTGCCACCTATACCATTCCTGACTCTTGTATCACATGAAGGACATAATCCAATCGTAGTATTATTAGAATGATGTATATTATATGGTTTAAGTGGAACACTTTCTTCTCTTCTTTTTTCATCTACAATCATTTGATCCTTCATTATCTTCTCTATAACATGGTCAAATATTTTATTTCCAATCTCCATGAACTTCTTATGCTCCTCGTTGTCGGGGTGGTCATTGCCAAGCCATTCCTCTGGAGATTTTTTAAGTGCATTGTGATGTCTTCGGATATAGTCTTCTTCAACTAAAGATTTTACAAGTGGATTTTTGGTTCCTAGTAATTGTTTTATGTTATTATTAGCAAAGAATAAAAGATTAGAATACACAATCGCCGCTAGCCTTGCTTCTTCATATTCTACTTCTTTTCCTTCTTTTAGATCTGCAATTATATCATTTAATATTCTCATCTACTCTCACCTCACTCATCTCCATGTACCTCACCATTACATATAGAGCATCTCATACATTCTGATAAATCTTTAGGTATATACCATTTTTTGCATTTCTCACAATACCTCTGACTATAATTCAGCATCTCATTATCTCCTACTTCATTATTCTTTCTATAATATCATCAAGTTCCCTAAATGCCGTTTGATAAACTCTCTCACCCATATATTTATTTTTCCATAATTCATATTCTTTAATTGGAGAAGTCTCTTCCTTTTTGTAAGAAGCGACTTTCTCCTTAAATTTCTCGCTATTATTTATTACTTTCTTTTGAAGTTCATTTACAATAACAGGAGTTGCACTAGGGTAAGCTTCTTTAGCCATATTATATTCTTCTTGGTTTGTTACTGGATATATATCTTTATCCTCGTTTTCCTTTTTAATCTCTTCATAGACATCATCACTTACTGTTTTTAGTTCTTCTACATTTTCTTCTCCAGGCAACCATATATATTTTATATCTGGAGATTGTGCTGATATCATTATTGCTAGTTTTTCATTGTTATGTTGCTTCCACATTCTAGAAGTCTGAAATTGTATATCAAAAGAATCAACTAGGTTTCTATCTCTGCCTATTTTAAGATAAGCAGGTTTTATATCATAACCAAAAAGGAAATCTTTTATTTTACTTACATATAATCCATTTACGTATATCTTTCCTTTGTGTTTTTCGCCTAATAATATCTCTCCTTCGCTACACGTTAAAAATTCACCTACATCCTTTTGAAGATGTAATACTCTTGAAGTAAAATCATTATATTCGTCTTCAGTTATATTATCTATTTTTATAGTTAGATTATTATCATAATTTTGCTTAGTGTCTGTATCAACAAATACTGTTAATATCTTCTCATAATTATACCTTTTGGAAGTAACAAATCTAGACGACCATTCTTCTTTTTTATTAGCCTCACCAGTATAAATAGTTACTGTTTTCTCTAGCCTTGTAAGTACTAATAGAGCTATCTTATATCCTTCTCCAAATTGTCCTATAGTTTCATCATCATCTTGCTTTGTTGTATATCCAAGAAGTAATGATTGTTTTTTGAGAACTGATTTTTTATTAGTGATAAATAATGATTGCGTATCTTTATCATAATGAACTCCCCAATCATTACCCTCTTGCTTTTTAGATTGGTCATAGCAGTTTTGCATAAATTCCCTAAGAGCATCTTGTATTCCCCACTCAGCAGCATACTTACTTGTTAATGTTAATTCAAATTTTTGTTTCATTTTTTATATCCCCCACCATCATTTATTTAAAGTATTCATCATTGATTATACCAGTTATATATTCCTTTGTTATTTTTACTTCTTCAAATAATGATTCATTGTCATCATTATTTAGGCATATCATATCTTTTAATATGGAATTTAATGCTCCTATCCTTGTCATATCAATATGTCCCTCTAAAAATTTTTCATCCTTATATAATTTAACTAAGTCCCATTTAAGTCCATATTTTCTTTTTCCGTTAATTAGCTTGCCTTCTATTCCTTCGATATTTAATGTAGTTTTAGCTATATGCTTTTCAAATATTTCCCCCACTTTTTCTTTTTCATAATCATTGAATTTTATTTCCATATCTTGATTCATTTATTTATCCCTCCAATCCTTTATTGTATCCTCTGTCATATTCTTCTTGGTCCATTTTTTCGTATCCACGCGGATATTGTGGACATGGTCTAGTGCGAAATTTCCTAACTCTAAAACCATCTAAATAACCTGCTTTAAAACTATCTGTTTCCTCGTTACCAATAATTCCTTCGGGAATATAAGTAAATATAAAATCTTGATGACTAATCCAATTACCAGTAAAGGTACGCTGACTATCTATCTTAATTTTGAATGTCGCCTTAATATCGCCATTCAAATCATATACGATGATTGTGCTACCATCTTCGCGTTCATAAAACCATTCGTTCGTTGAACACATATTGGTAATATCATATTCATTGTAATGATTATCACTCTCTCCATCAATCCAATATGATCTCGATAATTCAGTATCCATGCGGAATACATAGCATGACTTTGCTTTCTCTAAAATCTCGTCCAGGTGATTTTCTAAATATTTTTTGTATCTCCAATAAGAATCTCTTTTTATTTGTTTAATTAAATTATCCTTTAGGTGAGCTTCGAAGACATTTTCAAGAAGAGTACTCTTCTTGAAAATGTCCAAACTCCTTTTTATATCATCAAATTTTGAACATGTTGACTGAATATGAATAGAATCTAATTTAAAAGTGAAACGCTCCATTTCTAATTCAATGTCCATATTAATCCCTCCTACCCTCGTACATCTTTATAAATCTATGAGTTATGCCCGGCATGAATCTACGCACCTTACCATAACTCCTGATATTATTAGCATATAATAATTCTATGGTTCCTTCTCCATTATAATCAGGATCATCATCTATACTTTTTACAATGCAATATCTTTCATACATCTCATCATCATTATCTATACATTTCCATATTGAATGAAGACATACTTTACTCAAATTAATCCCTCCTACCTTTTGAATATACTTATGAAATTATCAACTGCATCATTTTGACTCATAGTATTTTCCTCGGTTTCCTCATTATCTACGCCACTGAATGCATTAAACATATCTTCTAATGCTTTTTGGTCATCGATATCTTTTTTGCTTTCCGTCTTTTTACTTCTGTATCTAAATATAGACGCGTCAACACCTATCAGATGGACTCTATCGGCTCCGAACTCTTCACAGGCATTATAGTATCTATTTTTAGATTGCTTCTTAAAAAAGGCGATGTTAATATCAATTGGATCAATGATTCTCGTAATCTTTTCTCCATTTGCATCATGGATAAATTTAGGTTCGAAGCCCCAGTTTTTGAGGTAGTCAAAAGTTCTTGATCCACGCCCAATCCGTTGTATATGCGTGATGTCAGAATTTCCAGCTCCGCAGAGTATGACTCCAGAGATGGAGGGGATATTGAGTCCGGCATCAGCAACGGTGCTTCCGATAAGTATTTTGTATTTCCCTTTTCTAAAGTCTTCAACGGCTTTTGTTCTAACCTTATCTGGTGTATCCCCCCATACGAAGTTAACTTCATCTAAACTCAATCCTTTCTCTAGTAGCATTTCTTTTAGTATATGTCCATGTTCTATCCTAAGGACTAACATTAATACTTGCCTTTCCTCATCTAACATTTCTAAAGTTCTCTCAATTAAGAATCTATTTCTCTCTTCATTCTCAACTATACATTGAGTATACACTTCTGCATAGTTAAGTTCCTTGTCATTGTCGTTATATAGCTTATGATCGAATGGCCAACAATCAATTTTTAAATCACAGAGTCTACCTTTTCTTATTTGTTCATCAGCAGTAGTTTCATATATTAGTGGTCCTGATTGTGCTGCTATGAGTAATGTAGCTCCATCTGTACGTCTTGGTGTAGCAGATAGGGCAATTCTATATGGCGCTCTTACTTCATTCAATACATCTTGCCATTGCTTATCATTGATAGCTTGGCTCTCATCAATCATCACAAACTTACAAGTATTATGAAGCCAATGAATTAATGCACCCCTAGTTTTTGTATCCTCCACTCTTGCATGTAGACTTTGTATTGTTGCTACGATTATCTTTTTATCTGACAGTGCATTATCTAAATCATATTGAGTAAAACTTTCTTTCTTTCTCAAATTAATATCACCAAACTTACCATCCTTAATTTGAGCTATATCACCCTCAAGGAGACCCTCTATTCCATTTCTAAAGTCATTGGCTGCATCATCTAAAAGTATCTTCTTATTGGCTATAAAGAGGGTAGGAACACCATGACTTGCAGTTAAGTATCTCGCAAGCATTGCAGTTTTACCAAATCCTGTGGCTGCCTTAACTACTCCTCTTCCATATTTCATGCAAATATCAACAGCTTCTAATTGGTCTTCCGATGGAACAAATAGTTCTTTTGGTTCCCAATCAAATTCTTTAGGTGGACTCTCATCATGCACATGTTCTAATGTATATGGTATTTCTTCTTTATCAAATACCTCTAAAACTCTGTCTATTAGTCCTGTTGGGAACTTATAGAATCTTCTCTCGTATAATTTTACATATCCATCCCACTTCTTGTCTTTATAAGATTTCATATTTACTGCAGGTTTAAAAAAGTATTTCGTTGCATCTTCTATTGCTTGATGTGGTACTTCGAAATCAGGACTTCTATATATTTTGGTATTTATAACTGCGCTTCTGATTAGTATTGGTGTTTTCTTATGGAATTTTTTCTTCCATTCAAGAAAACTACTATCAAATTTCACACTGCCCTTATATTTATTAAGAGTAGTGTTACACTTATCGATATATTTCATGTCGATAAGTATTGTACAGACATTGTTATTTGTTGTATCAACTTCTTTTGGGATTTCAGAAAGCGAAAATAGAACGTCGCTGGCCATGCCAGCTGAGCATTCTATTTTCAGTATCTTGAATTTCCCCTCGACTTTAAGTACTAACAAAATTTCTCCTCCTCTAACTATTTATTGTCTGAAAGAAAATCATCACTGTATCGATCCAGATTTAGATTCCCCTTACCTTTTTCTATTAAGTTTTCCCCTACAATGATGAGAACATTTCCTATTGCTATTAGGATTATGCTTAATAGTTTTGAGGTAATATCTTTGGGGATAATTTTGTTGTCATTGCTGTTCTCTTTTGTCACTTACTAAACACCCCACCCCTCATTGAAAAAGAATTACATTGCGTAATTCTTTTTCAATTTATCTCTTAAATTTGCTGGAAAACGTTCATATGGATCAACACCATGAGCCTTACATTCTGATATTATTATTCTAACATCTTTCTCTGCTGATTTTAACAATAAATTAACTATCTTGTCTATCATTATATTCCATCCACCTGAAAGGAAAGATTTGATTCTGTCATAAACTAGGTCAGCCTTTTCATCAGCCCCCTCACCTCTCAAATAATCAATATCTTTTTTTACATTGCCTGTTATTCTTTTACCTATCTTCTTTAAAAAACCCATTACAATTCCTCCTAAATTTTATTAATATCTATGTGGATTAACTTTTAATAGTATCATTAATTCGGCTATATCAACTTTTCTTGAACAACTATTGCTATGCTTTTCCATAGCTTTATTAAATTCTTTTGTGATGATTTTATCCTCATAATCCCTATCAGTAATCCTTTTTCTGTTAAGTTCATATTGAAGGTCTAGCATATCCCACTCGCCTTCATGTTCTATTTTATTTAGATTCTTATCGAATAATCCATCCACCATTTTATTTACTTTTTCAATAAATGCATTTTCCACTTTCTCATAGAAAATATCGTCAGAACTCTTCTTTGAAGAAGATGAAGAACTGTACTTGCTGCTATATGAGGATTTCTTTTCGTCTTCACTGCTCTTATAATAACCATACGAACTTCGTTTCTCCTCTTTCTTTTCCTCTTTCTTCTCATAAGAAGAACTTCTTTTCTTAGTAAATGCATCTTTACTGAAATTATCATCCTTAGAATTCTTTTGGAACTCTCTTTCTTCATCCAACCATTTCTCGGTAATTTCATTAGCTTTTAATATTTCATTGAGATCTATCTTCTCTTCTTTAACAGTTTCCTTGGAATCAACTTCCTCATATTGCTGATTCAGCTGATTAATCATGTCGTCCATATTCATTATTTTTCGCCCCCATCCTCTTTATCCTTAAGATTTATATACCATCTGCCTTCCTTAATATTTCCAAAATCTTCTCTGATGGTTGCGCATATTTCTGCGTCACCTCCCTCTCTGTCAGGATGATACTTAACAGTAAGTGCCTTGAAATACTTATCAACTCTTTCTTTGCTTGTCAAATCCCTTAACTGCTTGTACCTATTGAATAGAATTTCCATTTCACTATCCCTTTTATTATTAAAATTACTATATTTTGAACGCCTTTCCCTACTTTTTTCATGATTGGCCTTGTTCATATAATAATAATCTCTGCAATTTAAAACAGTTCTAACTTTGCACGATGATAAAAATTTAGTTATCATGATTGCTTCTTCATAAGGCAAATCAAGATACTCTATTTTTTCTGGTGGTTTATTTTTATGATACTTATATATCTCAACAGAGCAACTCAATCCTTTTTTGGACATTAATTTTCTTAGATATTTTTGTTCCTCTAAATCAAAGAAGATATAGTCGCTCTTCTCAGTTTCAAAAAATCTTTCAACTCTCCCATTAAAGATTTCACCAAATTCTTTAACTCTTTCTTCGAATGGCTTTTTCCCAAATATATCTTTTGGCTTTTGTCCAGAAACCTCAGTTTCTGATATCATGAAATTTTTAATCCCAAATTTTTCGCCATCTTCAGTAGTAATATTACACAATCTAAATCCATAATCTGGATTTACAAGTATCATCAAATCGCTGTCATTGAAAGGCATTGCTCTTTCAAATGGTGCCCTCCTTAAAGCAGAGCCAAACATCATTAGCATACTAATCTTCCTCCCATTTTTAAATAATGAAAAACAGGAACGTTTACCGTTCCTGTTTTATGTTTTACTATAAATCCCAATCTTCTGGACTTGCTCCTGTCAATTCATTCTTTGTTAAATTTATTCCTTGTCTTGTGCTGTCTTTTACATTGTTGTAATTTGTTCTACTTGTTTCTCTTAGTCTTTGACTAACTAAACTTATTATCCCTTCGATTATTATTATTTTTCCACCTTCAATTGCTATCTTTCCAATTTTCTTTAAAAATAAACTATTCATCTTAATTCCTCACTTTATCATCTTATTTTTTCCACTTTACATCTTAATGTTATTTAAGCTTTTATGTCTGAATCATCAATATTGATATTATTCTCGTTGTTATTAATTTCTTCTTCTGCTGATATTTCTTCCTCTATCACTTTTTCTTCTTCCTTTGAAGATTTTGTTTCATTTTTTTCTAACCTAATCTTTTTTCTGCTTATTGCTCCTTGTGCTGCAATTGCTCCTATTCCTATAATTCCTCCTAGTCCTAGTGTTATTAATTTACTTATTATTTTCATATTATTTTTCCTCTCTTTCTTTTACTTTAATATCTTATACCAAGTTATCTACCTAAAGACAATAAAAGGGACAGACTAAAATAGTTCTGCCCCTTTATCGGTCTTAATAGCTGAATCATTTTCTTTGCTGTTGCCGAAAAATGCTTCATCCATGTTTATATAGTCTTTAAAATAAAACCTATAAAAGTTTACCTTAGGTTTTACATTACCTTTAAATTCTTTCATCAAATCTTCATTTTCAATATGCACAGCTTTTCTTTTTATATCGCATGCATCGATTTTGAAAACAGTCTTAATCCATTTAGGAATATATCTAGCATAAGCTGTTTCTCCAGGTTTAACTTCTTCGATGAAACATTTAAAGTGAAGTACATTGATTTCGAACCAGCCTTGCTCCTTATCGCATTTTATAGCTTCGGTATATTTATGTGATGACGAATCTATAAATTCTATATTGTGAGGTGGAACTAATCCCCAGAGTTCTTTTGCAACTGTAGATACAGAAGATTTTATTATACCCTCTGGAGTACTTTGAGCAGTATTCTTTTTAAGCTCATTCAGTATAACAAAATAATCCATTAATGATCTTTCATATTCTCCGATATAATCTTTTATATCTGGATTAGTAGATAATGCATTTTCTTTTTCTCTCAAATCAACCAATTTAGCTACAGCTAATATAGGAGTTAGTATTTGCGATAAACGTGCATTCCCTGTTTCGAATAAGTTACCATTATATATATCATATAGCGTCTTGAAATTTTTCAGGGCAGAGATCGCACATTTACTTGTGAGTTCTCTTATTTCATCTAATCTTTCTTCCGCGTAATATTTAGGATCTTCCATTTTAGTTTCTTTAGTCAATTTAAGGGCATATGTTTCAATTATTATACATCTATCCTCAATTACATCATCCATTCCCATTATGTTGGATATAACCTTAGGTCCGTAGATAGTATATTTCTCTACTATGCCCCCTTTTTCATTGTTAACTCTATATACTGCACCACTTCTTGCGTAGCCACCTTTCAGTATTGCTGCCATACCACTATCAGTAGTTCTCGCATTTTTAGAATTTAAGTTTTCCTGCTCATCAAGTATTAATACTCCTCCTTCAACAGATAGTGTTCTGAATAATGCTGCTTCAGTTATGTCTACAGCCATCTTTGAATTAAAGGATAATAATCTAATGCATTCATCTAGAATTGACTTACCTGAACCCTTAGAACCATTTAAATAAAGATATGGTATTTGTGCAAATAATTCATATGAGTAGGTTGAATATATATAGAGAGATAGCACCTTGTAGATATTTGAATCATTAGTATAATAAAATTTCCTAATATAACCCTCTATTCTCTTTATAAGTATTGAAGGTTCTAATTCACTATCTGATATTTTGCCATCTTTATATTTCTCTACCCATTCTTGAGTCAAGCAACACTCATTAAGTTCTAGAATAGCATCATTTATTTCCCATGGAAGTTCATACTTATTATCAATAAGAAGCAAGCATTGAGAATCCTTTCTTTTTAATAGATCGAGTCTTATTAGTGTTCCATCATTCCTAAGCAGGAAAGGTAATTTTCTTTTTATATCACCATCGATTTTTACATAAGTAAAATACATATAAGCATCACCGTTTCTCACATTGTAGTATTGTCCAACACGCATTTTAGGTATGTTCGATAACGATGTTGTATTAGCCTTATTCTGTATATCATTAACCTCTTTAAGTATTTCATCAACAACATTCTCATGATTCGTTACATGCTTACTTAATTGAACTTTCATGTTATTTATAATAGACTCATCATTTTCTGACTCAAATAACATTTCGGCTAATCTTTTAATTATCTCATCTTTCTTCGCTGACATTGAATATATCAATATTAATTCATCGATGCTTTTCTTATCTAAATTACTATTAAAATACTCTTCTATATGGTCATATAAATAAAAGTTTAATGGCTTTATCTTAGCTTTGCATTTTACGAGTTGTATATTATCATCTCTATCGCTTAATAGACCATTATAATAATATACAGCATTTCCACTGAAAGAACCTTTATCATTTTTGCCTTTCATGGTAAATTCAAGTTTTCTTTCTCTCGTTGCTACAGTCCATAAGTTACCTTGTCTGCGAATCTTATATTTGTCAGTAGTTAATGTTTCTGCAAATTCAAATAATTCTTCAAGGGATTTGTGATTTTCGCACTCTCTGAAATATTCATCAGGATCATTGAATGCTTCATCATATTTTATTTTCTTTACTGGCCTGTCAGCAAAATATTCATTAGTGAATTCAGTATATTTACTTCCAGCATCATCATTATCATACATCGTATGAAAGGTTATATTTTCTTTTGCCTTATCCAATACAGATAATTGGTATTCTCTTTCTATTTGTCCTCCAACACCAGCTACATTAAATCCATTTTCATAGGCAGCAAATACATCATGCTCCCCTTCAACTATAGTAATATCTTTATCGAAGGAGAAATTCGGAGGAAAATACATAAACTTACTTCCAGTAGAATATCCAACAATAACATCGCCATCTATACTTTGACCTAACTCATTTTTTTCTTTAGATTTTGACCCAAATGGATTTTTAATATTTGTCCTTACAATATCCTTTGTTAATGGATGCCTATAGAAGAACACAAAAGTTCCTTCTGGTTGCCATGCTTTTCCTTCTTTAATTTCTTCTTTCGTAAATCCTTGTTCCAATAATTCACTTCTTAATCCAAAGTAATTAATAGCAAATCCAACTTTAAAATCCTTCAAGGTTTCTATCTTTCTTTTTCTTACTTGTAACATATAATCAAGTGGTGTGTATCTCTTATCTTTGAAAGGAAAAGTCAAATTACATATTAAAAGCTGTTTGTGGTAAAAATCTTCTGAAATTCTCAAAATTGCTTGTTGTTTCTGATGCTTCTCATAAGCTTCTATTTCTTCTTTTGTTCCAGCTGGAAACTTATATCCTGTGAATTTTTCTAACTTCGCCACCGCCTCGTAAAGTGACAAATTGAGCTTTTCTTTTGCATATTCATACCATGCCGTAATATGTGTTCCTTTCCATCCACATTCACCACTGAAACAATGAACAGTATTTCCTGTTAATGTGCAACTATTAGAATGTCCACATACTGGACATGGATTAATTCTATAGCTATCAGGTCCTATCTTTTTAGGTTTTGCTCCGCTATAAAACTCACCATAAAACAAATCAATATCTTCATTGATCTTATTTTCAACGCTCTCGTACCATTCTAGTTTATCCATTGTGCCAATCCCCCATCTCTTTTTAGTGTTCAATGTTAATGATACCATTATTTGCCGAACACGTTAAGCAATTTCTAGACTTTATCTTTGGTTAATTATAAACTTAACTTTTACATTATCATTAACACAAGCTAATCTTATAAATTTCTTTTCTTTGTTTATCTCCATTTTTATTATTTGTGAAAAAAGTTCATTATTTATAACTTCATAAAAAAGAAGAGAATTTAAAACAATCTCTTCATCTTTTACTCTAAAGTTTGGACTCACTCTTACAGGTTCTGAAATAATATATTCACTCTCAAACACTGAAGTAGATTTTTTTATAGGCTTAAAATTAAACCTTATATGAGGCACAGTTGTTATAGTTAATTTCATTTTATTTAACTTTGCTAAAGAATTATAATTATCGTCAATGAATTTAATTAACTTTACCTTATCAATATAAAATAGAGTTTCGCAATAAGTCCTGGCTAACTTATTAATTATATTGATATTCTCACTTAAAATCTTGTTTGTTATATTTTCTGAATACTCGAAACCTTTATTGAATGGTATACCCACTAAAGTTTCAAAGCTCCTATTTAAAAATTCTATCTTTCCTTTCGTTTTTTCTCCGAGCATATAAGCTGATTTATTATGAAGAAATATTTGGGGATTAACTCTGTCATATTTTAACATGGATTTAAAACATGACAGAGATTTAAATACAACATCACTTTTATCTATATCACTCATGAAGACCTATGATATTATTATTGTAGCTGATGAAATCTCCTTCTAATTGTTCGTATATCTCCCCAAACATCACTTGTTGCGCTTCACAACATACTGTTCCGCACCATGTGAATACACAGCCCTTTTTCGTAAGACATACCATTATCATTTCTTCTGTAATGTCTTCTGCTGATATTCCGTAGATAATGTCATATGCTTCAGTTTCAAACTTATATTTAATTTCATCGAATACTCTGCTTATGCTCGGTTCTTTCTTATCCTTATCAAAAAGTTCATTGTATGTGTTGAGTATAATCTTTTCTACGTCCTCCCATCTAGCTTCTTTTTGAAGCTGACTATCTTCTATTTCTATAATGCTTTTACTCATTATTTACACCTTCCTTAATTTAAATCCTCGAACATAATCTGCTGATAAGGATTCACTATTTCTCGGTTATATTCAAAAATAAAACCTTCATCTTCAAGTACATCTTTTAATGATAAATCTAGAGCTGACATAGCATTTAATATCATGCCGTTCCATGTAACAGTTTTTATTCCATGGTCAGCAATGAACTCCAAGCACTCGTCGCTGATTTCGTAATATTCAGGAACTATAGTTTGTCCCTTTTTTATTCTTCGATTTATACAAACTATATAATTTGATGATACGATTTCAACAAAAGTATTGTTTTCCGTATCTTGCATAATTAGTCCTCTGTTTCGGAGCATAGATTTAGTTATCTCTTTACTTTGGGACATTTTTATCACCCCCAGAACCAAGCAACCTATCTTTTATTGCGCTCTGTGTTCTTCTTTCTATGACATAGTTTGTAATATCATCTAAAGTATCATTGATTAAGTCCGCATCATACATATACTCCTGTCTATGTATGTCCGGAAACATTACTATTTGAGCATTATTAGCTACTATTCTGAAAATATTAAAATCTGCAAATATATTTCGGAGGAATGGATTACAAGGATCATTATCTTCATAAATAACACCCAATTCATTTAGTGAATTCCTTATACACATTCTTATAGCTTCGGAATGTGACCACCCTATATCATTCATCATATTACCTGTCTTCTGATCTAGTATCGCCTGTATTCTATCATTTATGTCCATTGTGGAACAATAAGCAGAGCTATAAAATGTATTCATAACTTCTGCTTTATCAAATGTTTCAAATTCAATAACTGATATTTCATAACACTTGTCATAATTATAAGCGAGAACAGAATTTTCTATATCAGAAAAAAGAGGTATGTTTGCGCGATCCTTATATTTCGTATATTCCGATTTATACATTTCCAATATAGTGTTCTTATCTCTTTCGAAATTATCTTCATTTATGCCTATAATTTCTGATTGCATTTCAAGCATATCGATGTCTGGATTTATTATCCGGAGAGATTTATCTTCTTTCATCGCTACCCTCCATTAATCCATAATTCCTATTTTTATTGTATTCATCAATTAATAGCACATTTTCTCTTCCATAAAAACAACTTCCGCAGTTATCGAATAGATCATCAAACATTGGAATTTGTGCATGGAATGCATTGACCTTTATCTCTTTTTCTTTAGCTATGCAGTCCAGATAAGAATTTTCTTCAGAGAATCTTCTTATAAAAGTTGGGTATTCATCTACCTGCTCTGCTGTCATATATACAGGTAAGTCAAATTGTTTAGCTGACTCATATATTAGGTTTTCTAATTCTGTTAATTCATCTTCAACAAAATACCATTGTTCTATATCATCAGCCATTTCAGTAATTCCATCACCATAATTATCAAAGTTACCTATATCAAATTTCCCTGTATCAAAACCTTTAGCTGCTATATTTTCAAATACTCTTGCATTACCAAAATGAATATCACTTATTATCCATTCTAACGAAGCCTCTCCTCTGTTATTAAGTTGTTCCAGAATGATATCCTTTATCATAAGTAAAGAATTTGGATTCGCTGTATATATTATTTCTGGATTTTTTTCATCTATATATTCTGAGAAAATATCCTCTCTTAATTGTATTGACATTATTTACCTCCTTCCTTTAAGGCTAATCTTTCTTCCTGTATATTGTAATTATCAAACATTATTGCGAAGTTTTGCCCATAACAATAGCAACTCCCATTCTGATTATTCTCTTCCATAAATATTTCAGAGAACATCATTTGTTGAGCATGATTTACTATTACCTTGTTTTTATTTTCTGTTCCAGTGAAGTAGTCTGATAAAATTCCCTCATTATCGTAATCAAAATGCATACAGAAGTCTGGGAACGCATTGTAATCATCCTTTTCCATAATCATACTCATACCTGTATTCACAAGAATGTAATATAATAAGTATGCCAAGTGAGTATCATCACATTGTGGAAATTCATCAAGTCTTATCTCGTAATCTAAATCTTCATAGCACTCGCAGAGTTCTTCGCATTCTGCACATGATGATCTGTCTGTAGCCCCTCTATCACAATCTGTTGGCATATCAACTCTATCATTTACTATTAGGGTTTTCATGATAATATCAATAACAGTATCGTTATTATCTATCATTGGTTGAAGAATATCACTTAAGCATGGTATTCCTGATTTTGGTATATTATTTAATTCCTCAATTAATTCCTTGACATATTTTTCTGAAGACTCATCACTATCCACGATAAGTAGATTTGTTAATTCAGCTAGTCTTTTGTCTACAATTTCATCTTCGTCAGATCTTATAATAATATCGTTCATTTATACAGCCTCCGATACATGTAGAAAGAAACCACCGTATCTACAAAAATCATTTTCACATTCATCTACAGCTAATTCTGGAAACATTGGTATTTGAGGTCCATTAACTATAATGTCTAGTTGTGATTCTTCTGACATTTCAATTCCCCATGTAAAATTATCATACTCCTCTGTATGATTTGATATCATGAAACTCATACCTTTTTCTTCAGCATAATTAAATATTTCTTGTTTAGTATCAATCATTCCATTATAACTATAGAAGTCTAGGACTCCAGCTTCCTTCTCTGCTGTATCTTCTGAGAGTTTCTCTTCCGATACATCTCCAATATCAATACCTTGTTCATTATATTCTTGAACTACTTGTATGAGAGCTATCTCTGCCATACATTCAGAATTAAGAATATCAACACTTTCCAAAAGATCATCGAATTCAGGGATACCTTGTTTATTTATGCACTCTTCCTTATATATATCCCCTATTATATATTCATTTACTTCTTTCATATTTTCTGGCATATCACCAGTCCATGACAAAACCATTCTATTTTCTATATTGTCAAAATCCTGAACTCCATCAGGTAATTTATCGCTAACAATTTCTATCAATTTTCCTTCTGTCATATATTTCATCTCCAAACATTCTTATTTGATAAGGGTCATAAAAGCATTTATTTCTCACCTCCGATACTGCCTTATCATTTGGATGATCTTTATCGGAGAAGGGTAGTCCTAGAGTATCTAATGCTTCTATGACAGAATATAATAGTTGAGAGGATATTTCTTTTATATAAATATTAATTATATTCTCTATCCTATCCTCGCTATTTCTTTTTTCTGTATCTAATACAAATAGCGATATGATATTGATGTTTTCTTCATCTATCATATCGCTAATTATTTGTGGCGAAGGAATCAAGTATTCTTCGTTCTCTTCGAAAAATTCTTCTTGTGCCATGTGATAAAAATCGTTAACTGTTTCTGAGAATTTCTCTTGATTCCTAGGAGTATTTAAATGCTCTCTTTCTTCCAAGTAGTTAAATATGGATTTATCTATATCTTCAACATCTATATTCTCAGGATTAGGCCATAAGTTTTTGTCTTTAGCTATAATCATTGTTAGGTAATCCTCTTGCATTTATTTATCCTCTTTGAATATTTTTATAGTAATCATAAGGAGGGAAGAATATAGATACTTTTGCGTCATCATCATCTTCTGGTACAGATTCTATCCATATATCATCATTTATTTTTTCTTGATAATGTAGGTTGAATTTAGATGTTTTGCAAATTAAAAGTATTTTAAGCAAATCATACAATAACATAGCACCTAGATGTATTGGTGGCATATTAATTTCTTCATCTGATGTTTCTAATATATTAGAACATACAGTTAGTTCAGGGTGAATTATTTCTAAATTATTTAATCTAGGTAGGCATTTACTATCATACTTAACTTCTGAAACGAACATACCTGATCTAGTTTTTCCGAATTTTGTTATTACATCAAGAGTTACAGTATCTCCGCAATCATTTAATGTACATGCATAAGTAATCCCAGGTTGAACAAATTTTTCAGGAATTGCTGAATTTTCATCAATGACAAATTTCTTTGGTATCTTAGGCGCTTTAAATACTGGCTTTCCATTTTCTTCTTTGAAAGTTATTGCTGCACAGCCTTGAGGTAAAAATCCTTGAACAAATACATATCTTGCTCTTAAATCCAATACTTTCTCAGTTTCCTTGTTGATAATATTTAATATATTATTTGCATAGTATTCTGTTCTTCCTACGAAGTTATAACTTTCAGCTCTTTTTTCCATGTAATATTCAACTGGTTTCTCATAAGGAATTTCTGTCCATACTTTTCCTAAAACATTATAAAATGGCTTTCCTCTAGGAATATCAATTTCAATCTTTACATTTGTAACTCTAACAAAGAACCAAACTGAGATTAGTTTTAATGAGTTATCATCTTTGTCAAAAATAATACCACAAGTATCAAATCTCTCTGCCTTGTGATATTCTGATGCCGCCCTTAACATTTTTGCTACAACTTCTCCGAAGTTTTCATTATTAATTATCATATTTCTTCCTCCATTTTTAAAATAAAATTAAGAGACAAAGGAATATAAACCCTTATCTCTAAGGACATATTTAACAACATTCCTGTTGTTAAATTGTTATTAACCCTTTCTCTCTTTAATATCTTATACTAGATTATTACTTGATTTATAAAGGTTTATTTTTGTCTTTTTTAAAATTCGATAAAAACATGAATATATTAATTGCAGGAATTTGAAAAAAGACAAACACTACAAATTGCTTTAAAAACACATTATTCTTAATAATATTTACAGAGCTTATTATGTCATTAGCTAATCCAGGTTTGTAGATAATATAAGATAACATTTCCTCTAACTGTTCAGCATTTCTTTTGAAATCTAATTCTAATTCTTTTTCTTCTGTTTCTGTTCTTTCTTCCTTAAAATAACTCATCGTCCTATCTATTATAAATAGACATATTCCTAATGAAAAATTCATCCAAAAAAAATTCATTACCATTTCTCCCTTCGTTACTTATCTTACAGTATAACTCTTATCTTCTTTCCGAATACACTTAATATACTTTTAATTATTGATGGTGACTTTTTTCTATAGCAATTAACTACACCTTCTTCTCCACTATCTCTGTTCTGACTACATACAATGCACTCGAAACTACATCTCGCTCCACAATCTTTTTCCTTACAATTCACAATTACCCCTCCTTATTTTTGAGCAAAAAATAAATGTGATTTTCATCACATTTATTATATTTGAATAATAGAGTTGTTATTTTTCCGTCACCCTATACGGACTATCTTACTGACCTAGTATTATTCACTTCTAGGTGAAGTCACCTTTCTTTAATATCTTATACTAATTATTAATTAGTTTTGCGAATTACTTATTTTTCGATTTTTTCTATTGGCTAAATAAATTGATATTAAAACCCACTTTTCGCTATATGGAGTATATTTTTTACATATACTACAATTGCAATTTATTTTATCGGGCATATTATTATCTCCTTCGAATTAGTATTCTACTTCTTTGACTGTATTCTTATTAACAAACACAAAACAAGGTTCATCATTACATTCTTTAATTTGAGAAGCAATATCCTCGATATCTCCTGTTTCAATACATTCTATTGCTAATTCTTTATCGTCATATTCATCTGCTGGTACCAACACATGTGCTTTTATTGTTACTTCCATTTTATAATACTTTTTCTTCAGCATAATTAATTCCTCCTACAAGTTATATTTTCTTATGAGTATTTCATGTTTAACTAAGTTTTTCCAATTTTTGATTTGTTCTGGATGCATATAGTGTATATTCTGATAGAAGAATTTGTGCTGCTGTTTAGTTATATTATCTTCCCATTTATCCTTACTAGCACCAGCTCCCATAAGTCCCATCCAAAATTGTATTGCTCCTTCACATTTATCGATACCTATCTTTTCTATTGTACTGGCATGACCTTCATATGGGCATTGCACAAATATTCCTTCTCTTGTGAGTATTCCTCTGATACCTCTGCAATTTAAATGAAATGTTGGTCTTGAAAATCTACTGTATTTATAAACATCAAAATCAACATCATCAATCAAATCAAAATTATTTATTCCGACAAATCTCTTTTCTCCGAAAAGTATTAATTTAGCTAACTCTTCCTTTTCTTCTTCGGAGATATTATTTAAGCATAGGCTCTGTATCAATGAATCTCTACACTTATTGAAGTTTAGATCATCTCCATAATATAATGTCCTTATATAATCAGTAAACCAATCTCCATGCATCTTAAATGTTACTTTCTCCATAAACTACTCTTCCTTTTCAATAAATGTAACATTGGTAGCTTTAAATGCAGTTTTGATAAGTTTCAAGAACCATATATCGTCAGGTACAACTTCCTTTAAGTTTTCATCGCCGGATTTAAACGGAACTGCATATACACAATCATGTCTTATTAAATCACCAGCATCATTCAATCTATCTGGCATTTTAACTCTTGCAGTAAAATTGCCTAGGTAGATTTCAAGATTAGATGCAATTACTATATCTATATCTGAAATCTCATTATCTATCTCTAAAAATTTCTTAGATAATTCTAACATTCTTTCTGCTCCAAGTTGGATTTCTTGCTTACTGCCTATCTTGGTAAAATATGCTTCAGCAGCTTTGAAATTACCTCTTATCTTATCTCTTTCTGCTATAAGTTTTCTCTTTTTTTCAATTAAATCTTTTATTTCAAAAGTGAATTTATCTACCCAAAATTCCATATCAACTATCTCTCCTTCTTATAACTATTTGCTTTTTTCACTAAGTCATTAGCTATACTTGATATTCCAGATGTCCATCTATAATCAACAGTCTTCATATCCTTTTGATAGCAGTACTTTTCATTCACAGCTATTAAGCTAACTCCGTTGTAGTGTTCTCCTCCTGGGGTTAGATAATCTCGACTAAGTAATTTGGCTGTATTCATAACACTTTGGTATCTGCTATTAGGATTAATTCCCCTGCTTGCAGGATTATAAACACCATAACCAGTTAAGTTGTTATCATATACAGCTCTATCACTTCCTCCCCAACTTGATTCTTGAGCAATTATTCCTGCAAGGAGAAAAGCATTCACATTCTTGTATTGCTCCTCAGCAGAAACTATTGCATCAGCTATATCATACATTTTAGTTCCTTTAAGTACCCTTCTCATATCAATATTAGTTGCATGGGAAGGTTTTGTTACATCATTATAATCAAACTCTACTCTTGTATTAAGGAGTTCAATACTTCGCCTGGCTAACTCCAATGCATTGGTTTTTTCTTGCACTTGAGATTCTAATTCGGCTAACTTTTCCTTATTAGTATCACTTTCAATGCGTGCGTCGCTTAATTCTTTTTCCATGTTCTCTCTAAGTGTTTCTTCTCTTTCTATGGTTGCTTGTTTAATTACGCTTTGCCTATGCGATTCATAAGTAGCGCCAACACTATAGGTTGCCAATAATGATATGACTATTAGTGTCGAAACTTTCTTATTATTCATAAGTATACCTCCAGTTATTATATTAGATTGAAATCAATCTTTGTATCAAAAGTATTTGCTAGATATTTATTATGAGTTACTACTATTATTTGTCTTCCAAAATCATCAGAAATTTTTCTGATAAAGTTTGCTAGAGCAGGAATAAATTCCTCGGATACCATTTTAAAAGGTTCATCGATAAGTACTGGTCCGTCTATTGGTGGTTCAGCTGATTGTAGAGATATTATAAGTAATCCAATACCTAAAATATCTATAACTCCACCACCATTATCTTCATATGGGTCTGTTTCATGCCCTGTTACATCATCAACTAGCCATACATAAGCTTGTTGTCTTTTTAATGTATCATTTATCCTTATTTCTACTCTTCTTGTATCATTCATAGAATATTGCAATGCTTCTGTAGCTAACTCCTCTAATCTTAGTTTCGCGGAATCACGCTGAGTTTTAGATAACTTCTTTAACACTATTACAGTTTCTTCTAGAACGTCTATATTTAAATTTTTTATATTAAGCTCTATACCTACTTGTTTCTTTTCTAATTCTGATTTTTTGCTTTGTTTTATTGCTAAATCAGTTCTCATATCACTTATATATTTAGCTAGCTTTTCTGATGACATAATAATCTCCCCTTTTGTTTTGATTTAATAATTGTAGATACATTGTAACATATTCATATTTTCTTCTTTTTTCTTCCTCGGTAATATAAGTAAACTTAATGGATCCAATACAATATATTTTTAGGCTACCATCTCGCAATCCCATATGCCTAAGTTTACTATTTATTGATGAAGATGATTTATGAAATATTGACATCATATCATTAGATGTCATTTTGTAATAATTTTCTTTAAGAAAAAGTTCTTGTTCTTTTGTCCATCTAGGTTTAACTTTAGGTTTTTTGTTTTGTTTCTTAATTTTCTTTGCTTTTCTTATTTTTTCTTTACTTGCAATCCTTCTTACTGTATATTCAGATACACCCAAAGATATAGCAAGGGCTACTGTATTATCCTTGCTATATCTTTGGGTGATTTCATTATACTTTGATGTAGTTGTTTCTCCATATTCATGAGGTGTTACTAATTTCAACTCCGCTGCTCGATTATAAACATGAGATAATGACACGCAAAATTTACTAGCAATTTCCTTAGGAATACAATCTTCCTTTCCATAATTATCTATCAGATACTGATCTAAATCTGATATTCCCCTCTTAATTCCTAATCTTGAAGCTCTTATATGAATAGCATTCTCTGACATGCCAAGCTTAATACTCATAGTTCCTAGCATTATATTTTTATTTGGATAATTTTCAACTATATATTTATCATCTGATTTTGACCATACTGATATTGCTCGTTTAAGTCCTAACTCTTTCAATTTTAATCTGATAGATGTTTCTGATTTTCGAACCAAAAAACATATAACAGTCATTGGAACTAGAAAATCTATATCACATATATCTCTTAATATTTCTTCTTGTAAATCACTCCATCCTCTTTTCATTTATATACCCCCCACTCATATCATAATTAATAAAAAGGGCGCATAATACACCCTTTTTATTAGAAAGTTAAATCCACTTTTCTATTTTACTGTAGGCTTCATTGTATAAATCTTCTGCTTGCTTTTCAAATCCCTCAATTTCCTCATCAGCTTTTTCTATGTCTTTTATCCCTAGTGACTTCAATTCTTTCTCTTCATTCTCAATATTGATATCTACTTCTTTCATTGTTGCCTTTGCTTGAATTGATTGATCCCTTAAGTCACTTGCCTTTTTCTTTAAATTTGTTAATTCTACCATTGTTTTCATTTTTAAAATCCCCCTACCAAATCTTTATTTTAATTTTATTTTCATATTTTTGATTCATATGATTTAAGTTTATCCAATAATTCCTAGTTAGTAATGTTTGGAGATTATTGTAAACTAGATAAACCGGAGTCATACCTTTTGCCATATCAGTATCGTTAATGTAATTAATGATATCAACAGCATCTTCTTTACTATCAACTGAAATGATTGCTCTTTCTGTAACCATTTCTTCCATAAGTTCCATATCCTCAACGACAATGGTTGGTGCTTCATCTGATGATACCATTAAGTAGCCATGACACATGTAGATTTCATTTTTCTTTAATTTACTTTTGATTGAATCATACGTTGATGGCCAAATTAAAGCTCCAGCTATTCCTGTTAAATCCTCTAATTCTAGCCTTGCCATTAAAGTCTTTTTCTTTGTTGTTAATTCAGCTACATCATTTAGTATGGTTACAAATCTAACTTTCTGTCTATCTCTCACTGAATCATTCGACATCATTATAATTCCAGTCTCTTCATCAACTTCATAATCAACATCAGATAACTCAAAATTATTGCTAGTCTTGATAGTATATGCATATCTGTATAATGGATTATCAGTAAGATACATTCCTAGGAACTCTTTTTCAAGTCTTAAATCTATATCTTTAGGATATTCATTTATATTTGGTAATAATCCATCTATTTTTCCTAGCAATATTTCTTCGAAATTAAAGTCTTTGTTTTTCTTTAAAGCATTCTTTTCGGAATCTTTAGTTTTCTTAAGGCATCCATCCCAGAAATCATCAAGTGCTGCTAAATGTTGAGATTTTATTATTCCAAAACATTTTAATGCTCCTGATCCTATTAATCCCTCATAAGTCTTTTTATCTAGGAAATTTCTCGTTCTAGCTATAAAATCGATAAGATTCTCGAATTTACCATTAGTTTCTCTTTCTTCGACTATTCTCTTTAAACAATCAATAGATGCTCCTTTTATTGATAGAGTATACATTATCTTTCCATCTTTTGTAGCTTTAAATCTTTCTACTGATTCATTTATATCAGGCTCTAAAATTTCGAGATTCAATTCTTTCCTTGCATAATTCATATACCGCGCAATCTTGGCTCTATTCTTTTGAACAGCATTAAGATTAGCAGCCATAAATTCTACAGGATAATATTTCATAAACCATGCAGTTAAATATCCAACAAAAGCATAAGCAGCAGCATGGGATTTATTGAAAGCATAAGCGGCGAAGTCAACCATCTTATCGAATAACTTATTCAGTGCCTCTTCGCTATGACCTAAAGCTACTCCTCCTAGTATATCTGCTTTGTAGTGCCTAAGATGCCCTTCATAATCATAATCATCTTTCTTTCTTCCATGAACGAACCATTCACGTTGTTTTGGCATTTCTTTTAATTTCTTCTTAGATATAATACGCCTAAAGTTATCGCTGTCTGCCTTAGAGAATCCTGCTATCGCAACAACTATTTGCATACATTGTTCCTGATATACAATACTTCCATAAGTAGGGTCAAGAATATATTTAAGTCCATCAACCTCATATGTGATACTATTAGGATTTCTTTTACTATATAGAAGTTTTGGTATTTCAGCCATAGGTCCTGGTCTGTACATAGAGATACCTAGAATTATATCTTCTATACTGTTTGGCTTTAATTCTTTCATAAATGCTGTCATACCTGCTCCATTTAATTGGAATAAGCATTCAGTCTTTCCATCCCTTATAAGTTGTAGTGGTTCCATTGTTGGTAGTTTATATAATTCATCAAAATCAATATTAACTCCATGATTTGCTCTAATCATTCTTTTTGCATCACCAAGAATACCTAATGTACCAAGTCCTAAGAAATCCATCTTAAGAAGTCCTAGCATCTCAATATAATCCTTAGAGAATTGAGCAACAATTCCACCTTTATTTTCCCATAAAGGAACATGGGCTGTAACACCTTTCTTATCAGTTATTAGTACTCCTGCCGCATGAGTACTACAACTAGTAACTAAACCTTCTAATTGCATAGAGAAGTCCAATAAGCGCTTTATACTCTTATCAGTATCATATGCTTTTCTAAGTGACTGATTTACTGCCAGTGCCTTTTCTATTGTTATTCCAACTTCTGCAGGTATAGATTTTGCTATTTTGTCACATACTGCGTATGGATAATCCAATGCTTTCCCCACTCTTCTTATTACTGCTCTCGCTGCTAGTGTTCCAAAAGTTATTATTTGAGATATACATTCTCTTCCATATTTATATACAACATAATCAATAACTTCTTGTCTTCGAGTATCTTCGAAATCACTATCGATATCCGGCATTGATACTCTTTCCGGCGATAAGAATCTTTCAAATAATAAATTGAACTGGAGTGGTTCAATTTTAGTAATATCAGTACAATAAGCAACTATTGATCCAGCTCCCGAACCTCTACCAGGACCTGTTAGTATTGGGTCCCAATCAGTATTTGGAGCATCTTCTATTTCATAAGTACCCTCTCTACAGAATCTAAAGAAGTCCCAATTAATAAGGAAGTAGTTTACATATCCCATTCTTTCAATTACTTCAAGTTCAAAATCTATTCTTTCTTGAACTTCTTCTGATATTCCTGAATATTTTATTTTAGCATTGCCTTCAACTATTTCCCTTAAAAAATCATTCTCCGTGCCTTTGTATCCATTTGGAAGTTTGAATGGTGGTATTTTATTAACTCCAAATTCTAATTCAACGTGACACCTATCTGCTATTCTTACGGTGTTTTCTATAGCTTCGGGTACGTCACGAAACAGATGAATCATTTCTTCGGGAGACTTTACATAAAACTCATGAGAAGTATAAATTTTTCTCTTAGTATCATCAATAGTTGTTCCTGCTTGAATTGCCATAAGTATATCGTGAGCTTCCCAATCTTCTTTATTTAGGTAATGACAATCATTAGTTGCTATGAGTGGTATTCCAGTTTCTCTACTTAATCTAAGAATCATAGGCTCAATCTGCTCTTGTTCTCTAAGTCCATGCCTTTGAAGTTCTAAGAAGAAATTCCCTTCACCAAATATATCTAAATATTCAAGAGCCTCTAATTTAGCTTCTTCATATTTATCTTCTAAAAGGAATTGATTTATACTTCCTCCAAGACAAGCACTTGATGCTATGATGCCCTTATGGTATTGTCTAAGAAGTTCCTTATCTACTCTAGGCTTATAGTAAAATCCGTTCAGTGCAGCTTCAGATGCAAGGATTTTAAGGTTATCATAGCCTTCGTTGTTTTCCGCAAGAAGTACTAGATGATAATTAGCATCATCACCTTCGCTTTTTTCCTTATCACTTCTTTTTCTTGGAGCAACATATGTTTCCATTCCAACGATAAGTTCGATATCTTCATCTTTAAGCGCTAAATACGCTGCGGGCATATCCATCATTTCTCCATGTTCAGTAACAGCAAATTTATCTACGCCCTGTTCTTTTAATTTCTTTGCAAGCTTTTTAACTTTAATCATACCATCATTTAAGCTTTTCTCTGTATGATCGTGTAACTGATAAAATTTGCATGCCATAATTGACCCTCCTACATATATTCTTCTATATTGTGAATATGTTCTTCTGTCATTACGGACATACATACTTCGCAACGTTTTGACTCACGTAATCCATTTTTGTATTCTTCAACTACGTCATCATGTTTTTTGTCTAAATCTTCAATAACCTTTTCTCCATTTTCTTTTCTTAAAATTTCTTTCTTATATTTATCATTAACAGGTTTTATTCTAGATAGAGATTCTAGAATTTCTATTCCTTTATCTAAATTTTCAATAACTGAATCAATATCTTCGCTTTTTGGTAATTCCTCTAATTCAAATTTCTTTTTGAGTAGTTCTTTCAATCGGGCATTTCTATCTTTCATATTTTTAATATTAGTTGTCAATAATATAATCTCATCGATTTGCTCAATAGCAACACTAATATCTTCTATGCTTACCCTGTCAATTATTTCTTTAGCTGATGCAGACTTCTTTTTATAAGAATTAAGAGAATCTAATGTTTTCTTAATTGTGCTTATTTTTTCATTAATATCAATAGCTTCATCAAGTAATTTTATAGCTTCTTCGGATACATCGGTACATGATGCCACTTTCTCCATTTGCTCTTTTTTGGATTTATATTCACCTAATTTCTTAACTGCACTGTTGATATTTTTTAATTTGTTTTCTAAATATAATATCTTCTCTTGTCTTTTCTCAGCATACTCGATAGCTTTTTCCATAGAAGGAAGACCTTTCAAGTCAGCTAAACTTGCCTTAGTTTCTTTTAAGTCTTTTTTATATTCCTTATGTTTTGCATTCTTGGCTCTGATTTCACTACCAGTATTACTGATGGATAAATCAATAACATCTGTTTGTGCTAACTTACCAATTAACGCACCTTTATTTGTTGGAGTTTCTCCTAAAAAGAATGCTTTGTCTAATTGGTTTCCTATATTTCTGAAAAAATCAGAGTCCAGCATACCATGAGCTTCTGCTACTTCTTTTATAGTTCCTGCACCAAAGTCTTTCATTTCAAGTTCTCTGCCATCACTATAAGTTATATTATAAGTATTATCTTCAGAACCTATGCTTCTTTTTATTATAGTCCCATCATCAAATTCTACTATTACCGTAGCTTGTGTGGCATCAAAATTAATAATACTACCTGAATACTTATTAAAAAGACACCATTTAATTCCCTTGATACTAGCTGACTTACCTTTGTCCGAAGCGCCAACTAAACAGGTTAATTTAGAGAAGTCTAAAACTAGATACTTGTGACATTTGAAATTGATATATGTCACTCTTATAATTGATTTCAATATTATCCTCTCCCTCGATTTACATAGTCCCAATTATTAATACTAATACTGCTAAAAGTAAGCATCCTATTCCTGCGAAAATCGCTATACCATTTTTCTTTTTAGCGATAGCAAAATTAAAACAACTTAATACAGTTAAAACTAATGTTGCAATTAAAAACATTTATAATCCCCCAGATTTATAAAAATACTGTGTTGTCTCAGATTTTACGTCCATAAATATACACATGGATCCTGTTTTTTTATTGGTACATAACACTCCTCCATATGCCACGCTTTCAATAACATATTTCTTTTTTAAACCCTTCAATGTATATACTTCACCAAAGGTTTGCTTTAAATGTTCCTTGAACGTTGCCTCGTCCATATATTGGATTTCTTCATTACTGTCTGCAACTTCATTAGTGTTTTCAACTTTATTTTCATCCACACTAATCGCCTCCTTGCTTTATGTGTAATATAGGTCTAAAATGAATATAAGGTCTTCTTACTAAGTGTTATTTTTTGAGTTCCTCCTTTTTTTATTAATATGGAGTTGCGATTATCGCAACCCCATATTTTTTTATTGTTCTAAGGAACAGTCTTCCATTCTACCAACTATTCTTGAATCTATCATGTCTGATAAGTGAAGTAACATGTCTTCTTCACTCTTAGGTTGTTGAGGTCCATATTGTCCATGATGAGAAAGTATAGCTGTCTTAATATTTTCTAACTCTTCTCTAGATAAGATATTATCACATTCCTTGTTTATCTCATCTATATAAGCTACTCCATCATAAATATGTCCAACAACACTAGGTATTCTTCTTATATATGTGTCATACTCATATTCATCAACTTTCTTATAATCATGAATCATAGCTTTAAGTTTTAATCTATCCCAGTTAATTGCTTGATCTACATTTCCGTACATATCTAACTTTTCGTACATTTTTCTCATATTGACTATATTTCCTAGAACACCCATTGAATGAAGAAATAGACCAGCAATTTTATTTCCATGTTTACTTTCTGCTGATGGGCAAGTCATGAATTTTGTCCATCTTTCTGCATCACCCTTTAATCCAAATGCATGTTCAGCAATTGTCTTATAAGGCTCACAAAGATCATTGATTGTATTTTTGAAGTTTTGGATAAGTGCATCAGAAACTTCATAACTAGATATAAATTCACCAGCAGTATATTCGTCTTGCTTTAATGATCTAAATCTCACATTTTTCAATTGAAGATTACCGTTCCATATATTAACTGTTCCAGCAACTAAATAAGCTACGCCTTGCACTAACCCTTTATCATATTTTTCAACTTCATCGAATATAGGAAAAGTAAATCTTTTATCGGCATCTGTAAGTCCGATATTTAAAAAGTTCCCTCCACCATTCTTTGGAGCTAAATCCTTCTTAGTTAATACAGCCTTAAATGTTACTTGTTCTCCTGTTGTCTTTGTTAATAATTCATTGATATTCATAGTTATCCCCCTCAAATTTAATTTAAAACTATTTTAATTGATAGTTGAATATTGCTATCCAATAATGTAAGTTTTTCAACATTTTCGCATTGAATGTGCATCTTGGTATTTGGTTCAAGTATCTCTAGATTTACTGTTCTATTAGATACTTCTTTAACGTAGAGTACTATATCTTGATTTAAGTTATTTTTAACATTTATTACTAAATCTCCATTTAAGATAGCTTTACTTAGTAAGTCTATAGCATCTTGAATGATTTTAGTTTTACTTTCTGATCCTCTTGTAATTTCTATTGACACTTAAGTTCCCCCCTCGAATTTAATTCCAACCTAATTCACTTTTAAGATAATCTATTGCTTCTCCTGCATTTTCAATAGTAAAGTCTTTCAGTGTTTCAGCATCAATACCTAAGCTTTGGAAAAGTTCTTCTTCGTCCATATGAGCTTTATCTAATAGTCCATGAATGTAGGCTCTCTGTTTACCTGTGCATTTATTTAAGTCTCTGTCATTAACGCAATAATGTTCATCTGCTTCATATTGTTCTAATGTAGGAAATGCATTGAAAAGATTCCTATTTGTTTCTGCCATTTTGACATCTCCTTACTTTACTTTCTAAATCTTTGATTACCTTTTCTGCTTGGCTAGCTGTTTTTACTGTGATATCACCTGCTTCATCTGAACCAACTACGTTAACTAACTGTTTAATTGTTGATAATTGGTCATCTGATGCTACTATCATTGCTGAATCTACTGCGTATTTTTCCATCACTTTTCACCTCAATTCTTATCATTCCCACCCGCATGACATTAAGTTTACCACCAAATTGTAGTCCCGTACAGATATTATATGATACTATTCACTTTCAGTATAGCCTCCGAGATAATATCAGCAAATCTCATTATGAAATTTAATCTCATAGGTTTATGAGGAAAGAATTCATAATCATCAGAATCATCAACAATAGCTTTTATACTTATATCGCCTACTGGAGGAATTTTTTTATTAACACCTGCACCAGGTCGTACCGAGCCATATTTTAAAAGTATTTTTCCTATATCCCTATAATCACCTAAACAAGCATCTATAGCTATTATATATAAATTATCAAAACTATTGGATATAGTATTGTGGACAGTTTCAATATTTAGAGCTTGAAATGTATTCTCAAGTGAACCACAAACAATCATTTTATTTTGATTCATGTTCCTTATTTTATATCCCACGAGTGGACCAACCGAATCACCTATATTTTTATCTATTGCATAGGCACAGATAAAAATATCCTTTTCCAACTTCATTGCTTCTTTTATATTTTTAAGTAAAAACATAGTGATTGCTGCATGAACATTTAAATCATCGATGTGTATATATTTTTCTTCCATAAGCACCTCTATTTCAAATTCTTTTCTTTCTCATCTAATTCATAAAGTACTTTATCTAATGTCTTATTTTCGCCACGCTTCAAATCGATATGCTCATGTATTTCTCTAGGTAACTTCATCCATGCCATACAATTATCAAACTCATAATGATTAGGTCCCTCTGCCTTATCTAATGTTGGTGGTTCTTCATCAGATATTATTACCCAGCCACCGTAAGTTTTTGTTACAAATATTTGCTCTGATTTTCCCCAATCTTTTGTTATCTCTTTAAGATACTTTATCAATGGTATCTGAATCATTATCTTTTTCTTTGCCATATTTTTTATCCCCCAAATCTTTATAATAATCGAACATTGTTATTTTCTTTTCTTTATTGAAATATTCATGTTTTAATTTGCCAACCTTACCTCTTATCCCTACTTGAGTTTTTCCTATTTCAATGGCTATTTCATTTTTTGATAATTTATCATAATTAAAACACATATATATTAATTCTTCAGTTTTATAAGCTTTTCCGTTATTTGGTAAATCTGATCGATATCTTCTCTTCAAATCAATTTGCTCATATTTACCATCTGCCACTCCTTTATAATAATCAAACATTGTTATTTCTTTTTCTTTATTGAAATAGCGATGTTTTAATAAATAAAGTTTATTCAATATTGAACCATGAGTTTTCCCAATGGCCATAGCTATATCCCCTTTTTTCATGCCTTCGCTAACAGAACAGATATATATTAAATCATCATCAGTATATGGCTCTCCATGATTTTCGCAAAATTCAGGATTATATCTCATTCTCTTATTTGATTTTGTATAAGGAATACCATCTATTATTATTACTTCTGACATAACTCTCTCACCCTCTTATCTATTTTTACAAAATCTCTTGTATAATATTTGTCTCCACCCTCTACTTCAAAATAAGCTTGTCCATCACCATCACAAAATAAATCAGTTTTAATAGCTTCATTTTCATCTGACCATTGATAATAAATATAATCTTCTTCTTCTGTCATGGCTATCATGATAGCCATGACATTACTTAATGGTAGTACTCCTATTATTTCCTCATTCATCAAATCCATGCCATCATCCCCTTATTTATCTAATGTTAAGTCTTCGGGATCAGTACCTTGAGAATTTACATTAGTACCATATCTAACAAAAACAGTCCTGCTATTTACTGATGTAATTACTCCATATTCTGCCTTGCAATGAGCGCGCTCATAGATAACCTTATTTCCTATATTATTTTTCGCATCATCTATTGTCATTACCATACCCTCACTTTCGATTGAATTTCATTTAGTATTTTTATTACATCTGTTTTCCATCTAGGTGCAAGAGTCCTATCAATAACCTCTTTTTGGACAAGATTAAAGTCATTATCATAGTAATCAATATATCCAAGCTTATTGTAATGAGCTATATCATTACAATCTAATGTTAGAAATTTATAGAAATGATCAGAAAGCCTATCTAGTGTGCCTGCTTTCTTATATTTCTCATATTCTTTGATTGTTCTTTTGTAAGACACTATACCATTTCCGTTACATAAAACTTTCACATTTAATTTATTGTTATCGATTATATCTTGAATTTCTAGTCTTAATTCACTTTCCTTTTTAGACATATCTAACTCCGATAATGCATGTTCCATTTTCTCAACATCTATTGGTTTTCCTAAGATTCTTATTTTATTTTCCATTAATAATCTCTCCTATCTTTATAAATGGTATTTTTAAAACTTCCAATACATGAGCAAAGCCTAATCCTTGATGTGGTACCCATAATCCCTCATCATTATATTTTCCACCCCTCAAACAATAATCTCTTATTCTTGGATGAGTAGTAAGCATTCTATCTATTCTATGAGGACTATCTTCCATATGAATGCCATACAAACAAAACATACATCCTGTCCTTTTCTCTCCTGTTGTATCATAAATAGGATACTTACTTTCGTCAGGGAGTGTTCTGTAATCTTTAATGATTATATCTCCATATATTTCTGAAATCTCCAAGTGATTTCTATGTATATATTCGAGTACATCATTATTTGTCCAAAATCCAATTGGTGTGCTTTTGGGACCTGACTTTCTAGAAAATGCATTACAGCCCCATTTAAGATAAGTTTTCTCTCTATCTCTGCTCTCATCTGCTGTTTCTCCTGTAAACATAGCATATCTTCCGCTCTTCTTTTCATACCGTTTAATTGGAGCTTTCTTCATGGCATTACAACATCCATTACCTATTTTGAAATCTACATTTAAAAGAAATTGCCACTTCTTTGGTATTGTTCCAAATTTTCCTCTCTCATCACCATTCAATAAATAGTTCTTAAATCTTGCACATAGATTTTGAAATCTTACTTTATATATATTTCCTGATACTGCCTTACTTACAACTGGAAATCCATATCTAGTGATAACTTCTGATATGGTCATTTTAGGTTTAACCATAGTTACATTACTTTGTTTCTTTACAAAATCTCTTATTTCGGGATACTCAAGTCCAGTATCAGCGAATACAAGAGGAATGTTTGGATATAATTTTCTAACTAAATGAGTTAATACTACAGAGTCTTTTCCTCCACTGAAACTTATATAGCAGTGTTCTTCTCCGTAAAATTCAACCCATTCAATAATCCGTCTTATGGTTTTTGCTATCTTTATTTCTAGTGGTAATGCTTGTAACATTTGTAGTTCGATTTTTTTCATTTCCTTCACCTTACTTAATTTATTACCAATTAAGTAAGGAAAAAAGATTTACTTGATTTTAAAACTTTCTCGAGCAATTCGATATATTACTTTCAAAATACATAGGCGAATCCATTCTACGGTTTATGCCAAGATATACGTGAAATAGATACTGGTTAATATCTATTTCACTAAACCAACCCTCAGCTCCGAGGTATCAGAAGGAAATGATGATAGAAGATATTAATCTTCTATCATAGAACCAAGGAACTCATATCTAAGAAACTTTACCTTTAGATATGGCCTACCCTCATGTTCTTTATTGTATTTATCTATCCACTCATAAAACTTTTTCTCTAAATGACCAGGATAAAAATCATGTTCTACTAAGAGTACTTTCCTTTTGTTTTCTTTTTTATTTCCTCTTATAGTTATATATGAAAAAAACACCTCATAGCCATTTATTGTTCTTGGTATTTTTACATCGATTATTGTTTCAGGATTAATCTTTGAAAGTATCTCTTTTAAGTTGTTCTTGGGTCTCAATGCTCTCGCTACTACTTCCTCTATCGTTGTTTTCATTTAATTCCCCCTTATAAGGTACAAACATTTCTTTGTCTATTATATATACTCTTGGTTTCTTTATATCAATCTCAATCAATTTGCGAGTAAGCTCTTCGTTACTCTTACACAAATCATAGATTAATTTTATTAATTCAGATTCCTTAACTTTATTTCTATTAAGAAATTGCATAGCATTACGAAACAAAGGATCTTTCATAAACATCTCGTAAAATTCTGGGTTCCTACATACAGCCTCTCTTGCTATTTGTATTGATTGCTCCCATTCTTCGTTATACATAAGCATACTCACAGTTAGGTTGAGTACAAGCGCTATTTTCTGATACTGGTGGAACTAAATAATCATCGAACAATTTAAAAGTATCGCAATTATCTCTACATTTAGTGCAACCCTTACAATCAGTTATCATCTTAGATTCAACCATGTCAAAGAAATTATCTTTCGATATGCTATATTCTTTATCACCTTCAAACATTGCATATACTTTTCTTAATGTATAATCGTCAGTAATTCTATAATCATAATTTAATAATTTCTTACTAAGAGAATCTTTTGTTCCTGAATCAAGATTATTATTAAAAACATCATTCAAAAATTTAGCTCCATAAGTCACAAACAACTTTAAGTTCTTTTGTTGCTCTGGAGTTATAATGCCTTTTTCTTTCCATATACCCCATGCTTCTGAAGATTCCTTATATTCTAAATTCCTAACGCCCTCAACCAATTGAACACAAGCAAACATATTCATGAAAATATTAACTTCATCAGAACCTAAATAACCTCTCTTCACTGTTCTGTTTTTGCAATTATCTCCTGTCTCAAATACTGGTTTATTGTTTGCCATCTTTGCTTTTAAATCTAATTTTGTATTTAGTTTTCTTTTAGTGTCCATACTTACTACTTTACCGCTTGCACTCTTAAATAATTGAGTTTTAAGAGCATTATTACCTATCATTTGTGGTCCCTTTGGTGCTGCTACACTTTTACTTCTAAATTGCATTTGTTTCATTTTTACATTCCCCCATCAAAAAATTTTAGCAAAGTTAATAAGGTGGATTTTACTCCACCTTAATATTTCTTCCTATTTGTTTTATTTTTGTTTTTTAATTTCTTCAAAACATTTATTACATATATTTTTTCCTTTATAGTTTATTGTGTCTCCTGCTTCTGCGCAGAATATACATGCTGGTTCATACTTTCTAAGTACAATACTCTCTCCATCTACCATAATTTCCATTCCATCTTTTTCTTTAATTCCTAAAGTCCTTCTTAATTCCATTGGTATTACTACCCTTCCTAATTCATCGATCTTTCTTACTATTCCTGTTGCTTTCATCCTTCATTCCTCCATTTTTTATTATATAGTTTGTTCCTCTTACAAATATCTTATACTACATTTTGTCTAGTCTTTTTAAAATTTATACTAGTCCTCTTTATCCATTTTTAATGCTTCTTCTGCTGCTTGTAGTTGTTTTATACATTCAGCTATAACTCTTTCATCGATAGGAACTTCACTTCTTTCGACTAACTGATTTAGGGCTTCAAAGTAATTTAGGTCAGTAGCTAATTCTGGTTTACTTATATTTGTAAGTAAGTTCTGTAACTTTTCTTTATTAGCTTTTTCTAGAGCTACTCTTTCCCAATCTATAACCTCATTAGCAGGTCTTGCAATATCAAGAGGTAGATTTACTAACTCGATATCATATTCGCCATTCTCAATAGTTATAACAGCCATTCTTACATCTTTACGCAAGTCTCCAGTACTAGATGTAACTCTTGCAAGACTTCCTGGATTACAGAAGATAACTTTTCTTCCATCTGATCTGTAAAATATTTTAATTCCATAGCCAGTGTGTTCATGTCCACTTAGTATTATATCTGCATTAGGATTAGCCTCCATAACTTGCTCAAGTGTAGTGCAATACTTAACCTGTGGCCATACTTTTTCTACAAGCATTCCATGTACCATATGAATGTTAACTGCTCCATCAATTACCTTTGAGTCTGCATAATCTCCAATGTTCTCAGGTTTATCTAAGTGAACGTAGCTGTCTTGACCTGTTATGGCAGCTATTGGACCTTCAAGCATATTTTGTACAACTTTAGGTTCCTTACCCAATCGATTAAAAGCATTTAATTTATTAGAAATGTTCAATGATGTTCTTAAGAAAGTTTCGGGATTGTATCCATAGATGTCGTGGTTTCCGAGTATCACATCTGTTTCACATGGATAATTCTGTATTATATAAGAAAGTTCACTGATAAAGTTTTGAGATACATCGGGAGTATCAAGTAAATCTCCACCAATAAGTATAGCTGCTGCTTTAATCTGTTCAGCATACTTCCCAACATATTTGAATTTATTGAGAATTGTTTCAGAAAAGTTATCTAAACGGACTGATGGATTACCTGCTTTTCCATGTGGATCTGTAAAATATATTATCTTCATAATGCCCTCCTAAAGTTCTATTGTGGTAACTATTAACATTTTAAGGAATTCTTCTTTAATAGCGTTGATTTTATTATCGCCTAGTGTCTTATCATAAAAATCATTGAGTATCTCTATATATGTGACAAAAGATTTTGATAATCTTGCTATAGCTTTTGGGTTTGGAATGCGTTTCTCCTTGGTGAAATTATGCATCATTTCATTTAGCGCATTGTCAACCGAGATCAATTCAGCGGAAGAACTAATAGCCTCTATAAATTTATCTTCAGAAGGATTCCCAAAAGCATACTCTAATGCTTGCTCAACCTTTTTAACCTTAGATGGGTCTAATAAAAACTCATCCTGTTCCTTCTCTGTCATATGAGAAAGAATATTTTTCATTTCCTTAATAGCTTCTGTTGATTCTAATAAATCTCTTAGATTTTTTTCCGCAACAGCTAAACTTGTAAATATTATTGTTCCTACTTCTTGCATTTTCATTTTTGGTACCCCATTTCTTTATAATATTAATCTGTTTCCCAATCTATAGAATTTCTATTTACCTCGAATGCGAATTTGCCTTCTGTTATTTTTAATATTTCTTTTAATGTTTTATCTGTGAAATCTCCATTGCTGCAACCATCACTTATTTCACAATCTTCAAATTTATGCTCTAATATATCTTCAACGTCTTTGAAATCTATCCATTCCCATCCACATGGATGTCCTCCATCTATTGGAACAGCTATACCACCTCCATAAACTCCATTCGCACATCCAAGCACATCAATAATTACTTCGTCACTACTGAAATCTAATTGCTTTCTACTCAAGATTAGTCCCTCCTTTTATAAATAAAACAGGATTACGCAATGTAATCCTGTTTTATTAGACCAATATATTTAAATCTATAGATACATCTGTATGTGATGCATATTTCCATATAGAGCCAGGATATAATTTTACTAATTCAGTAACTATTTCTGAAAACATAAGTATGTTAGGTGTTGCCCTAATTAATTCATTATCATCTAAATTACCAATGTTATCTTCTAAATCAACAAGAATGAATTTCTCTCCAAGTTCATAAGAAACTATAAAGAGGCTCTTATTCTTTTTTACTGCAGGTGTTATTATTATTGTAGGATCATTTATATCTCTTATTTCACCATCCACAATTATTTCTCCATAAATAACGCCTCCTGGATATACCGCAACATCTTGAACTGGTTTCTCAGTTATTATTAAATCTACTTTACTCATTTAACTATTTTCTCCTTTCTATTTCTACTTCTACTTCTTGGCATTTCCTCAATCTTACTAACTCCTTTCTCAAATTCATCTTTCCCTAACAGTATACAGACTTCGTAATGTTTTAGAAAGGAATCATACCATGCAAGGACACTACTGTATGATAGTAGCTTACCGAGGAATGTTATTTTTACAGCATTCCTTATGTCATCAAGTCCACCTATATTCCCAAGTATCTGCTCTTTAGATGAATCATCTAAATCTCTTGTAAAAGAAAAGATGTATTTACATACAAGTAGTGATGTATAATCAATAAAATCCTGTGCAGCAACTTCTATACTTTTTAATTCTTGGTCTCTGAACTCCCAAAAGTTTGATTGAAAGTATTTACTGTCACATACCATGTAAAGAGGATAGTCTACATCTAGCCACTCTTTTTCTTCTCCTTCCAATGAATCAACAATAATGGTATCTTGCAGAGTATTTATTACTTCAGCATAAATACTATTTGTTATCATTGGAAGTTTTGTTTTTGCCCATGTCTTACATAGAAACTTCCTCTTGAATGAATTTTTAAATACAGCTGTGTGCAGTTTAGGTTCGTTCATTGCTGAATCCATTACTTTATCAAAAATAATCTCACTCGCTACACTAATGAAATTTTTGTTGTTAATTAGGTCAGCCTCTTTCGTTGGAGTTGAGAATTTAACGATTGGCATTTTTACTCCAAGCTCATTTAGGAATTCTTGTGTGCGTTGCCTGCGCTTTTCAAGTTCTGTCATTTTTTTTGGCAATTTCTCCGCCTCCTTATTGCAGTCTAGTTTTTATGCTATGCAAGAATATTTGATCAACTTCATCCTTATAGATAAGTAAATCATATAGGTCTGCATTTGGTGCCGAATAAATATACTGTCCGATATTACCCTCCATTATTGGATTTATTAAATCAGCATCTTGAGTACTTGGTGGAAATAAATCTTCTTTATTTGAGGTACCTAAAAATGTTAGCTTCATATCACCATAAGTTATTTTATCTGGTGGAAAATTAGCTCCTGGAATATTTAGCTTTTGTTTTATTCCTTTATTTTCGAATCTTTCTTTTTTTGCTATTGCCATATCATCAGTTCCTCCTTTTATATAAATTTAAATATATAATCATCATTTTTATTATTAATTATGTCCATCGCCATATTCTTATCTATCTTTTCAGATGTAGCGATAATTTTGTCGTTAAATATAAAGGCATGCTTTAGTCCTACTGCTGTTTTAGATATCACTTGTTCATAGAAAGAAAAAAGAGGGAATGTGTTGTCCTTGATTGGATATATACAAACCCTTATTACTTTCTTTCCATTTATTATTTCTTCCATGATTTTAACATCTTTAGCTTTGAGCCTCTCTTTCTCTAATTCTATTTCGAATTCAACTATATCTCCTTGAGAAGCTTGCTTAAATGAAGTCTCAGTAATTATATCTTTATATCTAAAAAAAATATCTTCTTCTAGTTCATTGTTGTCAGCCCTTATAAATCCATAAGTCTTATTGAAAAATAAAACTGTACCCCTCATTATGAATCACGACCTAACTAGCATTCTCATTAATAAACCTTATAAAGATATCTGTTCCTCGAAATTCTGTTGTTGCAAGCTTATCTCTTATTTTATACTCTGTTAAATCCTGAGTCTCAAATTGAGTATTTATACATGAATTTAGGAAATTTACTGCAAGACTAGGACTTGAAAAAGGTTGAAGATTAGTGATCTTTTCATAAGCTACTATAGTAACTATATATATAGGATTATCATTTTCCATTATTCGCACCTCCCATCCTTGCTACTTTTTGTGTTACTTGCCAATAAGCATGGATTGCGCTGTGACCTAAATTTGGATAACATTTTGTTTTCTCATTCTCAATATTAAATCTTCTTATCTTATATCCATCATTAGAATACTTAATGTTATTAGCGAAATAATCAAGGTCTACCGAATTACCTGTTTTCTTTTCTATATAGGTTCTAAGTTCACCTTCTGTCCAAAGGTGGAACATCTTCTCTTTTTTTAAGTGAGGAAAGTCTTTTTCTAATAATTCTTTTTGGATTAGACTAACTGCATATATATTTGCATGCTCTGGATTTGTTTCCAAATCACTCTTTAACATATATAAGTCGCCGACATTAAATTCCCACGCATCTTCCAATTCCTCTTGAACTATTTTTTCTGCTTCTTTGAATTCTTTATCTGATATAAATTGCATAATACTCATCCCCCTGAATGTCATCTTATCTATTTATTTTGTTGTATTCTTCCTCTGCGTAATTATAACTTCTTTGTATTCTTTCTAAATCATCAAAGTTCATTGCATGATTAAAGCTATAAGCAAGTGTTAAGTTCTCTAGTGATTTTAAATCCTCTTTCTTCTCATCAATTATATTGCATATGTCTCCCTCTTCTAATGATTTAATTCCATAAAGTTTGAACTTATCAATACCTTGTTCTTCAGATATTGAATTGATTTCATTATTGGGATCTTGAGCATTATAAATTCTACTGTAAGTCTTTAATATACTGCTTTTTTCTTTTTCAAGTCTAGTATCAGCTACTTTCCCTGCTATCTCATCTTTTCTTTCGTATAATTCTTTCTTAGTATCATCAAATGCTTCATTAACAACTTCTCCTGCTCCACTTAGCGCACAAAAAGCTGCTGTAACTAATAATTCAGATAAAAGACCATATCTATTTGATTCTGCCCAGCCTTTCTTGAAATCAACTCTTAATTTGTTTTCATCATTTACTTTTATTCCATTCCCAATGACTGAACCTCCAACTGAACCTATTAATAACCCTGTTAATGCTACAAAAATCATAATTATCTCTCCTTCATTAAATTTATTCCAGTTTTTACAACTGCATAGGAACCAACGCCCATTTTAAGATATTTTAGCGTACCATTAATACCTTTCTGTATTAATCGATATTTACTGCTAGGATTTTTTTCGTTGCGTGCGATACAGAATCTGTTACCTATTTCTAGTGTAACACCTATCACTGCGCAACAAATACAGACTTTAATCATCAATCTCATTCCTTTCTAAAGCAAAAAATTAAATAAAGATAGAATTTTCCTAACTCTTCTTTATTTAATATCTTATACAAGAAAAACTATATTTTGAAAAAAACAAAATCTCGTGTTATAATGAAATTGTCCATATGTTATTGTTCTCGTTACAATGCCCCCTAAATTAAAAGAAGGCTCATCGCCTTCTTTTTTTATTCTTCTTTTTTCTCTTTCAATTCATATTTTATATAATTTTTCATATCCCTAATTGAACACTCTAAATTCTGCTCACACACTTTTACATGGTTCTCTCTTTCTTTTAAATCTACTTCTTTACTCTTTAAATCTAATTCTCTCTTTTCTAACTTCTCTTTTGTTTCTTTACACTTTATATAACTTAAACTCAAATCATTCTTTTGTCTTTCTATTTCAACTCTTTCTAAATCATTATCCTTTATTATTTGCTCCTTTTCTTTTGCATTTCCTGTTATTATTGCTGTACATATTATTCCTGTTAAACTTGTTACTATTGCTCCTATACCGAACATTTTTAATTTTTCTTCAAAATTCATATTTATCACTCTCTTTCTTTTATTCTTTAATATCTTATACGATATAAAGGGCAAAATAATAACGTGGGCCATATGGCCCACGTTATTATTGTCTATTCTTTAATTCCTCTATTTCTTTTTTAAGCTCTGCATTTTCCTTAGCCAGTAATTCATTTCTTTCATATGAGCTGTTTATTTCTGTCTTTAATAATTGTATTTCTTTTTGACATTCTTTTATATAATCAAATATGAATTTAGTAAATTCCCCCAATTCTTTTCTACCTTTATTTATTAATAGATTGCATTGGGTATTTAATTTTACAATAGTAGCAGCAAGGTTTTTTGCTATTGGTTCTATTGTTGGTATTTGATATCTACTGCCTTCCATTTGCAGATTTAAACATACTATCCTAAGATTATCCGTTTCATCTCTTACGTTGTTGTCGAAGCTAGAGATTTCTCCATGCCACAATGTTAACCCATTCATTGCTTGATCAATATTAATATTGTTATTGTTATCCATAAGTTCACTCCTTTGTGTATAATAATATAATTATACTATATATACTTTCTTTAACAACTCCCATAAAGCATATATTAATTCTTAATCTTCTGCAGTTACAAGGGGAACGTCGATGTCGTGGAATAATTCTATATACCATTTGAATCCGTAGTCTGGTTCATTATGAATAATACATTGTTGCTCCATTGCTTTAACTGTATGATTTTTAGTAAGGATATCTAAAATAGTTGTCATATTTAATCCATGGTGTAATGCATCTATTGCAGTATGAGTTACTCCCATATTTACAAAAACTCTTCTTGCTTTACCTATATCTTCGGGTGTTTTTAAATTCAAGGAGATAAATGACATAGTTTTAAAAAGCCCAAATATTTGCTCATCAGTCAATTCAAAGAATTTTTCTATTGGTACCCTATTCTTCATCTTTACTCTCCTTAGTAATCCTTACATATGGCATACCACCAGGAAGTGCATACCAATCCTTTTTAGGAGCGCAATATTCTAACTTTCCAGCAGCAACACCAAGTATCATTAATTGTTCCATTTGTTGTTGAAAGCCTGTCCAGAGCTTACCATCTTTCGTTATGCACATATCTAAGAATGAACTCCCCTCCTTAAATTTATCTGGAAGTTCATTTACCATAGTACCAATTTCTTCTGCGTGTGCCTTGATTCTTTCTGGATGAAGTCCAAATGTTATTTTAATACTCTCTACATAAATAGGTTCAATGATTGGTTTATCATCTACAATTTCCTCTTTCTTTAAGAAACAATCGCTTAAAATTTCAGCTACTCTTTTTGTTGATATCATATTATTTGCCACCTTTCTTTAAATATCACTGATAATAAAACTTACCTTTACTGGTTTATAATCATCAGTTAATGTTGAACTAAATCTTTTTGCTCCATCTTCTTCTCTGAATCTCATGGCTTCACATATATCCCCTGTATCTTTCTTTGTGATACTTGAGTTTAAATATTTATCACCATTCGTAATAGTATAGAAACATTCACTATCAATATCTGTTATTATACTATTTAAAGTATTTAATGTGCTTAACTCTTCTCTCATTCTTTTATGAAGATTTTTTAATTTTCTATCCTCTAGTAGTTTACACTTGTTACTGATACTTTCTTTGATTATATTTTTTAATAATTCAATTTTGCATACCCCCATAGATATTACAACTCCCTTATCATCTTAGATGTGTTAAGCAGGTTAGGATGCTCATTCAATACCACTATATATCCCTCTAATGGACACCCTTCTCTCTCTTCATAATCTAACTCATAGTATTTCAAATCTCCACCAGCAAACTTAGACCTCAATGCTAGCGCATTGCCATCTACTTTACCTTTACCCTCTAGTATTCTAACTGTTCCTTGCTCTTTAACTAATACTATTTTCATAATTTCCTCCTATGCGTGAGAAAGTGGATTCAATCTACATATCATCCAATCTTCTTTTAATAGAGATAATTTAAGTTCAATATCATCAATATCTTCAAACTTCTTAGTTCCTCCGGTTTCACAACTGACCATATAATTAAGATTGAAAATACTGTCTTCTTTTACTTTTTCTTTATAAATTCTTATTTTACCCGGAACAAAAAGTACTTTATCTATATCGCTATCACTAAACCATTTTATTGCGCTATCAAAACTTCTAGATTCAGTATAGTATAAAAAATTAAATCCACTGACTATTTCCCCTTCATTTTTATCATTAATAATAAAGTATTGTGTGCATTTTGAGCGGTCTTCTAGCATATTAGCAAAAACCGCTTCATACACTTGTCCAAAAGTTATTGTGTTTGGTCCTCCATCTCTACTGCATACTATTTTGCATCTATCGATACCCATTATTTATTCGCCTCATCTTTCGCCTTCTTCTTTTCTAGCCAATCAATTACTTCTTCTAATTTATCTAGTGGGTGAGAGTAGGGGTTTACTCCACGCACACAAATAACTCCCAACTTGCCCCATCTCTCTAATAGCTCTGCTCTTTTATCTTTCACTATCATCATCCTTTCTGTGTACATTTTTCAATTTACATATTCCAGTTAAATGCTCTTTTGCTACAGGAAGTAAGTCCATTAGTTTAATGTTATTGTAAATACTTTGTTGTGATTGAAATAATAATTCATAAAATTCTTTTGATATTAATGTGACAGAATCCTTAGCTACAGCATCGCAATTTCCCTGTTTAACATAGTAACATTCATTATCTAGGTCTTGCAGTATATAAATAGATCCTATTAAGAATGGATTGTTTTCGTCTACCCAAATCGCATATAACAGTTTATTATCTTTCTTTACGTATACTAGACTCATTTCTTCATCATCTAATTCTATTTCTGGGTGTTTCTCCAGTATACTTATAATCTTTGCTCTTGATTCATTCTTGTATTGCCTTACCATTGAATTTATAATTCTTTTATTTTTGCAAATCATTGCAGATTCAAATTTATCAGAATAATCACCTGGAACTGGAATAGAAAAGCCTACTGAATACTCATCTCCACTGAACTTTTTAGTGATGAACTCATCGGCAACTTTAATATATCCTACAAGTGAAGATATTTCACTTACTGCTCTTTCGGTTTCTCTTTGATTTTTAATTTTTGGCATAATTAATTCCTCCTACCATGCTTTTAATACTCTCATATGACTAAATTCATTACATGTAAGCTCTATTTCTCTTTTACTGTTAGTGAATGGTGCATACTTATTGTTTCCTCTTTCCCATTGTTTGAAACATTTATTTTTAGTGCTATCAGTAATATCTCTGTTTTCTTTCTTTTCTGCTTTATAATTACCGCATATTTCACATTGATTTGGCATTGGTTGTCTTCTTGTTTTTGTTGAATTAATTATTGTCCTTACCATCTTCTATCTCCTCTTCTCTTGTTTCTGCTTCACATTCAGATACACTTACTAGATTTTCTTTTAGAAAGTCTACTTCTTCTTGGGTTTTACATTGGCTATACAATTCATTTATAAATAATGCTAAGCTATTCGTATCTAATTTTAATTTTCCATTTTCGCCTCTATCTAACATCTTCCTTACTCTCCTTTATTATATAGAATTCACATGGCTTATCCTTTTTTAATTCGCCCTCAAGTCTTCTCCAACCATCATCTCTATTGCAACAAGCTCCCCATGCAAATATTCCCATTTGATAAGTGCCTTTCCTACCGCATGTAGTACATTGACTCCTTTTCCTCATTGTGCCTTTGCAACCTTTGTTCTTGACACTAATTGAATTGGATGTTGATTTCACTACAGTCTTATCTGGACTTGTATTCAGTGAAGATGCGAGCGCCCATTTTACACTATCCATAATTATTCCTTGCCCTCCCATGTTTTTCCAAGCTTTTTATCTTTCCATTCAGTATTTCTCTTAGTTTCACTCTTTGGTTGGATCAAATCGTTGAACCAATGCTCTTGATTTCTATCTCTCACTGCTTGCGTTGCTGCGTAGAAGAATCTATTCCATAATTTATTAGGATTAAATAACATCCATAATTCTAAATCCAAATTCTTAATTGCGAACTCAATGTGCTTTGTCATCCACTGTGCTTTGACTCCACTAATTATAAGTTTCTTCTCTTCCTTATTAAACCATACATCTGAACATTCAAATATCTTTTCTATGTCTGGTTCAGGTTCACCTCTATGAACTGTAACTCTGTGGCCAGCTAACTTCTTTATCGCACCAATACAAATATCCTCTGCAAAATTATCATCTAATTCCTTGTTCTTAAAGGTATATGTGATTGTAAAAGTTTTTTCAGGCTCTTCTTCATTGTAATCTACAATAATTAAATCTTCCTTTACTTCTTTTGTTCCAAACCAACCTTCCATAGGAACAAAATCATCATGGATTATACCTATCTTTCTTCCATATTCTATAATTTTCTTACTATCTTCCTCATTTTTAACATTAATTGGTCTGCCGCAAACAACATTGAATGCTTTGCAATAAGTTAAGTAGTGACCGCGTAGCTGAACTTCACCCTTTTCATTTATTTTGATATTATCATCTTTTAGTTCACCACTCTCAATCATTTCCTTTACTTCATCAAAAGAGTAGTGTCTTTTGCCCTCACTACCAAAATTAACTAACCCTACTTTTACTTGTTCTTCATCTTGATTTCCAAAACTATCTGTTTCTACATGAAGGTAATCATGTAGAAATATTCCATCTTTCATTGCCATTTTATTATTCCTCGCTTTCTAAATTATTTATCATTCCTTTTATTATAGGTTTTTCTTAAATTTATAAGAAATAGTGTTCTGAAGAAATTTACTACATGGTTTCCTTTAACTGTTTCTATCGGCCATCCGTATTTATCTCTTAATTTCATCTTAATTTTCCTCCTCCTATTTATTGAGCTATACAGATACTACAAGCGCATCCAAAGCACTCCATTTCTTTTCCTTTAGCACTTAACTCTGCACATTTTTGGCTATCTTTTTTCATTGAATTGGTTAATTTTTTAACTGCATACCCATTATCCCTTAGTAATTTTACTGCATTATCAATTTCTTTACTCATCTTGCTGCCTCCTCCAAATTATTAGGATCTATATAAATGATCTTCTTACCTTTTTTTCTTGCATATTTAATGCAGTTCCAAGTGCCACTTTTACTTTTCTCGTCACCATTCCATACAGCGATAACAATGTCAGCGTTATCTACCATGTATCTATTTCTCTTATCCATTTTGCCTGGATGGTAAATATCTTTATCGATTCCTTTTACTTCATACCCCTCTACATAATCTACTGCGGTAACTTCATCTGCTAGTTTGAGTTGTTCTAGATAATATTCTTGTTGTTTTGGTGTCCATTTTATATACTGCTGACCAAATGGTATTGCTATTTCAATAGTTAGTGGCCACTTTATTTCATGGCACGCGTCGAAAGCCATTTGGTCAGTACCAAGCGCTCCACCAACGATTACAGTGCATACGTTGTATTGATCTTTAATTATTTCAAGCACCGTATTTTTTATTTTTTCTTTTATTCTTAGATTTTTATCAGAATCTCTATTGTACCCTCCAAGTTTATCTGGACGATGGCCTGTAAAACATATCTTCATATTATTTCCTACCTCTCTATCTCATATAATTTAATGAAACGTGTTAGTGACTCAGGAAGTGGAACAAAATCAGGACCACTCCATACTCCCATAACTGTTTTGTAAAGTTTGCTTATATCTAAATGATTTTCTTTCTCATATGACTTAATCTTATTTAATATTATTTTAGCTACTGCACCGGAATATCCTAAATTAGGAAGATGCCAAAAGTGTCCAATCTTTAATTGCATAATAAGCCACTTATTAAAAGCTAAAGTTCTATTATGAACTTGATACTGATATTTCATTGGAACTATTGAATCTATTCCTTGTGGAAAGAAACTTATATCAGTACAACCTCCACATTGTATTGATACTGCAAACATATTATTTATCTTATCTATAGTTTTGTTAGCATCTTCCCATCCAGGATATAATTCTTCGCTACTCTTTAACTCCATCTTCATCACCTGTCTTTTCATAATATTCTACTGAAGATATATCCCTAGCATTGATAGCAACTCTATTGAGTTTACAATGGACATTATAATCCATTTGATCTGTATATAATTCATAATATTTAAATCCATCACCATTCAGTGATGCAATAAAAACTAATGGTGATGTATCAGATGCAATAGCATATCTTTTCCCATTAGTTAAAGTTACTATCAAGGCTATTTTTTTAGCAGCTTCACTCATCGTTCTCACTCTCCTTGCCAATCAGTTTATTGTCGCAAGCCAATCCTCTTTTAGTAAAAATACATTTCTTCTCACACTGTGAAGTACAGAAATCACAGCAGTTGATGCAACCCTCTTCATTATTTATTGATATTTTACATTGAACCATTACTGTCACCTTCAATCTCTTTTATACTTAACCTATTTCCGTCTAAGGTTACTATTATTTTATCTGTTTCTTTTAATTTACTTGCATTGAGTAAAAAACAAAGACTGAAAGTTTCTAGCGATAAATGACATAGATAACTGGTTTTTTCTCCTTTATCGATAAAGACATCTTCTTTCTTTTGATTTTCATTTTCTTTGATATAATCCCATAAAACTTCCTTTGTATAAGGAACACCTGTTTTAATTGGTAAAATATCAGCATCTGATCTTTTTATTAATTCTGTTGATTTCATTAATTTGCCTCCTTAATACAGTGCACATCTAGGGTTTGGAAAAGTTCCTTTCTTATGAGTTGCATACATCTTTTTAATAATCTCTTTTTGATTTTCAGTGAATCCCCACTCACTAAGTTCTTCATCGGATATACTTCCAAATTCTTCATTATTAATTCCATTTTTAATTATTCCAAATACTTTATTCTCAACATCTTCTTTATATGGCTCATCAAGTCCATTCCATATTTCTCCGATTTCGTAGTTTGAAGTGACTTCACCTACCACTTCCTTAACTATTTCATTCATTTTATCATCACTTATTCTCACTATTTTCGCCCTCCCATTTGATTTTATTTTTTCCTATCAATTCATCAGCTTTTCTTATAGCTGCTATTGCTTTGTCTTTAAATCCAACGGAACTGTAATCAATTTTTATATAATAATTTAGCCATGTCATAAAACCTATTCGACCTTCCATCTTTTTGTTGTATAATCTTTCCAATTCAAATACATGATCATTAAACTCATCACTCAAATCAATTACAGCAAGAAGATTATTAATACTTACTAAATCTTCTATCATTCGTGGCTCATTTCTGTCTTCTATTCCGATTACTGTATCATCCTTAATTAATTGAGAATCTGTTATAATAAAAGCTGTTTGTTTTAAATTCAAAGCAGTAGTGATTGATTCCACTACTGCTGAATTTATCATTGATGATTGATTCATGTTGAATCCTTTGTTTATAAGCTCTACACTTTCTGGATTCATTACTTTAAAATCTATAGAATATTTATATTGACTCATGATTTTCTCCCTCCCATTTGATTTCATAACTTATTTCTGTTGGTATTATTATTTTCTCCTCATGCTTCGCACATACAGACAAATTAAAGGTTTCACCATCATGGAGCCTTAAATCTAAACTTGAATTAGTACAAACAAAAGGAATAGTTTTGATTGCTTCGTTCTCGCAACCCTCGACACAACATTTTATACAAATCCCTCCAATCATAAAACAAAATATTAAAGAAGAAATAAACTTAGTCTTAAGCTCTTTCTTCTTTAATGTCTTATACTAATTAATCCAAGACTTTGATGAATTTCATTCCTTGCTCTCCTTGCCACTTGCACCTCGCACAAATGCTAGCGTGATAATCAGCAATACTATATAAATGATGATTCCTATTACTACAGTTTTCATGGCTTACACCTCCGTTCTGTTTTATATTGTATCATCTATGTCATGGCTTGCGTGGAAAATATACTAAAATGCAAAATTGAGCGCAATTTATACTCGTCAGTACAAAAACATAGAATACTCTGATAATTTGTACTCATCAGTATAATAAAAAACTATAATGTGGACACTTACAATTTCTGTAAGTGTCCTTGTGGACATGGTGGGCGTGGCTCTCTGAAAGGAAATAATTGCTTTGGAAAAATAAGGGTGTCCTCAAGTGTCCAGTAAGTGTCCACCAGTAATGATAATATTTGGTAAATCATTTTTGGGGAAACCCTTATGGACACTTACTTATAGGTTATATATATATAATATAATATAATAATATATATATATTAGGACACTTTAAGATAAACTATATAGGGGTAATTTTTTAATTCACTCCTTTTCCTTTAAATTCTCTCTTATTTTAAGATTTTTTTAAAGAATTTTTACATAAAGGGGGATACCCTTAGCTAAAAAGTGTCCAAATTCATCATTTTTAGTGAGAATCCTTTTTGGGACAAGAAAAAAGCTTGGACACTTTGTGGACACCCATTTATTTCCATCTGTCCACTTTTTATTTTTCTTTTCCTGGACTAGAAATTTCTCAATTATATGAAAAGTCCAAAATGGACACTTTGATTTTAAAAGTGTCCATTGTCAATTAGAAATGATTATCAATTAGTTGATGATTTTGAACCTAAAATGAAAAATTGGAGGGCAATTGCCCTCCAATCGGTATTCAAATGAATTTTATTGTACGACAGTCAATCCAAACCATGAATTATCATCATCAACTACTGTGCAATAGCCAAATTGTAGCATAATAGCATCGAAAGTTTCTAATTCAGGAAGATAGTACATATGATTTCTAGATGTTTTATAATATTCATACAAACCTTCACAAGAAACACTGAACAATCCTTCTTTAGTAGAATTACGTAGAAAATCACGTACATCTTTAATTACTAGTTCAATAGGCATAGATTTATTAGCTTTTGCTAGCTGAGAATTAAGTGAAGAATTAGTGAGATTTAATTGTTTATTATATATCTTTAATTCATGAACTTCCTCTATTGATTTATTATAATTTGAATTAAGATTATTAGCTACTTTAGTTTTTCTTACAAGTTCATCAAGTTTTTTCTCATATGCACTTTCAAACTCATTAGCTACCTTAGTTTTTCTATCAAGTTCATGTACTAGATTGGTATTTCTATTAAGTAAACTTCTAACTTCTCTTCCTCTTTCATTAAATTTTCCTAGTAATTCATTATATTTCTTCGACCAATTAGCTTCACTCTCTGTAAGTTCTTCATTCTCTTTTTTTAGATCCTCATTTTCTTTTTGTAGTTCACTTTTAATTACTGGATGCTCTTCAATTATAGTTATTCCTGATTTAACTAAAGTTTTTTCAAGCCTACCTCCATCAGAGTAAACCACTTTTCTTGCTGACTCATCCTTTGTTTTTGATAACATAGCTTTTCTCACCAATCCTTCGATACGTTTTGTCTTCATATTTAATTCCTCCCGAAAGTAATTTCGAAAATGATATATCATTTTCTTTAATATCTTATACAAGATTTAATAGATAATATATAATAACTTGTAACAAACCTCTTTTTAATCTAAAATAAAGATAGAAATTAAAGGAGGTAGAAAAGATTATGAAAAGAGCAATTAACGTGAGTGAAGCTATGATGGCTTCATTAGCACTAACTTCTGATTATGAAACAGTAGATCACGAAAAGATAGATAAGGTAGCCAGTTCAGTTCAAAATACTTGTTTAGAAAAGATAGCTGGAATCTATATTGATAACCCTACTCAAGAAAATATAGAAGACTTTATTAGAAAATACATGTATAATGAACTTACTTTCTTTCCAAGAGTTCTGGAAGTGGGTGTATCCTTTATACCCTCTAGTTTTGACAAGGTGCGAAAAAACCTCGTAGAAGATGGCACAGGTGCCGTACAAGTCAAGGTTAGAAGCAAAATAGTGGAACTTCCCTTTATGATTCATGGAGGTGATTTAGAGCCTTTTGATGTCATTCAAATGGACAACCAAAGAGTTCCATATTCTAGGGAAAATCTGCAAAAAATTATAATCAACCTAGACAGACAGCTTGAGAAAGAACAGTCAGGCGAAAGCGATGGCTCACCATACCAAGGATTGGCAGATTATACCAATCCATCAACAGCACCCGGATTCATGGGAGATGTGCTGTCTATTAGAGATTCTCAAAGTTACACTCCAGGGTCAGGCAGATACGTCACTGCGTCATCAGAGTTCACAGAACTAGAGAAGACTGCTAGTAACTACAGTGAAAAGAATATCCAAGATTTAACAACTGACCAAATGATAAGTGTTCTCAATAAAGATGGAGATTTATCATTCGATACTCATTCTCAATTGAAGTCAGCAAGCGAAACCTTGGACGATTTAATTAAAGAAGCAGAGTTCCATGAACAATGCCAAGCAAAAAATAAAGCTGAAAAGAAATCTTCAACTCATGAGTTTTATGAAAATCTAAAGAAAGATTTAGCTGATGGTACAGATAAGACTGCATCAGAAAATATGTTAGGTGAAATAGAATTTATTGGTAACTCTAATCCTACACCAGCTGGATTATTAGAAAAATCTGCTGATGAATATGATGCTATGGGACTTGGTTGGAGTTCTCATAGAAAAGATTTAGCTGATGGATTCGATAAGGCACTTCAAGATGTTGAAAGAGAAAAGTCAACAGTACCAGCACCAATGGATGGGGAAGATGCAGTCAAAACAATACTAAGAGAATCCGGAATGAAACTTGATAATGGAAATATAGATAAAGAAGCTAGTGATCACATGAAGCGTTTCGTTGAGGATGGTAAAAATAACTTCAAGGCAATATTTGGTAATTTCACAAAGAAACCACACTCTAACGAAGGCTTAGAAGAATTAGGCTCTCTTAGAAATCAATTCAAGAAACATGCAGGTGAAACTTTCGTCGTTACTGATTTAAATGCAATCATGGAAAAAGTTGCCAGTTTAAAACCTATGACAGAAGAAGAAATGAATACTATTGCATTTGTTTTAAATAAAAGAGCAGCCATGAATACTAGAGATGAACTTGAAAAATTAGCAGCTGATGAAGAAAAGCAAACACCTACTAGAAAAGACCTGGACAATGCTGAAAAAATGGTCAAGTTTAAATTTGAAGATGCAAGACATTTCGATCATGGAACATTTATTGTATTCCCTGAAATAAAAGATGGTCAAGTTTCTATGACACCAGGAATAGTTTTATCTAACCTTGATACATCATTCATGAGTGGAAAAACTGCTGGGTTTAAGTTTGTATGTGCGAACGATGGAAGAATTAAAATCTTAGAAAAAGATGCATTCTTATGTAAGAAAGTAGATTCAGCTTTCAAACTTGTAACTACAGAACTTAGGGCTCTACAAAATAATGATAACTTCTTTGCACTTAATGGCGATAAGGTTACAATCCCATTAAACATTGGATTTATAGGTAATTTATCTTATGGAAATTCAATAGGAGAAAATAAGATAAGTACTGTTGGTTATTACTATAACTGTAAGCCAATCAATTCAGGATATACAAACAGTTTATTTAGTGGAAAGACTGTGAACTCAGACAGCACAGATATCTATACTCTAGATGAACACAAGTTTGAACAAGTATCACATGAAGATTTCTTAACTGCGAAAGCAAAGGAATCAGGGTTATCGGAAGATATCATCAATTCACTAATGAGTTATTCAGGTAGAACTCAAAAAGAAGTAGTTGTTGCAGATCCTCATTCAAAAGTAATTAAAATTGCTGGAATTATAACAACTAACTTTAAGGACCAAAATGAGTTTGATACAAAGAATCAATTACATGATGCAGGTTATGATGTAGAAAAGGTTGCCTTTGCTCTTAACACTGTAGTTGTTGAATGTGTTGATAGAAGAGTAGGCATATACAACGTCTTTGTTGATTATAAGGATACTAATCAAAGATTCTTTAATCTAAGAAATCAAAACTTCAATAGAATTAAAGAGGGTAAAGTTCGTGCTGTTCTTAGAATACTTAGATTCCAAGGAAATAAGCTAAATGAAATTATATACAAAGCTAAGAATGAACCAAGAGCTAGTTACCCAATACCAGCTGAATGTACTGCACAAGATATTCAAAAACTTCAAGGTGGAGCAATGACAAATGTATCTACTCGAGCAGTTAAGAATATTGTTCAAAAATATGTAAACCCACTAGATATTGCTAAGACATTGGCTTCGACAGTTATGGGAGCTATGATTACCAAATCTGTTGTTAATATGGCTACACCAGGTGGTGCTGTATTTAAGGCTGGAAATATTCTAGGTAAATTAGCTAATGAAACTGCAGAGTTATCACCTAAGTTTGAAAAGTATGCTCAAACACATGAGTCAGAAGAATACTTAGATGTAGCTAGAATATTAGGTATCGGATATAATTTATCTGAAAAGCTTGCAACTATAATTGAGGATAACAATAATTTATATCCAAACATCAAAGAAGTTGTATCTGATATAAGCCTTGCAAGACCAGTATTAGAAAAGATAGCTTATGATTTAACTGCACTCAAGGTTAATGGAACTTATCACAATATCGATACAGGTGTTGATAAGAATGATATTAATCGTGCTGTAGCAACTATCGATAACATCTATAAGATAGCTAAATGCTTAGATGAATCTATTGATAAAGATAAGTTAGACTTTAGCAAGAAATCAGATAAAGATAAAGAAGAAAAAGAAGCAGGGACAGATACAATGTTCGGAGCAACTACTGATGCAGCTTCTAAAGCAGTTAAAAATGTGAATGGAGCAGCAGGCACATTATCTACAATACCTCAACCAAACGTAAACAATGGCGGTGCAATGTAAATATAAAAGAAAAAAAGATATTGAGGGCGAAAGCCCTCCTTTTTTATATTGCTTTATATTTTTGTTTCATTCTGTCTATTGATTTTGTAATTTCATCTTCTACTATTTTCTGCTCTTCAATTGTTAGTATCCTGCTATCATTTTTTGCTATGCTCTTAATATAACTTCTTACTATTTCATTTTTACATTGATCTAATGCATCTACTCCTACTTCTTTAACTATAATTTCAGTTACTCTATCTATTGATTCTTCTGTTGACCTATCTAATTCTTCTGTTGCCTTATCCAATTCCATTCGCTCTTTATTTGCTTTTGTATTTGATATTAATAATGCTGTTGCTACTATTCCTCCTAATACTGTTACCCCTGCTACTACTGCTAATATTATCTTATCTTTCATATTTATCACTCTCTTTCTTTTTATTTATTACGTATTCTTTAATTTCTTATACCACAAGATAGCAAAGATTTTGAGGGCTTTCGCCCTCCTTTTTTATTTTGCTTCTAATTTTGTTTTTTCTTTAAATAATTCATCTCTTTCATCCATTAATCCATTTACTGCTAATTCTCTACTTTCTTCATCTTTTTCACTTCTGAACGGTCTTTCTGTTATCACTTTAACTTTACTATCTATTCTACTAATCTCTGCATTTATTTGTTCTAATCTACTCATATCTATCACTCTCTTTCTTTTATTCTTTAATGTCTTATACTATAAATAAGCGAAGATTTTGAGGGCTTTCGCCCTCTTTTTATTTATTTTCATAATCTTTAATTTTTCCTCTTAATTTATCTACATCACCTCTTACATCTTGTATTGTTACTATTGTTCCTGCTACGAACCCAACTATTGCTGATATTCCTATTGCTAATATTATATCTTTTTTCATATTATTCTACCTCGCCTTCAATTTCATTATTGTTTGTATCTAATGCTCTCATTACTAATCCTGCTGCTAATCCTATCCCTGCATGTACTGCTAAATATAATACTGCTTTTACACCTTCATTTGTCTTATTTTTTATTATATGTTCACTTACTTTTTGTGCTGTTATCACCGCTACTACTCCTACTACATATCCAATTATCATTTTATCTTTTTTCATATTAATCACTCTCTTTCTTTTATTCTTTAATGTCTTATACAAGAAAATAGCAAAGATTTTGAGGGCTTTCGCCCTCATTCTATTTTTCCTTTATTTCATTAACTGGCATGAATACAGTACGAGTAACTCTAAGTAAATCCTGAAACTTAGAGCATGTACTAATAGCTCTTTCTAGATTTTCCTTAGTCTCATCATTTTTTCTCATCAATATGATTTCATATTTTTTATTTACTATAATTTTCCATATACTATTATTGTTAGTGATATGGGGTTCGCCTGTCACTTCATATTCGTTGATGATTGTATTTCTGTCCCAAGCTTTATTATATTTGTTTGGCTTGGTCTCATCGAACAAAGAATCATCGAAGTAACTAGTTAGTGTGGATTCATCTCTTTTTTTGCCATCTCTATCAAGCCACATCTTATATAATTCACCCATAGTCTTGCACTCAACCAATTCATTCTCTAAATCTCTTTTTGTAATATTGATATTTCTGGAGAAAACAATAGTATATTTTCCGTTGACAGTTACTGTCCAATCTCTGCGATTCTCTGAAATAACTTCTGAACGTTCAATCCAGTGCCTATTAATAAAAGTATCTTTTTCCCAAATTATTTTGACATCATCGTTCTTATTTTTCATGTAATCGCAACAAGTTCGAGGATATCGATTCAGGAGCTGATTCATTTCAATCTGAATATCTTTACTAAATTGGAATGGCATATCAAAGTAATCAACATCAGGTACTCTATGCTTGTCTGGACACATGAATCTTTGAAGTCTCTCTAACTCCTCTTTTCTAAGAATTTCAGGAATCATAGATTCGGACACTTGTTTAGCTGTCCATTGCTCTATGGTTTCATCTTGTTTATTTTGCATGTCAGAAATTCTAGGTCTATCTGACATACCTACTCGTTTCAAAAATTGCTGAAATTCATCATCATGCATACGATCCAATGGGTTAGACGTTAAAAATCCTTGCCTAAATTTACGAGGTAATCCAAGTTTTACTTGATACGCTGAATTATCCGATGGATTGGGATCATGAAAAAACCCAGTTACAACTTTAACTTCATCGTCATTACCTAATGAGTCTTTCCATCCTTCAGTATAATCAATAAATTCCAATGGCTTGGTAATACTGAAATTCTCTAAGTTTATCCTCTTGATCTTGCTAGTATAATTGGTTAATGTATCTAAAGTATCTCTTGCTCCTTGAACAGCTAATAACGTTTGAAGTGTATATAAAACATCTCTATCATTACCATCAAGAGTAACTACATATTGGCTTTCTTTCTTCTTTTTCTTTATCTCCTTAGTTCTCATATCTTTAATTCCTGGTATTAAATTATTCTTGCCACCCTCTGATAGCTTGTCATATTCTTGTTTGCTTAATATTATTTGCATAACATATCTCTCCTTATTTGCTTTTTATCATACTTATCTTTACCTATAGATTTTCTTAATCTATATTGTCTGTCCTTGCGAGATTCCTCCCAAAATAACTTTATTTTGCGAGTACTTTCATCTGGAACACCTGCTATTAACCCCAATCTCTTATTTTTAATTGAATGATTTAAATACTTAATGGAATACCTAAACATAACTATCTCTCCTCCTTATGATTCTTCGAATCCAAGATCTATTAAATATTTACGGAACTGTTCAGGACTTGTTTTCTCATTATCATGTTGACTTAGTAAACCTATTAAGTCATAACACTTAGATAATGCTTTCCATGCATCGTTAAACACAGTCATTTTAGGTATTACTTGGGCATCAGATAACACCCATTGTACTGTAATTTCTCCAATGAGATTAGTTTTCTCATCATAAAGCATAATGGTTATCTCATCTTCATAATCATTTTCTTCTATTGCCATTCTTCCTGAATATGTTGCTGAATCTTGAGAAAATTTTCTAATTACTTTTTCTCCCATAACTATCCCCCTCTTTACTTGTACTTATTTCATTTTCTTCTTCCAAGAACTCTACAAATAATTCTATAAAATCTGAATCACAAAAAGTCATTAAATCATGAACTATTTTGTCTGCTCCTATTTGCCCCTTAGCATCGTTTAATCTATTAACTAATCCGATATTATTCATAACACTTCTCCCTCTTATCTATTATTTTTGAATAGGCGAAAAGGAGTATTTAAAACATAAAATACTCCTTTAACTGCATATGCAATGAACACTACAAAATATACAAACAGTAATCTCAAGATAAACATATACTATTCAGCTCCTTTATCTTTACTCATTCTTCCTAATATTTGGTTTTGTAGTTCAGCAACATACATATCTGCGCTGGAACTATCTTTAGTGATAACTTCACACCCATTTACTTTAGCTACTAATCTTAATCTGAACCAATACTCTAATAACTCTTCATCAGAAAATTCATCGAATGGCTTATTTCTCCATACAGGCACTACAAACCCAATCTTTAGTTTGTGTTTTAATTTCCCATATTCAGTTCTTAATGTTGATAAAGCTTGAGTATTCATATCACTCCATGACTTTCCACACCTATCTAATTGAACAATTAATTTGTGATCACTTTCTAAACAATAATCCCACATCTCTTGCATTTCTTCCTCGGTAGTGTTGTTATCTTTTAAAAACTTTTTCATTTCAGAATATTCCATATCAATTACTTCCTTTCAAATTTAAAATATAAGTAAAAAGAACAGGTGACTTTACGCCACTTTGTTCTTTTTACTCTTCTATTGTTTCTACTTTTTCTTCTTCTAATTCTTCATTAAAATCTTCATCATCATCTTTTGCTACTGCTGTTATTATCACTGCTAGTCCCATTGTTATTGCCATTATTTCTGTTGCTACTACTGCTGCTTTCTTTCCCATAATCTTTAAACCTTTTTTTATTGGTTGTTCCTTAAAATCTGTTTCATTTAATTCCTTGTCTATGCTTTTATTTGCTATTGCTGCTGTCACTCCTAATCCTAATGTTATCATTACTGCTCCTACTAATCCTTTTTTCATATTATTTTACCTCGCTTTCATTTTTGTTTATGCCTGCTATCTCATTTATCTTTTCTTCATTTGCTTTCATTGCTGCTCCAATACCTATTGTTGTTACCAATAATATTACTGTTGTTGTTGCTATTCCTAAACCTATTGCTGCTCCTGCCACTATTCCATCTGTTATTTTCATAATTATCACTCTCTTTCTTTTATTCTTTAATGTCTTATACTAAGAAAAAAGAACTAATAAAAATAAGGCTCTCGCTTTATTCTTACTTTAATTTCAATCCAAATTTCTTTAATTGTTCTTCTATTTTACTTACTCTATATTCAGTTAACCTTTTTACTTTCAATAATTCTTCTCTTGTATATTTAATTAAATCTTTTACGTTAAATACTTTTATGTTAAGTAATCCCATATATATTGCTCCTGGTAAATCTAGTTCTTCTATTCTAGCCTTTTCTAAGTCTATATGTTTTATTTTCTTACTATCTTCTATTTCTTGTTGCTTATTCTTCTCAATTCTCTTTATTAATTTAATTTCTCTATCTAAAGCTCTAATTGCTCTTTCTTCTCCTAATTCGTTTATTAATGTTAATATTTGTTCATTCATTTTTATCACTCTCTTTCTTATTTTTCTTTAATGTCTTATACTAAGAATAGATCAAAAAATAAGGAGGAATCAATATGGGAAAACTTAACGCCTATAAGAACTTAATCAATGGAAAATCATTAAAAGAGGCAGAGGGGCTTTTTGAAGCTACAAGTAAAAATCATGCTTATTTACAAGGTAGGCATATGACTGGAGATTTAAAAAGTTCAGCTATAGTTGATAGAGCTACAGAACAAAGAATGAATGCAGAGAAAGCTATGAAAGCTACGAAGTCAGCAACAAACAAAGCTAGGATTGGGACAGGAGCAGGTGTTGGAGCATTAACTGCTGGAGGTGCATATGCTTCTAATCAAAAGACAGCTAGTGATATAGTTGATGAAGCTTTTGAAAAGATGTAAAAAGATTTTGAGGGCTTTCGCCCTCCTTTTTATTTATCCCCTTCATTATTTTTAATGTTCTTTGTTTCTTCTATACTATCTTTTAATTCCTTTATTTCATTATTCCTTTCTAATATTATTTTCATTGAATCATCTAATTCATCTTCTAATTTTTTAACTTCCTTCTCTAAACTACCTATTGTACTATGCTTTAATTCTAAATCTTCTTCTAATTCATGATTTATATCTCTGAAATCTTCTTCTAGTTGTTTTATTTTTTCATTTCTGTTTCTTATTACTTTTTCCTTTCTAGTTATTGTTTCACTTAATTCCTTTACTGATATATCTTTATCACTTAATTTCTCTTTTAATTCATTTTCTATTTTGATTACAATTTCTCTCCATTCTTCATTATTTTTATTTAATCTGTTCATCATTATAATTCCTGTTGTTATTGTTCCTGCTACTGCTGTTACTCCCATTCCTATTACTATCATTATTTCTTTTTTCATGTTTACCACACTCTCTTCCTCATTTTTATTTAATATCTTATACTATAAAGAAATATGTTTTTGTAACTCATCTACATTGGCCATTAAAGAACCGTCGAAATATAATGCACCTTTCTTCGCTAATAACATTAGCTTATTAAAGACTGGGATTGACATCAAACAATTTTCATAACATTTAAGTTTCTTGTCATAGATACCTAATATTATTACCCCATATTCAATCAGAACATTTTTTAATTCCTCGTCAATATATACCTTACCACAATACATTTTATCTTTTTTCATAATTAATTCCTCCTTACTAGGTACTTAGTCCCAATTAGCACATTTCTTCCAACCGAATCCACAAGATGGTCTATTTTCCTCAATGGCCAATCTTATAGCTTCTCTACTCATATAATTTTCTCTACCTGCGACAGCCATGTTATCATATTCATCTAAGACTTCGCCTGTATCTAAATCTATCTTTGATACAGGGATTCCTTTTGAACTACTACCACCAAACATTTCGCCAAGTTCTTTTCTTGTTGCAAAACCTATATTACTTACATGGTTGTACCAAATATTTTCATTCTTATGATATATACATTTGCCCTCAGGAACTTCTAAGAATGCATGGGCAACTAACTTATGAATCTCTACTTCCTTACCATGTATCTTTACTACTAGCCACTTATTTTTCTTCCTGTATGGCATCAGAAGTCTTGGTCCTTTAGATTTATACAATCTTCTGAATCTACCATAATTACTTATTTGATATTCATTCTCAACATTCTTCCATATTTCATCTTTAGGTTTCTCTTTAAGCATTAATTCATAGAGTTCTTCTTTGGTTGTTTTTTCATCAACAATGTAGCGATGTAGAGCTCCAAGCTTATTACGTCTAGACTTATAGACTGCTAAATCTCCTTTGTTCATTCCTGTTATTCCTGATAATAATTTGTAGCTGGTTGGCGTTTTAACATTGTTCATTGGATCATATAAATATAATTGCATTTCTATTGATGCCCCCTTGTGATAATATTGAATCCAAAATTTAAACTCGCACAAATAATATCTTCTACTTCTTGGTTAGTAACTTGACTAATGTTTTCCTTAATTTCATCTTTCGCTTTAATTTCATTATCAGCATCTATTTTTACTGGTATATTGTGTCCATTTTTCAATTTTATAATTCCTACAAATTTCATATTTAATTCCCCCTACTTAAAAAATGTAGCTCTGCAATTAATTATCTGTAATGTTCTGCTGAATAAATCTCTATTTTTCTTAGCTTCTACTGGTTTGTTGCAGATAAATTTTCTACATACTTTTGGTCTAACATCATGGATATTGCAAGACTTATTCTTATTGTTTCTGAAAGGACATACCATATCTATTGGTGGATATTTTTCTAATGGATTGATATTGGACTGCTCCTTTATATTATTATCTGTGACATACTTTTGGACTCTCTTTATTTCTTCCTTGCTCATTGGTAGTAAATTAGTACAGCAATTACCACAATTTGAGCACTCACCGTCCACTGTAAAATCTGTAATCATATCTTTTGCACTTTCTATTATTGCTTCTTTGAATGATACTCTCTCCATTTTTAATACCTCCATAAAATTAGAGAAGAGCAACGATATCGTTGCTCTTCTGCTTTAATATCTTATACCATAAATTTCGAAAGTTTATTAGCTTTCTTATTTCTTATTTTTATTTTATACTAAGGAGGAAGGGAGTTGATGATGTTGAATTATAAGAAATTAATAGAAAAAATAGCAAGCGCTAAAAAAACCATAGTGTTTGATTTTGACGGAGTGATTCACTCCTATATTAGTGGTTGGAAAGGAACAACCAATATACCTGATAAACCAGTAGAGGGAATAAAAGAAGCTATAGATAAATTAAGGCAAGATTATAAAATCGTTGTTGTATCTACCAGATGTTTCCAAAAAGGTGGGATAGATGCTATTAAAAAATGGCTAGAAAAATATGATATTAAAGTAGATGGGGTGGCAAAAGAAAAACCACCAGCAATAATGTATGTCGATGATAATGCAGTATGCTTTGATGGTAATCCGAAACACTTGATTGAGCAAATAGGTAAATTTAATAATTGGATGAATAAGGAGGCAAATATGAATTATAAAGAACAAATAGAAAAGATAGCTTGTGAAAAATTAGCAGAATCATCATATATGAAAGATTTTGTATCGGGGTTTGACCCAACAGGAGTTAGTACATTTAGAAACTCTCTGCAAAATGAAAAGCATCATAAGATTCATAAAGCTGTAGGAGACGCCAGTGGATTTATTAGTGGAGCAGCAACAGGCGCATTAATGCCAGCAGCAATGACAGGGGCAGCAGCACTTGCAGTAAGAAAGAAAATGCCAGGGTTATCACATAATCTTATGAATATGGCAAAAGGAAGTATGGATTCCTTTAATCCAAAAAGAGTAATGAAATACACTAAATCACTAGGTAAGCTATCCGAATTCCAAGGACTTGGTGGCGATTTAATGAGGGAATCTAATAAAACAATGGGTGGCGTAGATAAAGCCGAACAACTATTTAATGCAGCTAAAAAGGGCAAGAGGTTATCAAAGAAAGAACAGGAAGAAGCATTAAATCACATGAAAGGTATGGCTGATTCAGGTAAAAGAGTTAGAGATATAAATTCTAAATTGCAAGATGTAGGTGAGGACCTTTCTAAAAACTATTACGGTGGAAAGAAAGTATCAGAAGGTGGAGAAAGAGCGCTTACCGCATTAACTACTCTAGGAACAGGAGTAGCTGGGGGAGCATTGAATGCATCATCTTCTCATATGCAATATAATACAGGAATGAAAACAAAATCAATGCTTGATGAACAAAAAAAGAAAAGGTAAAAATAGAGGTGGCTAAGCCACCTCTATTTTTACAACCCTACATTTCTCTTGCTTCTATCTAATAATCTCTGAAACTTATCATCATATGCTGTTCTTTGAGATTCACTTATTGGCTCTATCTTCTGTACTTTATTTATTAATTTTACATCTTCTCTCTCTGATACTATTCCTGCTGTTACTCCTAACCCTGTTATCATACCTACAATTATTCTCATACCATTACCCCCATCTAGATTTCTTTTATTATATTGATTCCTGCGCCTCTATGCTTAAATCTCTCAATGCACATTGCATACATTTATGCCCTATTCCTTCTAAAGCTTTCATCAATATCCGTAGATTGAACGCCTCATTTGTGGTATCAAATTCCATTAATTTTCCACATTCTTTACATTTACAGCTAACATTGCAATCCATTTATTCCTCCTAATCTTCAATCTCAAAAATACAATCTTGAATAGACTTAAATTCTGACTTGATATCTTGACACCATTCTTTAATGTCATTACCTCTGAAACTATCAATCATATCTACCCACCATTCAGCCAAAGTAAACAGTATTGCCACTACTAATGAGTAAGGTATATTAATAGGTATCCATAATATCATACCTATTACCTTTAAAAAGGTTTTAATTTTGTATTTAAATCTTTTCTTATATATAAATGTGTTCGAATCTATAGCAACCAAAGTTAAGAATTTACTTCGTGTTTCGAACGTACTTCTTTTTATTCTTATAATTTCTTTCATCTGTTTCCTCCTAATAATTTCTTAATTCCCATATTATCAAATGTTCCCTATTTATTCCAACTGGTATCTCAAATAGGGAAAACTCTACCACCATTCCAATTAATTCTTTACTGGCTATATAATCTATAACTTTTGATAGACCATATATCGATGGTTCTTTTCGCTCTCTCAAATCATGATTATAAATATGATAGACTGGCTCTTGCATCGCCAGTCTATTGGACATATTCTTTATATCACTAAGCGATGCCCTCATAACAAAATCCTTATCTATTTCTATATCTCCTTGCAGCACTAATCTATCGTCTGCCAACGCTAGGCTTTCATAAACTGCAAACTTGGTGTAATTCTTACTTGCTTCTAGAATTTCTTCTCTAGTAAGCTTATATAGGAATTTACCGGATGATACTGATTTATCTCTTATATTGTAATATTCAAAAACATTATCATCTAAGAACTTTTCAAGGTCTTCTGTCTTTGAATCTTTTGTAAATATTCCCTCTAGCATTCTATTTAATCCAAGTCTTTTTATTTCATAATCACTCTCATATTTATTTCTAATCATTACTTACTTTCCTTTCTGTATCATTCTTTAGATAGTTCACATAAGCCATACCTTTCATTGCTTTCATTAATTCTTGAAGTTCTTCGATTAGTTCTGGTATCTCTGATTCATCTATAATTATACTAGAACCATTAATTTTTGCTGCTATCAATTCACCTGTAATATCATATTCACCAATATTACCTCGGAGAATAGATCTTAATTTTGATCTATTCTCCAGAATCTTTTGTCTAGGAACATCGCCATCATGGTCTTTCGCGTATTCATCCCATGTTTTAGGTTTATAGTCTCTCATAACAATATTGTCCTTTGATAGCGCAGGATTTCTATTTATTGTTTTTGAAAGCTTTATATTATCACTAACAATCTCTTTAGAAATCCTATTATCAAGAATAGGATTCTCAACTACATTATTTTCTTCAGGTTTTTTATTATTATCCATCTTATCAATTTCTTCAGGTTTTTTATTATTATCCATCTTATCAATTTCTTCTCTGATTTTCATTCTATTGATATAATTACCTATGGTTGCGTGAGCCAATCCGTATTTATCAGCTATTTTTTTAGCTGATGACCAACTGGTTCCGACAGCCATGCATTCCTTGAGTAATTGCTCTCTTGTTATTTTTGCATCTTCTTTTCTCACTTTAATATCCTCCCCCTCATCTTTCATTTCTTTCTCTTTGATTTTTACCATTTCCTCCTTTATTTTAAACTTAGAAATATAATTACCGACAGTTAATCGGTTCGAGAATCCATAAGTATCAGCAATTATTTGTTGTGCTGTTTTGCTAGTGCCAAGAACTAAGCAATCTTTGAGTAATTGTTCTCTTGTTATTTTTAATTCGTGAGGCATATCATCATTCTCCATTCTACCCTTTATTGTTTTTAATGTTCTGCTATATATTCTTGATACGTAAGATTGGGACAAGCCTAACTTCTCCGATAATTGAAGCTGTGTCTTTTCATTAAAAGCAATCTCTGTCACTATCTCTTTATCTCTATCTGTTAGATTCTCTATTACTTCTTGTAATTCAATACATTGATATTTTTGAACAACATCATCTTCTATATTGATACTGTCAGGAATAAAAGATTGTAACTCTTCCTCACTATCATCTTTTCCAAGTATTGTTCTATTAAGGCTATCACAAAAATAATTCTCTTTATTTTTTCTATTGTACATGAGAATTTCATTTTGCACTATTCTTGCTGCATATGTTAGGAATAATATATCCTTACTTACGTCATATTTATTATAAGCTTTTGTTAATCCTATTGATGCAATTTGGCATAAATCATCAAATTCATATTGTCTGAGCCATGATTGACAGGACTTATAGATGAAGTTTTTAAATTGTTCATAAACTTCATCTATAGACATTTCCCTTATTTCTTCCTTTGAATCTATCTTTAATTTTATAGATTTTCTCTCCATTTCCTCCCCCAATATGTTTTATTTTTCAGGTTCTTCCAAGTGCTTGATGTCAGGAGTATGAGTGTCTTGCTTCTCACATTCTCTTAGCATTTGCAATAATGTTACTTCTCTACGATCTTTAGGTTGAATATAATGACATACTGGTTTCATTTCCATTTCATTGTAATAATATTTACACTTGTTTCCAATATATTTATTTTTTGAAGTTTCCATTTTTATATCAAATTTATCTGCTTTTAATTCATATTTAGTTAGGAGCTCTTTAACTCTTTTATCTTCGATGAAGAAATTCACATCTGTTATTATTGCTATCTCCTTATCAATAGCAAGCCTATCTATTATTTGTTGCCAAACATCTTTAACAATTATATCTAACTCTTTTACAAATTCTTCGTTATTATTTTTCATTATTCTTCACCTCATCAACTTTCTTATAATTTTCAAGTGGACACCAATCGGGAATATAATTATCCTTGAGTTCAAAGTTTTCTTCATCATGAGATAAATCTAAATCAAGGTTATCACAAACTCCAAGATTTCTACGTTTACTTCTAAGTTGCATATATGGGCATTTTTTACATTCATGAATCTGTATCATCTTAGTTGGTTTTTCTTCATCCAATGACAGTGTGAATGTTATGCTATTAGGGCAATAGTGATATATTTGATCATTCTCAACATAATAATAATCATTAGGATTAAAATCAATTAAATTCGATATATCAACTAAATACAATTCCTTATCGCCATAATAAAAATGTATATTAGCAGTATCTTTATCTCCATCAACTTTTGCGCTTATTCCATCATCAAGTCTACCCTGACTAATAATACTTTTTAGAAACGAATTAAGATTTGAACTTATACATGCCAAAGTATCGCTAGTCATCGGCTTATTAACGAATTGATTTGTTATCCCCCGTATTCGGTTACGTATTTCTTTAATAATTTCTTCACTATCTTTTACTATATTCATCATTTTGATGATCCCCCATTCTTTTATTTTGTATATAAAAATAAGATAAGCTATAATTATAGCTTATCTTATTGAATTTTCAATACTTTTCATTTATTTCTCTTATTCTATTATCTGTCCAAGTATCATCAAATTGTCTTGGATAAAATAAAACATGGCTCTCTTTGTTATCTTGCAATAAATTGGACCACTCATTAATAGTCATATCTCTAGTTAAATTAGATAACTTATTAAATGTTAAGTCCTCGTCATGACTAAACGACCACAATATTAATTTATTCTTATCACTGCCATATCCATCTGTTCCCACATTTATATATTTAGTATACCTATCAACAGTTTCTTTGTCTGCCATTATAACTTCACCATAGACAAATAAATCCCTACCTTTTAATCCCGACAGTATCATTGGCCAAAAATTAGACCCATCAAAATCATCAGGCAATTCTATGTGCTTAGCTGCATCGAACCTAAATCCTTTTACTCCACATCCAAGTAAGTCATGAAGATATCTAATCATAATAAATTGAAGTTCCTCATTACTTGTATTTAAATCAGGTAGATTTATTCCCCAATGAGTAACTTGCCACCTATCGTTATAATTTTCTATACCTCTTCGTTCATGAAAAAAATTAGGATTGTTTCTGATTGATGGATCTACATTTTCGTGAGGGATAAATGAATTTAAGCCATCACCTGCATTAGCGACATGATTGAAAACCACATCAACTATAATTCTAATACCGTATTCATTTGCCTTTTCGCAAAGTTCTCTTAAATCATTTTCATTCCCTAAAAAATTACCAATCCTAAAATTGGTAGGTTGGTAATAAATCCACCAGGGACCAATCCACTGTTTCGTTCCTTGAAGCGGACTTACTTGTATAATTGTAAAACCTTGACTAGCTATTTTTCTTAAGTTATCTATAATATCACTTATCCTCCAGTTAAAAGCTTGAAATATTTTTTCTCTCTTCATTCTCACTCTAACTCCTTCATAATATTAGTTCATTTACTAATATTATGAAATAAAGCTTGAAATACTTCAAGTCTTTTATTTAATATCTTATACTAATAAAAAATATTAATGGGGATTTATCCCCATTAATCATAATTCTTCAATCATTAATTCTTTTTTATATTCTATGTAATCTAACTTATCTAATGTCTTTGTACATTTACCATTTCTTGTTAATAATCTAATTTTACTATCAAACCTATTATGTATATCTTCCAATTTATTCATCTTTGTTTCATATTCTTCAAATTCATTTTTATTTATTTCGTATCCCATATTATCTACTCCGTTCTTTTTAATATCTTATACGAGAATATTGTGAGGGATTTTAACCCCTCACCTTAATTTTTTATATTTTCTTTTATTTTTCTTTTTGCTTTTTCTGACATATGATATGCCCCTGCCATCACTAAATTTGCTACTACTATTGCTATTCCTATTTCTATTCCTGCTACTATTCCTCTTTTAATCATCTTAATCATTCTCCTTCTTATTTTTAATATATTTTGTTGCTATACTAACCACTATTAAAACCATTATCGTTGCTATCATCCTTTCCATTATAATCATTCCCTTTTATTTTATTGTTTAATGTCTTATACTATAAATAGATTAAAGATTAAAGAATAAAAAGGAGGATCATATTATGGGTTTCAACGAATACAAAAATTTAATCACAGGAAAGACATTGAAAAAGGCAAAAGGAGCGCTCAATAAAGCAGAGGGAGCATTAGATAAAGCATCAACAAGACTTACTGATCCAGCAAATGGAAGCAAAAATTTATCTAATCAAGGAGCTCACATGCAAAGAATAAGCGATATAGCTGATAAAGCTAAAGCTAAAGCTGACAGTACAAGTTCTGCGACAAAGAACGCAAGGGTGGCTACTGGAGTAGGTGCAGCAAGTCTTGCAGGTGCAACTGGAGCAGGATATGCTGCTGGAAGTAAAAAACAAAAAACGGCTAGCGATATAATCGAAGATCAATTCGAAAAAATTGCAAGAGATAGAGATGATGATACTGAAACTAGAATGTGGAGAGATAGAATTGCTCCAGAATTCGGAAGAGGCTTTAAAACTTTCGGAGCAATGTTACCTGTTGGAATAGCAATGATGGCGCATTCTCATAGTAAAGGAAATATGGGTCAGTTAAGTGCAAAGCAATTAGGAGTATTGGGGATAGGTAGTGCTGGAGCAAATGCAGCATTTAGGGCTCACGATACTAATAAGTTGCATGAAAAATATATCGGAGGAAAAGCAGGCAAGGAAGAGCACTTAAAAACACAATTAGGTGGTGCTGCTAATTATGCTGCTAGTGGATTAAGTCAACATGCTCCTGGTATGGGATTAGTAGGATTAGCAGCAAGTCTTGGAACAACACCAGAAGCTGTAATTCAAAAGAAAAGAAGAAGAGCATTAGCTGAAAAAGAAGCAAGCACTGTAGTTAGTGATACTTTTGAAAAAATCGCTCAAGCTACAATTACACTAAATGAAGAAAGAGAAAGAGGCTTGAAATCGCCAGTACCTAAAGCTGAAATCACAAAAAAAGAAGAAGCTGCAAGAAGTGTAACTTCTCCAATTGCGAAAGCTACTATCACGAAAAAGGAAGAAGAACATCATGGATTAAATCATAAGCTTGGCAAAGCTGAAAGTGTAAGAAAAGAAGAAGCTGAAAAAGGATTAGATCATAAACTTTCTAAAGCTACAATTGTAAAAAATGAAGAAGCTGAAAGAGGTAAGAAAAATAACTTAACTCATGGAGCAGGTGTTATATCTACAAAAAAAGCTTTAGCAAAAACAGCTATGGATATAGTTAATGACATAATTGAAAAGAAATAAAGAGTTGGGCATTGCCCAACTCTTTATTTCTTTATTGAATCTCTATATTTACTTATTTCTTCGCCTTGTGCGATTAAATAGTATTTCTGAAACATCACTCCTTCTATTTTTCTGTATGCTACTATTCCTAGTATTCCTAATCCCAATACTATTGCTACTGTTTTGTTTTTCATTAATTTCACCTCTTTCTATATCTTGTTTAATATCTTATACTATAAATATAAAACATTAGGAGGAGAATATATGAATTATAGAAATCAAATAGAAAAAACAGCAGTAGAATATACAAAAAAACAACTTGCGAAAAAGTGGGGAGTTTCTGTAGATGAAATTTCAAATAAAGATCTCGACTATGCTGAAAAAGAACATAATAAAAAAGTTGCTAAGGGTGGAGCAGGAATTGTTGGTGGAGCAGTCGGAGCAAACGTTATAAATAAGGCAAGGCAAGAAGGAATGCTAGATGGTGTAGTTAGAAGATATCACAATACGAAGAAAGATAATGTTAGTGGAATCAAAGAACATGGAATATTATCAAATAAAGCTATGGACCCTGATAACCTAACTTCTATGGCAGCAGGTATAGGAAAAGAAGAACAAGCAGGTAAAACTTATATGGCGAAAAAGAAAGGTGTAGCTGATGGAATAGGAATGAGAAGAGATCAAATTGATAACGGAAGACTTATGCCAGATCTTTTTGGTGCAAAGAAAACTCAAGAAACACTAAAAGTTAATATTCCTGTTAAGGATTATAAGGGTATGCATAAAGTAGACAATCCAGAATTAATGGGAGCTAAGAATGCTAAAGAATTTCAAAAAATTCTTCAAAAGAAAGTGGATGGCAATATCATGTATATGGGTCAAAAAATTCCTATGAATGTAGCTAGAAGTGGATTTAATCAGTTAGGTCCACAAACAGATGTTATTCAAGGAGATATAGCATCAAAATATGTAAAGGGTGGAAAGGGTTATGAGAAACAAACATTAAAAGGTATTGGTCGGTTCATAAAGGAAAACCCTAAACATTTTGCTAAAGGTCTTGGACATGTAGGATTAGGAGCAATCCCAATAGCTATAGGGGGAAAACTGTTAGCTGATTCTTTCAAAAAGACAAAAAATCCTCATCACAAAGAAGCAAATGAAATCATCGAAGAATGTTTTGAAAAAATTGCAGGAAAATAATTTGTGGGCTTTCGCCCACTTCTTATTTATTAATTTCCTCATGTTCTGTTACATAATTATATGCTTGCTCTAAACTATCATATTCATCTCTAATTTCTCCATCTTTTATAAACGTTATTGATCCATTATCACTCTTTGCTATTTTAATTTCATATTTTTCTGCATGTCTATTTAATTCCTCATTCATTTTATGATCTTCACTTGCCTTTTTAATTACTTGACTTAAATCTCCTAAACCTTCTTGTGTCATTGTTTCATTAATTCCTTTAATTGCTTTCTTTGTTATCATCATTCCTGCTATTGTTCCTACTACTGTTAATCCTCCGATTACTGCTAAACTGTTTACTATAAATTTTTTCATGTTTATCACTCTCTCTTTCTGTTTTTTATTTAATATCTTATACCCTATTTATACTATTTTAAAAAATAGTATTGACAAAGTATTTTTAGAAATGATATATTATTATACATGATGTGGGAACGCGATATAGTCAGAGGAGAGGCTTTGCAATTTCTAGAATTGTATATCTTGATATTTACTGGTTCGAATCCAGTCATTTCTGCATTATAGGGACTATAGCTCAAACGGTAGAGCACAGGCCGTAAGCCTGGTGTTGATGGTTCGATTCCATCTAGCCCCACTATTTTATGCAAGTATTAGTTCGATGATAGAACACTAAGGAAGCTTCATTAACGTGACTTAGAGATTATGAGGTTGAAATCCCATGACTTGCACCAGAAGGCTTGGTATCCAGCAAGTTACCAATTAGTGTTGACTGATAATTATCGGTTGGCGCTAAGCCAAAATAATATGCGGAGATAGGCTTATTGGTAAACCGCTTGACTAATAATCAAGTGTAGTGGGTTTGATTCCTACTCTTTGCACCAATACAATACGAGCCATATTTGAAAGGTTTCTAGGCTTAGAAAGTAACGACGAAAAGAAGTTACGAAAATAATTAGAAACAACTTGGAGAAGTGGTGAAATTGGTAGCCACGATAGCTTGCTAAGCTATTGTCGAGAAATCGGCATGGAGGTTCGAGTCCTTTCTTCTCCGCCAAAATAGCCATTTACCTTATTGAGTTTCCGGGCTAGGTCAAATAATTAGAAACTCTCACTATGGAGAGATATGCAAATTGGAAAAGGCAGGCAGACTGTAAATCTGTTGAGTTCGCTCATTGTAGGTTCAAGTCCTACTCGCTCCACCAATAAATCCGTACACACCGCGCTTTTGCGGTTAGGATTGGCTACGATGTGTATAAGGAAACTCTCCAAGCTGATACGGAGTTATAACGGCATAACCATTGTCGAGTAATCAGTATTTTAGGTGACTTCCAGGAAAGACTGGATTTAATATGGGCGAATAGCTTAAGGGTAAAGCGTGTCAGCTGGTCTGAAAGTCGGAGGTTCGAATCCTCAATCGTCCACCAAAGTCAAAAGGTTTCAGAAATTATGTCTCCTCGACTTAAAGAGAATAAGTGATCTTGGTAAATATGTGTAGTACTGCACCGCAAGAGGTCATGAGTTTCCACCGTTAGGTACCTAAATAGGAGAAAATTTCGGAGAGTTCATGAGGAGCTCATCACTTAGTAGGTTGGGACTAAGTACAGAGAATATGGCGGAATGGGCATACGCTGCTAAGTCAGTTTAGTGCTTTGTACTAAACTGATAAGATTAGCTTGTCAGATGATTCATAATCTGGCTGTGTTGAAATTATACATGGGAAATCCATTGGAGGTTCGAATCCTCTTATTCTCTGCTTGCTCTGCTGATTCAATGTTTTAAGTTTATACTTAAAAATGCTAAGATGATGTGGGGCATAAAATTAATATTGTAAATAGAATATTAGGAAGTATGAGAAGAAAGAAGTAGGTAAACCTAGTTTTGCGAATAAAGGCGAGATTAGTAAGGCATCATCTTGCAGTATTGTTAACTTCTGCAAGCCTAGTATTATATTTAGAGTATTAATTTACTCTTACATGCCCAGTGTAGCTTATGTTTGGTTAAAGCACGATTTAAAACACTAACTTAACTTTTCCGGATTGGGTTATTTAAAGATTTAAATTTGAGTAGGCGGTTCAAATCCCTCACTGGTCGTACATATGGAGCGATACCCAAGTGGCTATAAGGGGGCAGTCTTGAAAACTGCTAGGTCGGTTAGTCACCGATGCCAGAGTTCGAATCTCTGTCGCTCCGCCAAAAGAGCCTCACAAGCCTCTGTCATTTCACGACATGCTCAAATCGTGACATTTAGTATGATTTATCATACAGGTATTGGACTAGCGGAAATACCGCAATGGATACCAAAAAAGATTTTCAGGGGATAGCTTAATGTGGTAGAGCTGTATTCTTAGAATATGTATGCGCAAGTTCGAACCTTGCTCCCTTGGCCAGTGGCAGAAACAGTGGGTTTCTCATATCAGCATTCGTGTACTTTTGCTTTAGTTCTCTCCGGTATAGGCTAGGACTTCTAATCCTTGACCTCGGCGAAAAAACGGTGCATTTGTATAGTGAAGAATGATACTGTTTAGTGGGTTCGAACCCTACAAAAAAGACTTCGCTTGTGGCCGTTGCAGCCCACAAGTAAAAATAATTGATATCTTTGTCAGATAACAATCTGCATGGTAAACTGAAACTATATCGATTATGTGAGGGATTTTATGAAGTAGCACCTCGAAAAATAATAGCGTGGCTTATCGCCACGCTATTATTTTATTTATTTTCTTTTTTTATATATTTCGTAAGAGCAGTGTTTTCTCCATCTACTCTGCAAAATTCCATTTCTATTTTATCTCCACTCTCAAATTCTATAATCATAGGATTGCCATAATGGACATCACTGATAGTTTCTCCAATGATAGGATTTTTCTTGTTATCAGACATATTAATTCCTCCCTAAAATGGTTTTGCTAGTTTTTCCAATCTACGAATATGTCTATCAATTCGCCTTATAGATTTCTGTTTTTGTTTAATTGATCTGCATTTGTTGTTCCATCTCCTTACTACATCTTCATCTTTAGTGATAGCTCTAAGCATTGTATTTATGATTTCTCTATCCAATAGAACCTTTTTATTCTTTTTCTTTTCTAATGATTCACGAACTTCGCTCATTTTTTACCCCCATATTCCTCATTCTAAATCTACCACTTTTAAACATCCTAACAGAAAATTCTATATTGCAATCTTCACATTTACTCATCTGAAGAACAAAACAATCACTCTTAATTGGAACGCTTTTGTGTCCGCAAGCCATGCACTCTAAATATTGCTTAAAATCTCCTTCTTGATTATTTATCATTTCCTTTGTTTTTGATATATCTTTTTCCAATAAATTCAATACTTCTATTACTTCGTGCCTTTCACTATTTAAATCAAGATTATTTAAGGACTTAAAATCTTTAAATATTTTTGTTATTGATTCCTGTACTTTTCTCAACCTTATTCATTCCTTTCATCATTTTCTTAATAATTGCTGGATGTGCCATCAATATCTTATTCTCAAAAATATAGATATTTTTATTTGGGATTGGCTTGCGTTTATATCCATATTTCTTGATCCATTTCTTTTGTATCCTTTTGTTCTTATTTCTTTTAGATGGGTATTCTAAGAATCCATCAGTAAGTTGTACGTTTTCTATTACCTCTAATCCATGTAATGAAATGTTTCCAAAATTAGCTATTCTCATTCCATCAAAAAAATTATTACACACTGCCATCATATCACCCTTGCCAAAATTTATTCTTATTCCAATTTTTAATTGACTTACCTTTCTTGTTAGCCTTGCCTACCTCGTTACCTATCTTCTTAAAATCAAAATCATCCATTACTTCAAATCTATCCATAGTGTTAAGTATCATATCCTCTTTCTTTACAGGTTTCTCAGCCGGAATTACAAGTTCCCCATTCGCTATAGCTTCAAGTAAAAAAGCTCTCCCCTCGAAGCCTACACTTGCAACGCCTATTATGATAACTTTCTTCATTTTTGTCCTCCCTGCATGTATTCAGGATTTCCATTCTCCCATTCATATTGGCTCGGATTTTGAGTTTTATTTATTAGATGATTAATTGTATCTAAGTACCTAGAGAAATTAATTGCAGAGCCTCCTAATGAGTTTCCTGTTGTTTTTATTTCATATCTATAATTCTTTAATTCCGTTATTTTTACTGGTACATTTTCAAGTACTATAGTTCCAGCTTCTAGAATAGTTCCGTAGACACTGTTCTTTTCTTTGAGCTTATATATATCTTTAGATATCTTCTCCATTTTTCTCTTATTTATGTCAATAAAATAAACTCCTTCTATTGCTCTAACTTTGTAAACTTTTAAGAGTACTCCCTCAGTTATCCTATATACATCTAGATATTCATTTTCTTGAACTGTTTGATAAATATATTTTGACATTTTAATCTCCCCCTCATATTAAAGCAAAAAATAAGGAACATTGCTGTTCCCCTAATTTATTTTGCTGCTAATTCTTTTTCTTCATTTATTCTTAAAATATCTTTTTCTATTTTCTTAATTTTAATTTTTAACTTATCTGCTTTTTTCTTACTAAATTCACTACCTTCTTTTTCATACTTATCTAATGATTTATTCATTGCTTTGTAATCCAATACCATATTGTCTATCTTCTTGTCACACTCTTTAATTGTTTTTCTTTTTTCTATATTTACAATAATACTGTTATGTTTTATTTTTGAATTTAATTCCAATATATCATTTCCTAATTGATTTATATCATTTTTTAATCCTGGATGAGCAAATCTCTCCTTTTCATATTTTTTTGTCATTGATTTGTACTCTTTAATTAATCCCTTTAATATTTTTTTGTTTTTGTTATTTTCTGTCATTTTCATTACTATCACTCTCTTTCTTCTTTTTAATATCTTATACAGTAAAGCCCCTAACGTTTAAAATAACCCCATTCTCGTCTTTCTTAGCCTTCGTTGTGTTCGGAGACATAAAGTTATTAACCATAGGATAATCTTGCTCTTGTAGAGCTTTAAGCACCTCTCTACTGACGATGTAGAATTTATCACTTTCTATATCAATAGGAAACTTTACATTGTTATAACTTTTCTTAAAGATAGAAAAATTATCTACATTATTAATTTCTTCTTGAACAAATTCTACTCTTACTATTTTCCCACTAGGAGGAATTATTATTTCTTTGCCATCTTTGTTTAATACATTTATATTATGTGCTACTAAATTAATTATTTTCATAAATCTCCCTCTTTCTTATTGATACTAATCAACTCCTTGATTAAAATAAGAATCAAGGAGTTGATATTAATGAATATTCATCTTAGAAATAAATATAAGGATTATATTGAAAAACAGGCACAAGAATTAACTATGAATGATAAAAGAATCAACAAAATTAAAAATTGTGGTCTCAATAAAAATCTCTTAGAGATATCTTACAAAGACAAAAAAGGTACTAAAACAAAAAGATTGGTTGAACCCTACAAACTTTCAGGTGATGATTTTTGGGGGTTCGATACTACAAAAAATGAAATTAGGAGATTCAAAACAAAAAATATAAAAGGTATCAAAGAAACAAAGAAGCCTTTTGAGGCTAGATGGAACATTGAAATTAATTAAATATATTTCATGTATTCCGTCATTTCTTTCTCATCATCATGATGCACTATATTTATTCTCTGATTATTAAGCCTTTTATATAATTTGTAATTCAATCTCTTCTCCATTTCATCGCAACGTACATGGTCAGTATATTTATAAGAAAATGTTTCTGCAAGCATTTCATTTATATGATTTTCACTATTATATTTGTTTGAAATTATATCATAGCATTCACTGTATTTATCTTTTATTTCGTCCTCAAATAAATGTGTTAATTCATGGAAGAAAACATGTAAAAGATATTCCTTTGTATTTTTAGTGCTTTCTTTAGAAAGCACTCTTTTGGCTCTGTCTAAAGATATTGATATTCGATAAGGTAATCCCATAAGTTTAATTATTTGAGTTTTGTCCATCGGATAGACTGCTGCAAAACTTTTATATTCCTTATCGAAATCTTCGTAGAATTTAGAATTAATTAGCATAGAATTGAATTGTGTATCCTTTGCACTTGCTATGAAATCTTCGTCATTGATATATTTTATTATGACTGAACAGTTAGGTTTTATTACGTTTTTCGAAAATATTTCTAGGGCTTTATCTAAACTTTCTTGCATTGTATTTTTTGTTATCTTCATGAATTATCTCATTCCTTTCAAATAAAAAACAGTCATCAATTTCTGATGACTGTTTTAATTATGCTTGATTAAATATTGTATCACAATCTGTACATATAGCCTTGATTTCTTTTTTACTCTCAAAGCTTGCTCCACAATCAGGACACACGTATTTGAGTTTAGTCGATGGCTTTCTAGTTTTCTTCGGAGCAACAAAATTAGTTCTTTTCCATGAAAACACCGACTTATCAATATCCAAAGAATCAACAAACTCTCGCATAGAATCAGTTAGTGTTGTTACTGACCAACCAATTTTATCTGCTCTTTCTATGTGTAATCCTCTTGATTCTGCTGCATCTCTGAATTTTGTATTATGTGTTTTTCCATTAGCATTGACGTCTTGGATATTGTTATAAATATTATAGAGATGAACCATCTCATGTTGCATTGTTCCGCAAAGTTCATGAAAGGTTCTGTTTAAGTATTCTGCACACATTGTAATTTCATACTCTTTTTCGTCCTCGTTTTCTCCACTCCATATCTGATGAACTGAACACCAACCTAATGTACTTTTCTTTTGTCCATGAGTTTGAACCACAATCATAGGTTCTTTTAGTTGCCCATCAAAATATTTGATATTAAATTCGATAAACATTTTTCTTAGCTCTCTTAGTATTACTTCCATGTTTGTATTCATAGTTATTCATACCCCCATAATTTTAATCTTTCATTTAGTATACCTCCAATCTATAAAAAATTAAAGAAAAATAAATCAGTAGGACTTGAACCTACGACATGTCATATAGACCGCTCTAACCAACTGAGCTATAATTTATTTCTTTCTCTTTAATATCTTATACCATTTTATAGTGGATTGATTAAGTTTTAATCAATCTTAAGAGGATGGACTACTGCATTTTTATCAGCTGGCAAAAATTCGTACGAAACGTCCTCCCCATATTTAATAAATTCCAATCCACTTTCATCAGCTAATTCCTTTGCTAGTTTGGTTGGATATTCTCCTTTAAATATAACCTTTTTTATTCCTGCCTGAATGAGTCTTATTGTGCAAAACACACATGGTTGCGTAGTAACATACATAGTTGCTCCATCACAACTATTTCCATGTTTTGCACATTGATCTATTGCATTTGATTCAGCATGACCAGCTCTACAAAACTCCAATCCCTCCCCTGACTTAAATCCCATCTCTCTCCTTTTGCAGTAACCAATATCTGTACAGTGAGTTGCTCCACTTGGTGCGCCATTATATCCTGTAGATATAAGGTTTTTATCTTTTACTATTATTGCACCTACTTTTCTGGAACAACAAGTACTTCTTCTTTTTGTTTCCTCAGCTATATTCATAGCCCATCTAGAGAATGATATTCTTGACATATAATCACTTTCCTTTCCAAAGAATTATTTTTATCATATAATTATACTAATAAAGGAGGTTCGATTGTTATGAATGAAATAAATAATTTAAGTGAAGAAATACTTAAAACTGCTGGATTTGCTCAAGTAGGTAAATTTCTAGGTAGAACAACTGGCGGAGCATTGCTTGGGGCTGGAATCGGCTCAATGAAGGGTGTATCAGCTAATGAAGCTAATCCTGGTGCTTCTCCGGATGAAAAGGCTGGAAATATAGCTGGTGGAGTTATGGGTGGATTAGCTCTTGGTGGATTAGCAGCAGGTCCAGGTGTTAGTGCCGCTAAGAAATTAGGTTCTGCTGCTCTTGGGGTATTCAAAAAAGCAGATATGGAAATTCCTCATGACGAAGATAATAAGATGACTGATGAGGAAAAGGAAGTTCAAGAAAGTCCAAATGAAGATGAGAAAAGAAGAATGGTAAATTCCGTAACAGAAGAAGATGAAAAAAAAGAATACTATAAAAATAAAATAGAGAAACAAGCACTACTAAAGCTTTCGGGGTATATGGGTGATATTAATTGTGAACAATGTGGCTATGCAGGAAAGCCTGATAGTGAGGATGGTAGATGCCCTCAATGTGGAGCAATGTGTGGTGTAATGCCTAAAGAAGCGCCACAAGAGAGAAGAGATGATCTTCATGATGTTGATCATGACAGAAGTAGATTATATGATGATATTGAAAGAGGAAAAAATGAAATAAATAGTTTCTATTAAATAATAGCTGGGGCAGAACCCCAGCTATTATTTATTTTTCTTCCCAATATTTTTGTTTATTTTTTTCAAAGTGTTCATTTGTTTCAGCGAAAATTCGATTTCCTTCTTGCTGTATTTTAATGATAGAATCATTAGTTATTTTCTTTAATTCATTGGATATATTTTCTGTAGCTTTATTTTCAGCTTCTGCTACTTTTGTTATTGTATCTTTCGCTCTAGTGATAGATTCTTCTATTACATCATTTGACTTAGCTAGTATTTCAATACTGCTCTCGAAGTCAGCACTATATTTATTTAATGATTCATAGATCTCATTCTTAAATATTTCATTCTTATTTTCATTTACTGCTATAGCCTTTTTATTTGCTCTATTGCTTTTTGTCATTATAACAGCAGTTAATGCTCCACCTATTGTTCCTGATATAATTGTTAATCCTCCTAGTATACCATACACTGTTAATTTTTCTTTATTGATCATCGATATCATCCTTTCTTTTTTGAGAACAAAAAGAATAAAGATTTTCATCTTTATTCTTAATATATTTCTTCCAAATTATTCTTTATTTAGTTTCTGATTGATCTTCTTCATTTTCAACTTTCTCTTCAACTTTTTCATTGTTTTCTTTAATTTTGTTTATTATATCCTTTTTGTCTTTTCTTGCCATAAATGTTATTGCTCCTGTTGCTATTCCTGCTACTACTATTGCTGCTCCTCCAATTAATCCTGCTTTCCCTACTTTTTCCTTAATTTTGTTTATCATGTAAATCATCCTTCCTTCTTTTATTATTTGTTCTATTTACAAATATCTTATACCATTTATTATTATTTTTAAAAAATAATAAATTAAGTTATAATGAACCTATGATAATTATATGATAGGAGGAAAATTAATGAGTATTGAATTATATAAACAAGAGATAGAGAAACAAGCAGGCATAGAAAGTTTAGTTAAGGGTGCGATACCTGCAATAACTAAAGGTGTTGAAGGTTTTGCAGGTAAGTCATTAGCAAGGAGAGCATTGACAGGTGCTGCTGTTGGAGCAGGGATTAAAGGATTAACGTATCAAGCGCCACAAGGTCAACCATCTACCGCGGGAGGTAGAATTGGAGCAATGGCATCGGGGGCATTGACAGGAGGATTAGCAGGAGGAATGCTAAGTAAAGGCAATTTAGCTTCAGTAAAAGGAATGTTCGGGAAAGGTACTGCAGCTTCGGCAGGAGCAGTCAAAGGATTAGCAGGAGCAGGAGCAGGAGCAGGAGCAGGAAGTGCAGCTCCAGCCTTAAGTCAAGCAGCAATAAATATTCCATCTGGTCAGGTTTTTGGATCAATGGGAGAAGCTATGAATCACATGAGGGGATAATAAATGAAAGGAGAAACGCAATGAAATTAGAGAAGATAGATAGGGCATTTCTGAAAGGTTCCATTGATAGAGAAGTAGCTTATATGATTGCTACTTCCCATGAATACAAGACACCTAATGAAGATGGTGCAATAAAACTTGTAAAGAATTATAAATGGCAAAAGAAAATGATGAAGATAGATAAACTACAAGGTATCGATAAACCTGTAAATAAAGAAAAGGTGTTTAATATTGCAGAAACTATAAAGCCTGGAAATATTAATCCTTTCATGGTGGTAGATAAATTCCAAGGAATTACCCCTCAAACAAAAGGTCATTCTATTTTGCTTGATGGACATCATAGAAAGGAAGCTTGCGAATTTAAAGGAATCAAAGAAGTTCCTGTATATTATGGTAAATACACAGGTGGAGCAGAAAAAAGCATAGAAGAACTTATTGAACAAAAAGCAAATGAGATACTTAGTGGATTTGATAAAGTAGCCGAGAAAAGATACAAAATGAAAGATCTTAAAAAATATCAAATACCTTTAACTTCTGATGAAAAGAAAATAGTAAGAGAGGGTAAGGCGGTTTGGTATAATAATGGAGAATTAGGTATATCGAAAGCATTTATGCCTAGTGGAGAAACTATATACTTCTGCTACACTCATAGAGCATGTGCTACTGCACCAACATTAAAAGGTGCTATAGGAAAGTTTTCTTTCATCAAAAGCACAGCTAGCGAGGATAATGATAATAGTATTGAAAAAGAAGCTGGAGAAAATGTTTATTATCATGCTTCACCAGTTCAAGGAATAAAGAAATTTAGATTATCAGAAGATACATCAGGAAACAACAAAGGAGATGTTTTATTCGCGTCTAAATATCCTTCTTTCTCTGCTGCTTTTGGATTAAAGTGGAATGATGGTACTGCTAGATTCAATGTACTGACTAAGGATAGTAAAGTTCCTACGGAAAGCAACTACACAGGCACAGTATTAAAATATACTAGTGATGTAGATATAAACAAACCTTGTTCGATGTACAAAATAAAAGGTGATTTTAAGCCTCTAAGATATAAGAATGATATTGAGAGCATAACTACAAATAAAGATATACACATAGTCTTTGAAGAACAATTTAATAGTTTTAAGGATATGGCAAAGGAATATGGATTAAAACTATTTAAAGTATCAGAAAGCCATATTATGAATCAGCTTAAAGGAAAAAAATCTTCTAACTTTGAGAAGAAATCTAAGGAATACTATATAGAGGAAATAGAAAAACAAGCAATATTTGCTGGAGGAAAAATGTATGGAAAAAAATTAAGAGAATCTCCAGTTGTTCAAAAAGTAACTAAAATAGTTAAGGACAATGCTTTCGATACTCTTTTTGATGCACCCTTTCCACTTTTAGCGATGTCACAAAGAGATTTGGATATTGCTAAAGAAGGAATAAGAAACGGACTACAGGTTGCAAAGCCAAGGGCATCAATGATAGCAAGTGATACCAAGAATAAGATTAGGGCAATTTCAAATAAGTTACAGCCTGCAAGAGATAAGTTTAATGACTTAAGTTCAAAAATTTTTAAAACGAATATGGGCGAAGAGGAAGGTGTATTGTAATATGAATTACAAAGAACAAATTGAAAAAGAGGCAGTAACTGGCGAATACAGAAGCGGAGATTTTGGAGGTAATTCCAATCAATCAGCAGATAGTGGATTTAGAAGTGGTCAGTTCAAAAAGACTAAAGAACAATATAAGAACGATATTAATCAACATACAAGGAGTGCGACGAGATATGCGACGAGCACTCCGACGAGAAGCAACGAAGCAAAACACCAAAAGACTAATAATGAAGCCTTATCTATACGCGAAAAGACCGATAAACATTTGAGTGATGTAACTAATTCTATTTGGTATAGGAGACTACCAAATTCTCTTCAAGATGATCTGAAACCTCATATCAGAAATGATATACAATCAGCTTTAGTTAATGGTATGAATGAAGATATTATGAAAGTATTAGTTGCTCATAAGACTAATAAAAGGGTTAGTGAAGATACTTTAAATAAATATAAAGAGTTAGATTCATCAATAAGTAATGTCTACAGCTCTAAAGAATATCAAAATAAATATGATAGTTTAACTGCAAAAAAGACAGGTCTTAAGATTGGAACTGGAGTTGGAGCATTAGCAGGATTAGGATTAGGATTGGCAGGAGGAACAACTAATAGACTAGGGAAAGTTGTTCTTTCTGGAGGATTAGGTGCAGGACTTGGAGCAGGTTTCGGAAGATTAACTGGAGTAGCGATGGATCAAAATGGTGCCTTTAATCACGCACAAAATAAGGTATCTCCAAACTTAGATAGAATAAGAAATGAGGCAAGATATTCATTAAACTATTAAGAAAATAAAGTGGCTTTCGCCACTTTATTTTTATTGTTTTAATTTGTTATTATCAATTATTTTGTTTATATTTTTTATTTCTTCTGCTGCTTGATCTAAACTATCTTTGCTTTTATTATCAACTCCATCAATAAATCTAATACTAAATCTATCTATATATTTACTTATATCCTTTATATCTGAATATATTTGTATATTATCTAAATCTGTTGGTACTTTCAAATTACTGCTTTCTTTTGTTATGTTTCCTAATTTAACTAATGCATTTGCCATTCTTTGTTTCGAATCCTTGTCAAAATTAAATCCTGTTTTGTCCTTAGTTTCTTTATATAATTCTCCTGTTGATTCTACGAATCCATTTTTTATTTTATTAAACTCTATATCAAAATATTCTTTCTCTTTCATTTGTTTTTGTATATTCACATTAATTACATCTGCTGCTCTTTGAGTATTAATTGTTTGTTCATATCTTATTCCTATGTTCATCCCCATTACACTACCTACTATAAAAATTGCCACTATTATTGCTATTACGTTACTTTTATTTTTTAATATTTTTTCCATATTTATCTCTCCTTTTCTATTTTATTCCTTTAATATCTTATACCAATATATCATTTATTTAATTTAAAAAATATGTGTGATAGAATTAGTGTTAGATAGAGAGGAGTGAGTTGAATTGAATCGATATAAAGAGCAAATAGAAAAGCAAGCTGCAACAAAATGGAAAGAGAAATATCATGAGTTATCAAATAAAAATCGAAATAAATTAATTAAAACTGTAGGAAAGAGTAATTCCGAAATTGCAAAGGGTGTGGAACTAGGGAATAAAAATTTAATAGAAAAATGGGATATGAATGATATTGTGGATGATAAAGAATTTCAGCAAATAAATTCTAAGGGTGGTAAGACAAATATAGTATCACCAAAATCACTTGCTGATTTTGATATCAAGAACTCAAACATGAGTAAATCCGAGAAAGCAATGTTAAATGTATTTGATAAGTTTTCAGGAGTAAAAAAATTAAGCAAGGGAGATAAAGAACTCTATAATGCTGTTTCGAAGAGAAATGCTATAGTAAAGGGAACTCATGGTTTTGATGCTCAAATGATGAATGAGGGAGCATTCTCTCCATATTACGAGAATAAATCTTTCCCTAAAAAATTGAAATTATCAAGAAGCCTATTAGATCCTAAAAATGATGGTTTGAAAAATTATGGCAAAAAAATATCTGTCAATAAGGATATGAGTAATCAATTTAAAAAGGACTTAGAAATATCAAGAATGGATTATGTTCAGAAAAAACCGTTTCAAGCTTATCTAGCTAGAGATAATGACAAAATAATAATTGATCATTGCTATAAAAACAAAGAGAAATATAAAGATAAAATAAGAAATATACCTAAATCAAGAATAAATAAAAAGCTTGCACTTGGAATTGGAATCGGGACAGCTGGTATTGGACTTGGAGCTTATGGATTAAGTAAGTTTAGGAGGCATAGTGATGAAAAGAGATAAATATAAAGAGCAAATAGAGAAACAAGCAAAACTTCATGATGATATAGAATTTAATCCGTTTCAAAAACGTGTAGTTGATAATCCATCAAACAGTATGATTGTTGCGCACGATGTTGGAAGTGGTAAAACATTATCATCGATAGCTAAGTTCGAAAAGATGAAAGAAAAAGGCTTAGCGAACAAAGCACTCGTAGTTACTCCAGCAAGTTTAAGACATAATTTTGGAAATGATGGTGTAAAAAAATTTACGGACAGTAAATATAATATTGTGGGTAATATGGGTGAGATATCAAAAGGAACAGGTCATGCACCCAATAAAGATTCTGACTATAATATAATTTCATATGAAATGTTCAGGAAAAATCCTGAAGCTATCTTAAGGGATACTGGTGCTGACACAGTCATAGCTGATGAAATGCATAAGCTTAGAAATAATGATACTGCGACATTAGATAGTTTCAAAAGCACTAGAGATAAATACAAGAATTTTATAGGATTAACAGGCTCTATAGTAAATAATCATATTCCTGATATGTACAATTTAGTTGATTTAGCTTCACAAGGCGAACATCATCTAGGTGCTACTTCGAAAGATTTTGATAAGAATTATCTAAAGAGAAGTACTTCACCTAAATATAAAGGACTTAAGGAGAATAGAGTTCCTGTTACTGGTTTTAACAATAAGAAAAGATTGCAAGGTGACTTAGCTAAATATGTTGACTATGCTAGCGTTGATGATGTTAGACCTATGGCCAAGATTCCACTTAAAGAAACTCATACCGAAAAAGTTCCATTATCTAAAGAGCAAGCTAAATATTATAAGCAATTAATTAAGAATGACCCTAAACTAAGAGAAATAATAAAACAAAAAAGATTAGAAACCCTAAAAGATGATGAAATATCAAAAGCATTTAATCGTATGATAGAAGCAAGAAAATTAGTTAATAGTGTTGGTTCAGTAGTTCCTGGAATATCACTAAAAGAAAGTTCAAGGCTATCACCAAAAACAGATAAGATGCTTAGTGATATGCAAGAACATTTAAAGACAACTCCTGATGGTCAAGCAATACTACTAACTAATATGATTAATGGTGGAGCTGATGTATTAGAAGCAGGACTTAAGGATAGAGGAATAAGTTATGGAAAGTTTATAGGTAAGGGTAATAAAGGAGTTACAGAAGAAACTAGACAGAATGATGTTAATGATTATAATGCTAGAAAGAAAAGAGTAATGCTTATAAGTGGGGCAGGAGCAGAAGGATTATCTCTTGGAGATACTACATGGGAAGGTGCCTTAGATGGTCACTATAATCCAGAAAGAATGAAGCAAATGGAAGCCAGAGGAATAAGAGCGTTCGGTCAATCGAAACGGGCGGAGGGCGAACGAAAGGTCGAAGTAAATAGGTATCTATCTACTATGCCAAAAACGTTAGGTTTATTTAAATCTCCATATAGGACTCCTGATGAAGTTATTTATGAAATAGCTGATAATAAGGCTAAACAAAATCAACTACTATATAATTTACTTGATGAAAATAACCGTAAAATGAGACCAAAAGAAAGTTTAATTCAAAAGATAAAAAATAAGTTTAGTAGTTAGAGCCTTGTTTTACAAAAATTATCTTTGCATTTATAATGAAATAGAAACGGAGGGAATAACGTGGGTATAAAAATAGATTTTGAAAAACTAGATCCTAAATATAGGCAAACCATTGAAGGAATAGAGAAGAAGCCTCACATTAAGTACATCAGATATCTTTTAAGTAAAAGGTATTCTCCAATAGTTATAAAGAAAGAATTACAAAAATTGGGACTATCAGCACCTCACGAAAAACCATTGACACTATATTATTTAGCTGTTATGGATCCATTGATAAAACATTTCGGACTTGCGAATATTTATGCAGATTATAAAAATAAACTTCTTAGAGCAAAATCAAAGAGAGGTGCATATACTAAAGAACTCCTGAATTATAGACTGGATTTAGGAGATGATTTAGATGGTCAAGTTAAATTTTGTAAATTAATAAAATCACTAGATATAGATGAGATGTGGTGCCAAGAAATATACAGATTCCATGGCAGTGCAGTTAATTTACCTGTTGATGAAAAAGGAAATAGATTACTTACATCATCAACATCGACTAGAGGAAAAGGTGCTGTTGAAAAAATATTGTTATTTGAGAAAAGATACCTAATAGATAAATTCTTATTGGAAAATGTTCCTACAGATAGAATAACTAGATATTGTAGAGAACAATTAAAATTTAGTGTTTATGATCAGGATATCCAATTATATAAATCAATGTTTTTTAATATACAGACTCAAACAATCGAGGATAAAATAAACTCTCTTGTTACTGAAAAAAATTCCTTGAACACATTACTTAAAGATGTGGAAGATGGCATTGGTGATTACGAAGAATTAAGTATGGGAGACAGGGTTAGTCTTATCGATCAAACCGAAAAAAGAGTATCTGAATTATCAGACAACATAAAAGGTTTGAATATGATGTATACAAATGCTGCAGTTAATATAGCAGAAATGAATGAGGCAAGCTTCGAAGATATGTTTGCTGATGTTGTAGGTAAAGCATACAAGCGATTCGTTTCATTGGATGCTGATAAGGATAGAGATGTAGTTGACCCATTATTTAAAACCGCTAAAATGATGTCTTTCGCTCATGATAAGGTGGAAGAAATCAGAGCTATGTCGGGAAGAAGTGGAAATAATGATAAACACTCTCAAGAAGTGGTTCTTCAATTATATGGAAAAAGAGAAGAAGAGCTTATTGAAGAAAATAAGAGAAGAGTTGCTGAACAAACTGGTGATGAAAATTACGGCAATGTAAAGTTAGATGAAATTGAAGGTTTAGATGAAATAGCATTAAACTTCAATGAAGACGAGGAAAGATAAAATAAAAGTGTGGCTCTTGGAGCCACACTTTTATTTTATTGGTATTAAGATTAAATCCACATAATCATCATAATTAATAGTTGTTATTCCGAAAGATAATCCATTAATATTTCCCCATGTAAGAGTTGTTAACATTGCTATTCCGAAAGAACTATATGAATTACTTAAATTTTTTAAGCCCTCATCTTCAACATCATCTAATAATATCAGTCTTATATCATCATACATATAATCATTAATTATACCAATCTTGGGAGCTATATTCTTAATTCTTCCTTGATATCCCTCTAGTTTGTCAGAATACTTAGTTCTCTCCTCTTGAGTTGTATCAATAGAAGTTGGGATATTATGAGCAAATTCTTCAAACTCCTTTAAGAGTTCTTTATCCTTTTCTGAAAACTCCTTATACTCCTGTCCAATCCATTTACATTTATCTTTTTTAAAGAAACGCTCCAATAAAACTATACCTTTCTCATACGCATATAATGAGTCAGCGAATGTAGAAAAATAATCACCACTAATTCTCCTATTTGTTATTAGTAAGTCTTGTCCTTTAAGACTATCAAAACATTGTTTAATTAATTCTGATATTTTGTCTATTGGATTTTCGTTATCCTCAAACTTTACGATATTTAATTCATTTTCTTTGTTATTATTTTTATCCATATTATCACCTCAAATTAATCATACACAATTATTAGCCTTTCATCAATAAGTTGTTACAATCTATTGATTGATATATAATAAATTTGATGGAGGTGATAATTGTTATGAATAAGGAATATTATATTGAATCTATAGAAAAGACTGCAAGCATAAAAGAAAAAGCAATTAAAATGTTCAACAAAAATAAAGGTTTAATTAAAAAAGTTGGAATAGGAACAGGTGTAGGTGCAGGAGCATTAGGTAGCGCATACGCTTTAAGTAATGATGAAGGTAAAGCTAAGATAAAAAGTGGTGTAAAGACAGTAGGCAAGAGTATTGCAACAGGGATGGTTAATGGCGAAGCACAAGATACTGCAATGAAAATTGGAGGTATAGCTGGTACTGCTCTCGCTATGAAAAAAGGCAAGATGCCATTCAATAAAGCTTTGGTTCATGGTGGCATGGCAGGCATGGCAATTGGTGATATCGCAGGAGGAGCAACAATTCCTACTTATCAATTATATAAAAAACACAAAGAAGAATTTGGAACAGCTCCTGATGCTAAAAGTATCGCCGCAACTATAGGCGCAAGCACAGCACCAGTTGCAGCATTATGGGGAGGTTTATACGGATTAAAGAAAGGTAAGGCTATTCGTGGTGAAATAGGTAAAAACCTAGAACAATCATTGGGAAGAGTTGGTGCCAGTGGAAAGATATTTGCTAGAGATTTTAAAGACCTATCAAATAAAGCAACTACAGTAGATGCGGCAAGTAATCCTGAATTCCAAAAAATGGTAAGTAAAAAAATGGGAGATAATTCAGTTAGAGTTGCAAAGCGCGCACTTAAAGTTGGAGCAGCATTAGCTCCTATGGCAGCCGCACAAGAAGTTGCAGCATTACCTACTTATTTTGCCACTCCTGAAAATATAGTAAATTTCAAGAAGCATAGATTAAAAAAACAACAAGAACAGCAAGAGTAGGGTGATTCTATGGAAAAACAAATCAAACAAGTACTGCCTTCTACGTTTGCCGAATCCATATATCGATTAGATGGGAAACCATTTAGATTAAGTGACAGGCATTATCTAGATCCTATATATAATGGTCAGATAGAAGAAGGACTTATTATGAGTGGAAGACAAGTTGAGAAATCTACTACTAATTCCACTCATATGGCTAACCATACGTTGCTTCTTGAAAACTTTAAGGGTTTATATTTCGCACCCTTAACATCACAAGTTAAGGAATTCTCAAATGAAAGATTAGGGAAATTGTATGAATACAGCAATCAAGATGTTATCAAAAAAGACTATATAGATAAGCATGATTCACAAGCTGTATTCATGAAAACAATAAAAAAGACTAATTCTACTGTATACTTAAAGCATTGCTATGGACTTGGGGATAATATAAGAGGTATTACTGTTAATGGAATATGGGGAGATGAAATACAAGATATCCACATTGATGCATTACCAGTAATAAAGGAATGTCAATCTCATGCACTTGAAGCTGGAGCAAGAATGAGAGTTACTTGGTATACAGGAACACCTAAAACATTCTCCAATACAATTCAGCAAAAATGGGACCAATCATCACAAAATGAATGGGTAGTAAAATGCCCTCATTGTGGTAAGTACCAAATAATGGGAATTAAGAATCTAAGACCGAAACAATTTGTATGTAGAAAGTGCGAGATGGAATTACCAAAAATGAGCATTGTTAATGGATTTTGGTTGCCACTTGCACCAGAGAAAAAATTAAAAGGTTTTAGAATATCTCAATTAATGGTTCCTTGGATAACTGCCGAGGATATTTGGTCAAAGTATGCAGATAACTATTCGTTAGATAAGTTTCATAACGAAGTTCTTGGAAGAAGTTATGAGAATGCTTCGAAGCCATTTACCCCTGTTATGTTGGGTAGAATCAGTGCAAACAATCAAAGAATGTTTAATCGATGTGAAGGAGAATTTGCAAATGTTCCTGTGTATATGGGAGTGGATTGGGGAACTGGAGAAAAATCATATACTGTAGTGAGTATATATGCAAGAAACAGTAATGGTAAATTCCAATTATTATTTATAAAAAGATATGCTGTCGGAGAAGAATTAGACCCCGACTATCAAATAAACGATATTTGCTATATGATGCAAAACTACAACGTCTGCTTGGCTGTTGTGGATTGGGGATTTGGTTATGATAGATATAAAAAATTACAAAATATATTTGGGGTAAGTAGGGTTGTTGCTTGTTACTATTCTTTTAATCAAAAGTTAAGAAAGAAATATGATTTGGATCAAGCAAGATGGATTGTTAACAGGACTCAAGTAATGCAAGAGTATGTTACTTCGATTCAGAAAGAAGATATATTATGGCCAGGAGCAGATAAATCAGAGTTTCCTTGGTTATATGACCATCATTTATCTGAACAAGCTGAATATAGAAAATCTGAAAAAACTGGTCGATCAGAAGATTTGATGTATACTCATCCTGAAGGTCAACCAGATGATGCTCTTCATTCATGCGTATATGCTAAATTGGCCGAAGAGATATTCAGAGAAACAGGAAGTGGAGCAATAGCATTTAGCGGCGTTGATGAAAGTGAACGTGGTGGATGGTAAATAAATAAGAAAGAAGTGATAAAAATGTCAACATTATTACAAGCATTGTCAGATGGAAGTTATGATCTACAAAACAAGAGAGATTTATCTACTGATTTTTCAAGAAAAATATTAGAATATAGAGATGTGGTTATTTCCGAATTTCTAAAATTCAATATTGACTTAAATCAAGCAATAGCAAAGATTGCTAAAAGAGAAAACATGAATGATGATCAGATTCATAGAATTGTTGAAGAAGTTAATAATCAAGTATACCTAATAAAATACAAGAAGTTAGTTGGTGCAGATAGAGAAGTTGAATTTAATATAGCATCAATCGATGGTGTAAAGAAATGTATGAGAGGTGAAAGTTCATCTTCTGATTCCGATAAGACAGAGCCTACAGATGAACCTAAAAAATCAGAAAAAGTTGCTTTCGAGCAAAATAAAATCGATGATGAATATATGGAAAAAATCGCAAGTGATGAACACTATGATTTATTTAACGGTAATCTTGATCATAGCTTCGGTGATTTGTCTGTTAATATGAAATATTCAAGAGGAGATTTCTTCTTAAAAAAAATAGCAGAAACGCTAGATAGAAAAGAAGATGAACTTAATAAAATCTCAAAAGAAGTTATGCATTATTGTAATGAATTAGGAGATACTTTTATAAGCCTTGAAAAATTAGGCTCAGATGTTAATGAAGTTATGTCCGCAATAGTAAAATCAGCTAATTTAAATGAGAGAGAAATAGGCTTAATTAAGGAAGCTACCGAAGAAAGAATAGCTATGTACAAAGAAAGAAAGGCACTACATGATAATTTCTCGGTTGAGCTAAACAATATTGATGTTGAGAAAAAAGCTAGTGAAAAATTTACACTAGGTAAATATTCATTAAGCAAAATTGCAAGTGTTGTTTGTGATACTGAAATACCAAATATTCTTTTATCTACAAATAAGTCGTTAAGAAGTATTGATGATATTGTTAAATTAGCTAGTGACTTTAAACAATGTGTAAATACTCTTTCTGAAAAAAATGATGAATATATTAAAATAAGAGAAAAATGCGCTTCTTGTGGAGTTACAGATGAGGTTTTAGATCCAGAAAATTTTTTTCAATAAAGCCAAGTGAACCTGAAAAAACTGCTGGAATATTAGATGACTCTATTGAGAATCTAACAAAGCTAGTTAAGAAAAATAAGTATCTATCTAATGTTACTGGAATAGCTAAGAAAGAATCCAAAAATAAATTAGATGATATGGTATCTCTTGGCAATAATTTTAAGAATAGTAGTCCAGAATACAATTCAATAAAAAATAACATGGATAAGATTAATAGCAAGTTGAATGATACAGATAAATATTTGCCTAATTTGAATAAAAAAATAGGTGATGCAGAGAAGAATGTTGATGGCTTAAAAATCAAAAACAAAACTATTTTAGATAGAACTCAAAAACAAGGCTTTGTAAAAAATTTATTTGATAGCGAAGGTAGGGCGGCAACTAAAGAAGTCTCTTCTGCTCAAAAGCAACTCGACTCATTAAATATGAGAAAGAATCAAGCTAAACAAAATATAACATCAGACTTAAATTCTAAGCTTGATAAAAACAAAGCTAATATGAAAAATTGGGAAGATAAAATTGGCATTACTGATTTAAATAGTAAAATTGGCGATCAACAAAAAGTTTTTGACAAAGCTACTAGAAGTACTACTAATGCAAGGCTCGGAACAGTTGCGGGATTAGGTGCTGCTGGCTTTGGAATAAAAAAGGTCAGAGATAGAAGTAACCCAATAGATCAACAGAATTACTTCCCTGACTTGAATAATAATTTTTAATAGAATATAATTAATTTAGATTTTAGATTAAAGGAGGAAAATGAAATGAAATTAACTAATAATCAATATAGTGAAATGGTAGAAAAATTAGCAAATGAAATAGTCGAGGATTTTGGTGTTGAAAAAACTGCTGGTGAAGGTCAAAAACTTACACCTGAACAAATTAAAAAAATAATTGAGGCTAAAAAGGCTCAAGCTAAAGCACAAGCACAAGGTGGATCTAAAGCATCAGAAGAAGAAAAAGCTGCTGCTGTTTATGAAAATGCTATGAATAAAATAGCACTTTGCCAAGAAATGTATGAAGATGGAACAATTCAAAAGCAAGCATGTATCGAAACTCTTGCAGAGGCTGGTCTTTATGATGAAAATGGATTAGATAAAGAAGCTGCTGAATCAAGTGAAGAAGCTATCCAATTTACAAATCAAATAGCAGGGATATATGATGATGGTAGCGAAAAAATTGCTGCTGCTGAAGAATGTTATGCAGATGCTTGTATAGAAGTTAATGCAGCTATGGAAGTTCTTGCTTCATATGGATATGAATTTGAATAAAATCCCTTGAGTAAAAGGCATTCCCAAATTACAAGGGAATGCCTTTTGTATTATAACGAAGAGAATAGGAGGATAAATATGTATAAGCAAGCTGGATTAAATGCTATATTTGGCACAATGGATGCTATTGATGGAGCTAAGAAAACAAAGACTACCTATAATAATTCTGAAAATAAATATGATGCTATGATGGGTACTACAGTTTCAAAAAATATAACTCATAAGAATGGATTAAATAATGCTATGATATCAGGTCCAGGTGTAACAGCATCTGAAACACTTGATCTTCTTTGTAAACAGGCTGGAATGAAGATTCCAAGTGGGAATGATGTAAGAAGAATAGTTCATAACTTTTCTTACGATGCAAAAAAAGGCATTAACAAAGTTAAGAGTAAGGTGGATGATTTAGATACCAAAAATACAGAGCATTTGAAAAATATGGTTCAAAATGCGAAAAATAAAAACGTAAAAGAGACATTAAAAGAAGGTGCTAGGGCTGGAAAAGTAACTATACCAGCTTTATTGGGTATGATGGGTGCAGGTGTTGCAACCACAAAAACAATGAAACGATTCGATAAAGAGAGAAGTCCTGAGAAAGATTTAGAATACAATACTATAGGTACAGGTATTAGTGCAGGATTAATACTGAATGCATTAAGTCACAAAAAAGTACTTAAACCTGCGGGTGTTATGGCTAGCATTGCAGGCGATAAAATGATGAAATATCCATTAAGAGTAGTGAAAAATAATAGTAAGGCTGGAAAGGTTGTAGTTGATGTTGCTGCGCAAGTCAATAAAGGACTTAAGAGGAAAAAGAAAGCTTCTGATGAACTTTTAGATTTAGAAAAGTTAGCTAGCTTCGATGCTGAATATGGAAAAAAATTATTGAATGAACACTTTCTTCAAAAAGGAAAAGAATCAATTCCTTATTATGTAGCTCCAGCAGCTTTAAGTTTTGCTCTTGGTAGAAATTTAAGGCGTGGATTTGAAAAAGAACCAAAAAAAAAAGATGATCCTGAAAAAGTAGCAGGATTCAAAATGTCACCTAAAGTTGAGGGTGAAGTTAAAATGAATTTAGAAAAAGGTGTCGAGGGATTAGGTAGAACAATTTTCCCTGCTGCATTGATGGCTGCAACCGGAAGAGATATTACAAATTCTTTCGGAAGATTAGAAGATAGCCGTAGCAATAAGTCTAATATGCAAAATAGCATGGCTAACGGAATAGTCATTCAGGTTAGTGGCGATGGCACAAAAAGAAAAATTAAAAGAGATATATCCAAACAACTAGATACTGCATTATCAAAACAAGCAGATACACGTACTAATGGTTTTGATATTGGTGATGTTGCTGACAATGCGGATAAAGATATTAATCATATGTTAGGTGATTCGAGCAGAATTAAGACCAATAAAATATCTATCGGTAATGGAGTAAAGAAGAATTTTAGAATGCAAAAATAATTATTTGTTTACTGATAACAGATAATGTTATAGAATTTAAATGTAAAGAATTTATGGAGGTGAATTAAATGACTGATATGAATAAGTTAAAAGGTCATCCAGGATTTATGCCTTTTGGTTGTGCTAATGTTAAATCAGATACTTCTGATACACAATCAGAAAGAGAAAAGAAAGTGTCTGCAAAAGAAACAGGTTCAGATGCTAACAGAAAATAAATAATAAGGGAGGTGCGAACAGACAGAGTATCTCTGTCTGTTTTATAATATGAACGAAAATTATAAATATAATCATAATTTCATACCTAATGGCGACTATGGTTTTCCAATTCCCGATGGAGTTACTGAATCAAGAAGACCACAAATTGATTGGCCAACATCTCCACAGAAAAAAATAGGGGTAACTCCTGGGGCAATTTTCGGAGCAATTGTTGGTGGACTTATGGCTAAAAATAATATTGAAAAGGAAAATGAGAAAAGAGTACTTCAAGAAAATGTAAGAAGAAATAAAGAGATGCCAAGAATTGATGGGAATTATTACAATCAAGTCAATTCAGTAGCAAACAATTTGAAAGTTGTATTTACTCCTGTTAGTGCTATCTATACAGTAAACAATAAAAATAAACCATTTACTCTCGATACTATAGAAACTAATGAAATGAACTCTGATATGAAGATGGCATGGAAAAACAAGAATGAGGAATACTTCAAGAATTTACTTATGAGCAAAATGTATTCTGAAATGCAAATTGCAGAGCAAGGTTTTACTAAGAATTTCGTAAGAAAACAATTAGGTATCAAAGATTCAATATCTAAAGATGCTAGTGACACCTCTTTTTTAGATGATATAAGTGAAGTGGATTTAATATCATTAGCTAAAAAAAGTGGAGAATTTTTTATTGGTAATGATATTAAAGAAAAATTAGCAAGTGCTGTTGTTAGTGATATGGAAAATGATTCTGAGGTGGAACATATAGATTTAGTTTTAGAAAGACCATTCACTAAGTATGCAGGATTTATTACTGGAATAAAAAGCTCATTAGGATTAAATAGTAGTAGCGAAAATATTAAAGAAATAAAGAGAAAGCTAGAGAACCCAGGATATGTTATGAGTAATATCAAAGTAGGATTTTTTCCTGATAGAGTTGTGTTTTCTCTAGAAAATCAATTAGTAAGTACATTGCCTTTAATCTCTATGAATGAGGATGGTTATCAACACTTCATAAAACAGGATATTAAATATTTCAAAAATTATTTTGTTAATAATATAAAAAACATGGTTAAACAATCTAATGAAGTAACTATAGAATCTGCAATAGAAAAGTTAGCAGAAGTAAATATAGCACAAACATCTTATTCCAACTGCATACAATCATCGGATACTCACCCAGTTGTACTGTATTTATTTATAACATCAAAACTAGGAGTTGATTGGTTAACTTATGATATAGGTGCAATCGAGTCAATTATAAAGAAAGAGTTTAATGTTGAAGATATACCTGAATCAAATCTTAATAAAATAATGACTATTCTAGTAGCAAATCAATCAGAAAGCCCATATACGAATGCTTATGCTTTCGAAAAAACAATACTAAGTTTATCGTCTAAATCCGTAGATTTCTTATCGTCAGAAAAAGATAATGTTAAAATTCAAGATATTGCTTTTACTATAGATGCCTTAGATAGGGTAACTCCATATGATGATATTTATGATAATTTTTCAAGAGAAGCAGTGAACTACATCTGTGATGTTCTATCAGATCAAGAGATTTATATATATAATCCAACAAGTATAGTTGGTTCACTTACAGAGCCAATGTTTAATCAAATACTCAATGAAGCCCTATTAAAAGCAATTAAAGGTAAAATGACATTAAGTTCGGACGATGCACAATTAGACGAAGAAATAAATTCAAAATGTGAATATATAGCTGATAACTCAATGATTATTTTAAAATCGATAAGAAGATATATGGCTGATAATCCAAATATGAGTGCTAATCAAATGATTAATGGAGATTTAATTGATGTAATAATTTCAAAAAAATCAATAAAGCAAGATTTATCTGCTATAATAAAAAGACAAGTTGTTTTGAATATGGCTTTAGATAGTGCTTTAGATTTTTATAACAAAACTATCCAAAACCAACTTTCGACTTATAATATTGTAAGGCCTGAGGGGGAATAATAAATGAGTAAAGGGTTTTTAGATGAGAAAGATAAAAAAGCCATGTTAGAGAAAGAACTTAATGCAGCCATTGAAGGTTCGCAAGAAAAGGTAGCCTCATTCAGAGGTAATATGCAAAATCCATATCCATCACCTTTTTTAAATCTTTCTGATATGCAATTACCTGAATCAACTATAGATGTATTTAAATGGTGTAAATATTACTATACATTTGATCCATTAATAAGTGGAGCTATCAATGCGTTAGCTACATTCCCTGTATCCGAAGTTACACTAGAAGATGATGAAAATAAAAGTAAAGAAAAATCAGATTCAGTTAAACTCTATGAGAAGGTTTTATTTAAAAATCTTAATCTTCATAAATTACTTATAGAGATAGGGATAGATTACTTTTTATATGGAAATTGCTTTGTTATGGGTGAGCTTGGAGGAAACTCTAAGGGTGAAAAAGAATGGACTAATATGATTAGATTAGATCCTTCGAAAATGATTATAGATTATAATCCAGCTACAGGAAGTAAGACATTTCGATGGACTATTCCTCAAAAAATAAGAGATATAGTAACAAAGAAACAACCGAAAGCTGAATATGAAAAAATACCAGAACTTATGAAACAAGCTGTTAGAAAAAATAAAAGTATCATACTAAACCCTGATAATGTTTATCATTTCAGTAGAGCGACCGATTCTATGGGTGATAATAGCGTCTGGGGAGTTCCTGTAGTAGCAAACGTACTAAAACTATTGATGTACAGAAATGTTCTTAGGCAAGCACAAGAGGCTATCGCTAGAGAGCATATAGTGCCAATGAGAATATATTATCTTGATAGAACAAATACTGTTAACATTCAAGCTGATTGGAATAAAACAGCACAGGACTTAGCTGACCAAATAAAAAAATCTGTTAGGGATCCTAACTATAAAGTTGTATCTCCAGTACCAGTTAATGTTATAAATGTTGGTGGAGAAGGAAGAAGTTTATTACTTGCTCCTGAAATAGACCAAGTTCAATCTGAAATCTTAGCTGGTATGAATATGCCTAAAGAATTTATTTTCGGTGGAGTAAGTTATTCAGGAAGTTCAATATCTCTTAGAATATTAGAAAATCAATTTATAACATATAGACTTCTTTTAGAAGATTTTATGCAAAACTTTATAATTAGGGGTATGGCAAAAGCCAGGGGTGAATGGTTATCAGAAGAAGATGATGATGCATTACTTTCAGTAAAAATGTCTGACCTAAAAATGCAAGATGATGTTCAACAAAAACAATTAATTATTCAGTTGAATAGTGCAAATAAATGTTCTAATGATTATATGTGGAAAGCAATGGGTATGGATTCTGATAAGATGAAAGAAGCCATCGAAAAGGAAACTATGGATGCTCTACTTCTTCAAACGAAAGCCGAAAATGAGAAGATTAAAATGCAAATAGAATCTATGGAGCTACAGGAACAACTCCAAATAAAACAAATGGAAATGCAGTTTAAATTACAAGCAATGCAACAAAAACTTGCACAGCAATACGGAGTTAATATTAATCCTGAAGAACAACAAGCTCCTCAATCTGGAGGAACTGGTGAACAACAAGCCACTAATCAACAAGCAGGGGAAAGTAAGCAGTCTCAACAACCTCAAGAGGGACAACAAAACAATGGTGATGTTGAGAAAGAAGTAAACAGGATAGCTCTTAGCTTAATTAAAATGCCTAAAGAACAACAAACCCAATATTTATCCAAGATACCAATGGAAGCTAAAGGCATGGTAGAAAAGAGATTAGCTGAATTAGAGCAAACTAAACAAACTAAACAATCTAAAGATAAAATTGACATGAGACCATTACCTAATCAAAAACCACCAAGAAGAGAAAGCTAAATTAAAAACGAGGGCAATGCCCTCGTTTTTAATTTATACATCTTTCCCTGTTTATATTTCTTCTTTAATATCTTATACTTAGTGTAGGGTTAAATAGAAAAATGGATTGGGGTGTGGTAAAATGAAGAAGAAAAAAGAGGTGAAAGTATATACTCTTCCTGCAGAAGAAAGACTTCTGAATGAATTATTAAATGATGATATGGTAGACATTACCAATAAGGTAATTTCCCCTTGTCCAAAGGAAGGAACGATCTTATATCTTCTTGAAATTGAACGTTATGAATAAGGAGTGAATAGAATGATTGATAAATCAACAGAATTAGCGAATCGAATAGTTAAATATATTAATGGAAGTTTACCCCTAAAAGGTGAGCATGGATTACAACTTAACATTGATAATTTAAAAGTTAATATTCCTGAATCAAATTATAATATCGATAATCAACTTAACATGAAATACTCAGGAAGTGGGAATACTGAGGGGTTTGTTTCTGGTACAATTAAAATTACTAATGGAGCAGGTACATCGGTTCATAATGGACATTATGCAAAATTGGTAACTTTTCCTGTAGCAACAGAAAGAGGTACCTATCTTGTTAATGGAATTGAAAAAAATATAATATCTCAAATGAGAATGAAACCTGGATGTTATACTAATAAATCTAGTAATGGGAATATCAAGACTCAGCTTAGATTTGAAAGAAATAAGGTAGCTGGAGCATTCATGCCAGCAATGACAATGATATTAGATCCCGAAACAAAGGTATTCAATACAGAAATAAAATCTTATGGTGCAGCAATTAAATTTAATGTTGTAAATTTAATGACACTATTAGGTTTTACTGATGCAGAAATTAAAAAGTCATTCGGCGATAGCGATGCTTCTGATGCAATAATGACTATAAATCAAAAGAAAAGAAATGAAAAATCATTAGATACATTATATAAAATATTCTTCCCTAGAGCAGTCAGTGGAGAAAATCTAAGTGATGCTAAGAAGAGAGAAAATATATTAGCTTTCTTTGCTCAACATGCTACATTTGGAGATGGTTCAGCTATAAGTTCAACACTAGGTAAGACTACAAATAATCTTTATCTAAATAAAGAACTTATTTCTAAAGCTGTAAAAAAGACTGTATCAGTTTCTACAGGACTTGTTGAGGAAGATACAAAAGACTTAATAAAATATAAAGAAATATACAGTGACAATGATTTAATTTTTGAATCAATAGTTAATGGTATAGATAAATTTTTAGAGTCAGTAAAAACTAAGATGACTTCTTATGATTCAACAAAGAAAGGTGCACCTTTACTTACTGGTATGCAAAATACTATTCACAATGATTTAAATGGTAGAAATGGTCTTATGAATAGTGAACTTTGCTTAGCTTCAGAAGAAATAAATCCTTTATTTATGGAGGCTAAACAAAGAGAAATTACTCAAGGTGGACCAGACGGAATGAGTAAGAATTCCATGAGAAATGAAACTGATGCTAGAAATTTAACTCAAAGTGGAATAAATAAAATAGACCCAGTTGAAACTCCTGAAAGTGGAAAGATAGGTTTTACTCAACATTTAACTGTTGGAGCTAGGATAGAAAATCATACAATAAAATCTGAATTCCTAAGAGTGTTAAATGGTGAGGCTATCATAAGTGATGCCAATAAACTAAGATTATCTCCTAATGAGGAAGAGGAAAATATCATAGCTTTCAATGATTCAAGATATGTAAATAAAGATGGTAATAAGTATGTATTTACAGAAGATGTAGTTCCTGCTAGATACATGAATAAGAACGGAATGTATCCAATCTCTAAAATTAATTATGTGGATGCATCACCTCAATCTATCTTAGGTACATCAGCTAATATGATTCCCTTTGTTGCTCATAATGATGGTTCAAGAACTCTTATGGGTGCTGCCATGCAGAAACAAGCAATACCTTTAGTTAATAGACAAGCTGCACTTGTTACAACATTAGCTGACAAGCATACTGGTGAAACTTTCGATCAAAAGGTTGGAGAAGAACAAGGTAAACCAATTAGAGCAGCAGTTAATGGTACAGTTCAAACTATAACAAACTCATCTATCATAGTTATCGGAGAAGATGGGAAAGAGTATCCTCATGCTTACTATCATTATTATCCTTTAAATCAAAGTTATATTAATAATGAGCTGAAAGTTAAAGTAGGAGATAAAGTAAATCAAGGGCAAATAATTGCTGAGGGTTGGCACACAAAAGATGGAAAATTAGCATTGGGATTAAATACTAGAATAGGGTATGTTCCTTACAAAGGATATAACTATGAAGATGGTGTTATTGTATCTCAAAGTTTTGCAAATAGAATGACTTCTGATGAATTTAATGAAGTAGAAATAATGATTCCTCAAAATGCATTAGGAGGAAAAGGAAGTAACATTAAAAGCGAATTAATGAAAGAAACTACAAATTCAAATCTTTCATTATTTGATAATGATGGTATTATAAAAGTCGGCACAGAAATCAAAGCTGGCTCTGTATTGGTTGGATATCTAAAAGAAATAACAAAAGAATCAGATGATATCATTGATTTAATTTCATTAGGTAGTGGAAAAATTAAATACAAATATAGTGAAATGAATGTACCTCATGGTTCATATGTAGCTGGTAAAATAGAAAGAATTACCGTTGTTAATAGTCCTGATGCTGTTAATAAACAAAAGGTAATATTCAGTATAGTTAATAAAAAGGCTTTGAAAAAAGGAGATAAGATTGCAGGTAGACATGGTAATAAAGGAACAATAACAAGAGTGTTAGCTGACAATCTAATGCCTGTAGCAGAAGATGGAAAGCCATTAGATTTAATGATGTCACCTCTTGCAGTACCTTCAAGAAAGAACCCAGGACAATTACTTGAAGCAGCAGCAGGACTTATTGCCGAAAAGACTGGTAAGACATTTGTTGTTGATAACTTTAACCATCGTGAAAAGGATAGAGTTCTTGAAGGATTGAAACAAATCGGATTCCCTGATGGAAAAATGAAAGTTACATTAAAGGAAGAAGACGATGATGGAAATATTATTGATGTTCCTATCGAAAATCCAGTAACAGTTGGTAATTGTTACATCATGAAACTTAAGCATAAGGTTGATGATAAAATTCAATCGAGAAGTAACAGAGAAACTTCTTTGACATCTAAAACTCATATGCCTAAAAAAGAAACTGGAACAGCTCAAGGTGAAAAGTTCAATCCTCAAAGATTGGGCGAAATGGAAATGAGAGCATTACAAGGTCATGGAGCAGCATGGAATCTATTAGAGAACCAAACTATCAAAGCTGATGGTGGTGGCGATTCTAAGGGCAAGGCTGCAATATTTAAAGCTATATCAACAGGTAATCTTGATGCTGCTGAATTATCTAAATCAGCAACTCCTGAAACTCTAAAAGTTTATATTGATTCATTAAAGACATTAGGACTTCATGTTAAACCTATGTACAATGGAGTGCAAACATCACTTGATAAACCATTTAATAGTTTAGGTTTAGCTCCTATAAATCAAGAAGAATTCATAAAAACTATAGGTAAGGATAAAGAAGTATTCGAATCTAAAATACTAGATGCTAGAAAGTTATACGGAGATAAGGATACAAAAACTGATAGTAGTAAAAAGTCTGCACCAGATCAAAAAGGTGGACTTATGGATTCTGAAATTTTCGGTGAAGGAACAGATGAAGATAGAGATAAGTGGGGTTATATAAAACTTCCTATTCCTGTACCAAATCCTTTATTTATGGAAAATGCTTCTAATAATATTTATGAGCATATAACTGGATTAAAGAGAGATGAGCTAAAACAATTAGCTGCACCAGCTACAGTGACAGGAGAAAAAGGACCTAAGGCTATTATTACTGATGTTTCTGAAATGGAATCATCATTATCTAGAATTGAGAATCCAGAACTTGTTAAGATGTATAAGGAACAATTCAAAGCTAATATGGAAGAACATGGATTCAAGACAGGTCAATTAGTTCCTATAGATGTATTAGATAAACTAAAAGAACAAGGTGTTAATATTCCTTATAAGACAGGTGGTGCTGCATTAGAATATATTTTGAAAAATATTGATGTAGATAAATCATTAGATAAAGCTAGAATAGATTTAGATGTTGCAAAAAATGGTGACGACATAAATAAAGCTTACAAAAAAGTTAAGGCTTTTGAGATGTTAAAGCACAATAACTTAAAGCCACAAGATTTAATGGTTAAATATTTACCTGTTACTCCTTCTTATTTAAGACCTATAATTCCTAAACAAGAGGATAGAAGTGTATTGATTAATGACTTGAATAAATTATACTCTAAAGTTTTATCGGCTAAACAGGTAGCCGAGAGAGAGGCTGTATTAGATAACAACGGAAATGTTGATGGTACTGGATTAGCGCCAAAAGATTTAGCTCAAAGAAGTAAAGTTATGTACGATTCATTAAAGATGCTTCAAGGCCACATCGATGCTAAAGATGGAGACAAAACAATAACATCAATGAAAGATACATTAAGTTCTAAAGCTGGATTAGTTAGAAAAGAAATGCTTGCAAAGAGAGTTGATTTCTCTGGAAGATCAGTTATAACTGTTGACCCTAATCTAAGATTAGACGAAGTTGGAGTTCCTTTAGATATGGCAAAACAACTCTACAAGCCATTCATCATCAAAGGATTAGTTGATAAGGGTATATGCAAAAATGATATTGAAGCTGAAAGCAGAGTAAATAAACCTGACCAAGAAGTAAAGAAAATAATACAAGAGATTGCAAGTGATAGACTTTTATTCTTAAATAGACAGCCATCACTTCATAAATACAGTATTCAAGCTATGAAGCCTGTCATTAAAGAATACGAAGATGGCGGTGTAGTAAGAAGTTTACAACTTAATCCACTTGTAGTTACTGGATACAATGCTGACTTCGATGGAGATACAATGGCAGCTCATGTTCCTGTAACAGAAAAAGCTAAAGAAGAAGCTAGAAGACTTGCTATGCCATCACACAATTTAATTAACCCTACTGATGGTAAAATGGTTATAGAAATAAGACATGAAATGGCTCTTGGAATATATCAATTAACTAATCATTGGGATAAGCCAAAGGGTACAGTGAAATCTTATGCTAATGAAAAAGACCTTAGAAAAGATTATCTAATGGGCAGAGTAAACCATGATAGTAAGGTTAGAGTTCCAATATGTATGCAAGAAACAACTGCAGGTCAAGCTTTATTTAACTGGGTAATTCCTGAAAGAATAAAGAAGTACAGAGATTTCAGAAAAGTTTGGACTAAGGATGAAGTAATGAAAATGCTTATAAAAACTTATGAGGAATCAGAATTGACAGGATTCAAATTAATGTCAAAAGTTGAAATAGCTAATTTATTTGATGCAGTTAAAGACTTAGGATTTAAAGCTTCAACAAGAACAGGATTATCTCTTGGAGTTAAAGACTTTACTTTCGATAAGAATGTAACATCTGAGATTAATAAAATTACTGCAAAAGGAGATAGTACAGATCCTGAATCTTGGAAAAAAGTTGAAAATGAAATAGAAGGTAAATTGAAAGGTGGTTTACTTCCTAGTGATAATCCATTACAAGTAATGATGAGTTCTGGGGCTAGAGCTAATGCTCAACAAATCAGAAAAATGTTCTCAACTATCGGTGTTGGTATGGACGTTAGTTTAAAAACATTAAGCCCTATAAGAAATTCCCATTTTGATGGATTAAGTCCTCAAGATTATTACACACTAGGCAGAGATTCAAGAAAAGGTATGTATGACAGATCAGTTTCAACAGAAGCACCAGGAGCATTAACTAGAGATGTCTGGTCAACAACTCAAGACTTAGTTGTAACAGAAAAAGATTGTGGAACAAAGGAATTTATCAATCTTTCAAAGAATGATAAAACAATCAAAGGTAGATATGCAGGTCAAGACATAAAAGATTCAACCGGAAGAGTTATCTGTAAAAGAAACCAAATAATTACTGGTGAAATGTATAACGCAATATTCAAAGATGATACTATTGAATATGTTCCAGTACGTTCTCCACTTAGATGTAAAACTCCACATGGAAAATGCCAACATTGCTACGGTGCGATGGCAGGAACAATACAACCAGTCAAGATAGGAACTGCTGTTGGAGTTATAGCTTCTCAAGCTATAGGAGAACCTGTTACTCAAATGACAATGAATACTTTCCATACTGGTGGTGCAAATTCAGCTGCTACTCTTGGATTACCTAGAGTTAACAATATACTAGACCTTAGCAGTAAGCCTTCAAATAAAGCTGTATTAGCAGAACAAAGCGGAACAGTAGATAGTGTAACTGAAACTCCAAATGAAATAACTATAATGATCGGAAAAAGAAAACACGTCATCAAAAAAGTGTTAGGTCAAACACCTCCAGCATTAAAGGTTAAACGTGGAGATGTAGTAGAGAAAGGAGATTTCTTAACTGTCGGTGATTCCAGCGATATCGTTGCTACAATGGATAATAACAAAACAACGTTAGTACTTACTAATGCTGATCCTAGCAAATTATTTAAATTGAGAGCAGAAGCTAATGGTCAACATGAAGCAGTAAATTACACAAGGGACTATTTAGCAAACTCTATGCAATATGCTATCAAGGCTTCCAATGCTTATATGGATAGAAGACATGCAGAAACTATAGTATCTAAATTAACAGGTACTGCACAAATTACAGATTCAGGAGATTCATCATTCATGAAAGGACAAAAAGGTGATGTAAATCTTTATGATAGATGGAATAAGGAAAATTGTACTGGAACAAAAACAGTAGATATTTCTCCCGTAGATGCAACTCAATTACTTGGAAGAACATTAGCCACTGACATTATTATTGGAGGCAAATTGGTCGCTAAAAAAGGTTCAATAATAACATCAGAGAATGTAGCCTTACTTTCTAAATATACTGAAAAAGTGAAAGTATTATATAAACCAATAGAATATCAAGTTTTACTTCAAGGTAAAATGCCAGCAAGTGTTACTGGAAATTGGTTTGGTGATATGGGAAGTAGAAATTCCGGAGGTCTTATGGGAACATTAGCTTCTGGTGCTGAAATGGGAGCAGTAGATAATCTACAAGACCCAAGAGCAAGACTTATGGCTGGTAAGATGTTGAACATCGGGGCAGGTGCAGAACTAAAAGATGAATTTAAAGATAAATATACAAATAAAATGTCTAACTTCTTTAATAACAAAATAGATGTAAATAAATACCTAAAATAGATTCACAAAAAACAAGTTGGTCATTGACCAACTTGTTTTTATTTGTTATATTGTTTATAGAAATAAAAATTTAGGGAGTGATAACTTTGACAAAAAATAAAAATGTAGCACCTAAACTAACATCAAGAGAAAAGATAATAAACGCAAATATAAACAGAGTTAGGGATGAATTAATTGCAACTCAACTCGAAGCAGAATTCTATGAAAAATTTGCATCTAGTCATGCAGATGAAGCAGGCAAAGATGATGGTGGTTCTGGGATTGCTCAAATGGTATTAATGGCAAAAACAAATACACCAATACTTAAAGGTCAAGAAATTTTTCTTCTTGAAAAACTTAATTTCTTGAAAGAAAAAAGAGATAACAGTATAGCTAAGAAACTCATGAAAGATTATAATAAGTTCCCAGAAAAGATAAGTATAGAGGGAGCTAAAGAAATTAGTAATGAAGAACTCGTGAAAGAACATGGTGTATTAGGAAAATTAGTAAAAGAATAATTATAGGTTTCAAACATAGTTAGGTTGTTTTAGGGCCCTAACAATCCACATTTCTTGGCCGAGAAATGCGTAAATACTATGTTTAAAATAAAAAGAGTTGGCTTTCGCCAACTCTTCTTTTTTTGATTATTTTTAATTAAAAAGGCATATCCTCGTCGCCCTCTCCGTTTTCAGGATATTCAAGAGGTTTAGATTCTTCAATAAAATCCTTGCAATATTCTTTTACTTTCTCTAAATCCCTAGTCCCTGTTTTCTTATATCCAAAGCTAGAATTTATTCTTCCTTTATATTTAGCTGTAGACATTCTTCCATCTAAAATAACAATTACACATTTGTCAGTTACACTTCTTACTCCTCTACCTATGGCTTGCTTAAGTGTTATTACCATATCGGGAATTGAATACTTATAAAATGAATTAGCTCTATCTTTTAGTTTTTGTTGTATTGGATCTGTTGGTTGAGGGAATGGAAACTTATCTATAATTACACATCTAAGTGCATCTCCAGGAACATCAACACCAGTAAAGAATGAGCGTGTACCAAATAATACAGAGTTTTTATCTTCCTTGAATTTTTCCACAAGCTTAGTTCTTGGCATATCTCCTTGAACATATATTGTATATGGCAATTGATATTGCAGTTCATAGAAAGTATTTCTCATATTTTTCACAGATGTAAATAGGCACAATGCTCCACCACCAGTAGCTTTTACTATAGAGTGAATATTTCCAGCTATAGTTTTATCAAATCCAAATTTATTTCCCTCTATGGCTCCTTCCGGTAAATACCATAATTGCTGTTCTTCAAGATTAAATGGAGATGAACCTATAAATTCAACTACATCTTTTTTTGATAGATTTAATCCAAGTTGTTCTTTTATATATTCAAAGGAACCACCGACACTCATTGTAGCTGATGTAAATATAGAAGTGACAGTTTCGCTAGCAAAGAAAGCTTCAGCTAATGAACCTCCGACCTCAACTTTCTTACAATTCAAGCTTACTGTTTCATTTATCTTTTCCAGCCAAATTACTTTATTATCATCTTTTAGAATATTTTCTATAGATGTAATAAAGTATAATATGTCAGATGATGAATCGGACATGGTTTGCAGAATTTGATATACTTTCGTTACTTCCTTACTTTCTTCATCATCATAGCTATCTCCGAATGCAGCTAGATTCTGTTCGCAATTAGATAATGCGTCAGCGATACAGTTATCTATATTTGTCATCGGAGTTTTTAGTTCATAAAAAGATTTTGGTAGTTCATCTTTATTATTGATAATAGTTGGAGAACTTAAATCAGTAAATTTTCCTTCTATATCAAAAAATGCAATTTCAAATTCCTTGAGAACAGAGTTAAACATTTCAGGATCTAATGAATCCTTATAATTTGCGCATATGTGATTTAATTCACTGCTCTTATTTCTAAGCATAGACACTGTATTATAAGATAATTTTAGTGCATCAAAATCCCTGAATATATTAGCTGCTTCATGAGCTTCATCAAATACTAATATGTCGTAAACTGGTAGTATCTTTCCTCCTATTTTATTATCAGCAAATAACATATGATAGTTGGTTATTATTATTTTTGATGAATTTAATTTTATCTTATGTTTCCCATAGAAACATTCTTGTTGATACTTACAATTCTTCCCTGTACATTCACCTTTCTTTGTACAGCATATTTTTTCTAATATGTCTTGTTCAGGAATGAAATTAAGTTCCGATAAATCTCCTGTTTTTGTATTATTTACGAAATCATAAATCTTCTCAAATGAACTATCAATCATATTTTTTGTTGTTTCGTATAATCCTAAATCTGCTACCTTTTCATTACATATAAAGTTTTGTCTACCCTTTAATAAGGTATACTGTAACTCATCGGTTATATTTGGATATAAAGATTTCATTACTTCAATCGCAAAAGGAACGTCCTTAGTATTTAATTGCTCTTGGAGTGATATTCCCGATGTTGCAATGACAGCTCTGTGCGTAAATCCACTTTCAATTATATCTAATAGTACAGGGAACAGATAAGCATATGATTTACCCATTCCTGTTTCACCCTCAATAACTCCAATCTTATTATTGTCCAAACAATCCTTTATTCTATGAGCAGCCTCTATCTGTGACGGTCTTTCTTTATAGCCATCTCTTAAGTCACTTATGGCTCCATCATTATTAAATATATCATCTAATATTATTTTTCTTGACATCTATCTTCCTCCTCCAGCATCTTCTGTATTAATAACCAATAGCCCATAAGAGTATTTTCAACCTTAAATGTATGACTTACTATCATTGTTGATATTCCATCTCTTGAATTAATTTCGAATAAATCAAAGCCAATTTCGAACAATCCAGTGGATGAGTCTCTATCTACATAAGTTACATCAGCAACTGCATGAAATTTATTTCGGATAAAGCTTATTAACTGTGTCTCATTTAATAATGGCATACAATTATCTTTTCTTATATTGTCACCACACCATGTTAATATGAATTTATTTGTATATGAAAGAACTACATGCAAATTATCTTTGTTTGTGCAAAACAAATCTCCTACTTGTGGATTCCATAATTTTTTTATTTCATTTTTCATATAATTAGGAGTTTGTTCAAAATAAATTAAATCAATAAAATTCTTATCCATCTTACTTCCCCCTATCTCTTTGTATCATTTTCAAAAACTAAATTATCATCTTTATCTTTTACTCTTAATGACAGTTCTCCTTTGTCATTAGCGAACCCCTCAATTTTTAGTGCTGTTGTTACTGCACCATTATCTCTTTGCTTGATGGTTATATCAATACCACCCTCTTTGTTTCTTGGTCCACCAGTTAAATTATTTGTATATCCATCGATTTCTCCATCTACCCAAAAGTTTCTTACATTTTTTGGCATATATCTCGTCCCCCTATATTTTATTTCTTTTTGTTATACTCGCTCCAAAAATATTCACATGAAGTATATACAACTCTGCACTCATGCTTTCGTGGACATTTTGAGCAAATATTATATCCTTGGTTCATTTTTCTCTATCTACTCCTTTTGAACTTTTCCTCTAACCAGTAATTGAATACCACGCACGCATCGCTTTCATCATCGGTGTTACACTCTAATCCATACTTTCCGTATTTCTTTTCCATATATTTTCGGAGTGCTCTTTTTGTTATATCGGGTATTTTAAGTATTTCTTTTTCAGTTAAATTATCTACTAAATCATGAGTGACTTTTACTAAGTCGATAGGTCCTCTTACTTCTTTAACTGGATATTCAATAACATCAATACTCTTTGAACTCGCAACACCAATGAGTACTCCCATTACTTTTCCGAGAAGTACTGACGTTAATACTCCGTTGAATATCTCATTCTTTTCTACAACAATTAAATCAGGCTGTATGGCTGTTACTATTTTTGTAATTTGTTCTCCTATATATTTAAGCACAAAAGAGTTCTTCTTGTTTCTTACTTGAGTATCTCTCTTCTTCTTCTCTACCTTACTTATAGACTCTTCTCCAAGTCTATAGTATGAATTTATAGACTCTCCATTTTTTCCGGTTAGTAATTTTTTCTTAGTTTTTTTATATCCTAATTCTTCGGGATTAAAACTTTTGGGTATTATGGGACAGCTCTTAACTAGTATTGGGTCTCCAGTATTTGTATCAATAATGGAAGCTATAACTCCTACACAAACACTAGATAAGTCAAAAACTAAGACAGTAAATTTATCTTTCATTTAAGTACCTCTCATTTGCTTTTAAATTTTGGAAGATTTATAATTTAATTGAGCATAGTTTATTCCCCCTAAAATTAATATATCGATAGAGAGGAGATTTTTATTTAGTAAAAATCTCCTCTCTATTTTAGAATGTGTATCTATCTTTATGTAAAATGATACTACCATCTCTATCATCAATGGCCCACCACTTATTACATTCAGGACACCTAGCATATATAGTTGGTCCATCTTGACCAGTTAAGATTAGTTTATGCTCATCGCCAGGACATGTATATTCTAAAAAACATTCACTGTTTAATTCGAATTTAGGTTTCATATGCTCCTTTATAAGAACTTTAACTTCTTCGTGAGTCATTATCTTGCCTTTGCATTGCTCGCATTGTCTGCCATTCTCTGGACAATAACCAAGGACTTTACATGACGCTCCTGCATTTGAAAATAATGCTGGTGAGTGAGATTTACATAGAGCCAATTTTTTATCAGCTAAAATTTTAATCTCCCATTGAGCATTATTACAACATCTGATTTTAAACCAATCTAGTAGGGCATGTCCAGTCATAGCGATAAGACATTTAAATTCTGTACCCTGTGGCTTTGCGAACCTCATATCTTCTTCTGGATATCCTTTATCGACACCACCATTATAGAATTGTTCCAATATATCCATAACATCTCCGTACGTTAGGTCTATTTCAGTAAGTGCATCAAAACCTATCATTCTTCCTAAATTTTCATGATCATTTATAAGTATTTTGGAAGGATTTAATTTAACTGATACATATAGTCCATCTAGTGAGGGTGGTTTAATTACATCGAAACTTCTTTTTCCACCCTTTTCAATCCTACCAGTTTTAATCATGTATGCTGCACCTATTCTTTTTCTTACTAATTGAGTTTCACACACTCTGCTTGCACCCTCAACTGCAAAAACAAAGTAGTCAAATTCTGTTGTAGCTAAGTGGCTCATACTAACTACCTTTTTAACCAAGTCCTCATTATAGTCCATACTTACAATCTCATCTAGACTTTTTTCTGACCTAGTTATCGTTGCAGCAATATCTACAAAGCTTTCTCTTTCCATTGAACCAATTAATTTTACATTGATTCCTTTTCCACCATCGATTATGTTTGCCATTTTAATTTCCCCCTATTATAATTCTAAATCATGTTCTTGCCAAAATTTAATAAAGTTTTTGAATGTTTGAAACTCAAAGTAATTGAATTTCATTTCGCTATCAAAATTATTATCTTTATACTTGAATACTTCAAATGAAATAAATTCAAGATTAAGATCTTCTTCATTTTTGATTCTTGATACAATCCTGATTTTATAACTGCCTCCTGTTTTTATGGATGCTATATTCATATTGTAAGCTATTATTCCGGGTTCTGGAGAAAAATTTTGTTCTGTAGTGGTATCATATTCATCTAATCTATCAAATCTAGGCTTACAAATAAACAAATCTTCTTCGAATAAATTAAATATATTATGCAATTCATCTAAATCACCTTTGCATATATATAAGCTCTTAGATACTGCTGAGACATTTGATCTGATAAATATTCCGAGTTGTCCCGACTTGCCGTAAGTAAATTCATGGTAATGGGTTTCGCTAGATAATAAACCTTCATATCCTGATTCAAAACTAAATTTACCTTCGAAAGTTTCCGGAGGAGCAATACTTAATTTGACCTTATTATCATCGTTGACTGCTTTCCCTAAAGTATTATTTGGCATTTTTACTTCTCTTTCATTGAAATATCTTTCAGCTAGACTTTCTTCAGGAACCACTTTTGCACTTACTAATGCATACTCTATTCCCTGAAGTATGTGAAGTTTCTTATCTGAACTATTTTCAATCTTTTTAATATTCTCATCAATTAACATTCCTAGTTCTATTAATTGCTCTTGATTTATATCAAGAAGAAATCTATTCATATCCATTTTCCTCCCCCGAAATTATCCTATATGGTATACCTTCTTTTAAATACATTATATTTTGATTAGAAGAACCTCTATATTTTATCTTTTCACTCATTAAATCTTCTTCGAATTTGCCATCAACAAGGACATCGACATTAGATAAGATACTGTTGCCTATCAGTTCATTATAAGTTCTTCCAGTATAAAGCCATATATTAATCCCATGATCTTTTAATCTTCTACATAATCCTAATGCTGCATGTTGCTGACACATTGGGTCTCCACCACTCAAAGTAACACCATCTATCATTGGTTTACTTTCTAGGATTTCAGTAACAATAGCATCAACTTCTCTTGAAATACCTGCTTTGAAATTTTGAAGTTCCTTGTTATGACACCCCTTACAGTCTTTATCACAACCAGCAAAAAATACTGTAGCTCTGATTCCTTCTCCATTCACTAAAGATTCATGAATTATTTCCTCAGCTATCCTTGCTTTCACTGAAATCAGCCTCCTTGTATTCTGTTTTTAAATATACAGAAATAAAATTACACCAAGGAGTTCTGTGACATTCTAATGGATCTTTTTCATAGCATATGAAATAAATATCTTTTCCTTCTTTATGAGCATCTTCGATTATTTTCATTAATCCTAATCTTAGAATACTTACTTTCATTATGTCATATGCTTGTTCTACTAGATATTTTTCAACGAATTCTTTCCATTCTATTTCCTTATTTTTAAATTCATCTCTTAATTCATCTGTTGGAGCAAAACGTTTTGCCCATAAACAATCATATTTCTTAAGCGATTCCACTACTACTGGCTTCGCTTGCCTTGCAATAAATATTTTTACTGCATCACTTGGTATCTTTTTCAGATTTGATAGATAAGTTGAGTAAATCATTTTCGATAGCCTCGCTTTCACTTATTATTCTGTATGACTTTTTGTTTATATAAATTGTACCTTTATCTTTATATTTTGATTCTAGAAACATCTTATAATAACTTTCTCCACACTTCACTCCAATAGATAATGCTATCAGCATCCAGAATACGCAATATCCATCAACTCTAGATATTACTCTTATCATAACAACGATGAGTGCTTCTGCCATATCAAGCTCACTCTCCTTTCTTAGCATCGTGAGGTACTTGAATGATACGCATCTTCTTAGGGTTCTCTGTATCCATAAATTCCACTGCTTCTTCTTTATTTATGGTATCAGGAAAACAAGCATATTTGTGACATTCCGTTAACATATTACTGATATTTTCTTTATCTTTATCAGACAAGATTACCATTATAGGCTCATCTTTACTATCATGTATTTGGTCTCCAATTTTAATTTTCAATGTCAATCCTCCTTTTTAATCGTAATAGAATATCATCCCTACATTTGAAACTAACTTCTGTACCTTGGCCAAGTTCAGTATGCATGGAAATAGATTCTATCATGAGTATATGTCCTTGAAATTCTAATGAACTCTCCAATTTTATGTTTGGGAGTGGTTCATACTTAAATACTTTCCTGACTATTTTTTCATAAATAAATTTACCTATTCTATTGAGCATAGCTATTCCTCCCAACTACTTAATTAATGGACACCATCTAGGTTTAGTTTTTATTCGTTGCTTGCCACATATTGATGAATAGTAATTATAGCCTTTTTTGCGAGTACTATAATGAATCGAACAATACCAACCTTCCTTAATTCTCTTACATTTTTTGCATGTGCTACATTTTATTTCAGGTGTTACTTTCTTAAATATTTTCTTAATGAATTCAAACATAGCTACTCCTTTCTCTCATTTATTATTTTTTCAGTATTATCTGTTCTAATTTCTTTTGTATTTGGAACTATAACTGATCTAGCTGAAAAATGGAATCTTCTAGTTACTAAATCCTTTATTTCTAGTTCCCTTAGATATCCATATTTTATTTCTTCCAATATCATCACCCCTTAATCTATATTTCATGGACTATTCTTGATTCTCTCTCTCTTTCTTTTCCATACCCAAATCTTTCATCTAAACTTAAATATCCTGTAACTCTAGATATTCCTTGAAAATGATTTCCTCCACAATTAGGGCAAGTTGTCATATCCATAGTTGCTTCTGTGCCACAATCTTTGCAATACCTTATCCTGAAATTATAAGCAACATACACTATATTGGTATTCTCTCTACAATATTTTAAATGTCTATGAATATATCGTTCTCTAGTTTCTGTATCGCCACCATCGATCTCAAAGTAACTTATCATTCCACCAGTACATAATTTATGAAATGGAGCTTCTAAATCAGCTTTCTTAAGTGCTGAAATATTGTAGTAAACTGGAATGTGAAAACTATTAGTGTAGAATCCCCTATCAGTTACATTCTTTATTTCTCCATATCTTTTCAAATCCATTTCAGTGAATCTTCCGCTTAATCCCTCAGCTGGAGTTGCATATAGAGAAAAGTTTAAGCCTGTTTCATCTCCAAACGCTTCAACTCTGTCACTCATAAAATTCATGATTTCTTTTGCTTTTTCATAAGCTTCTTCTGATTCTCCATGATGAACTCCCATCATAGCGATAAGTGTTTCTGCAAGACCTATGAATCCTATTCCCCATGTTCCTTGTTTTAATATTGGTTCAATACTGTCTTCAGGACCTAACCCCTCTGAACCTTTTACGAGTTTTTGGCCTGCGACGAAAGGTAAATCTTTTATTCTTAATTTCTTAAGTACGTCATATCTGTACAATAATTCCTCTTTTGATAGTATCATTAATTTATCTAGTGACTTGAAGAATTTATCCCAATTACTTTTGGCTTCTATTCCTAACCTAACCATATTCATTGAACATGGAGCTATATTTCCTCTAGCTTCAGGACCATCTTCTCCATTTCTGTTTGCCATTACATTTGTTCTACAACCCATCTGTGCTGCCAATATACCTCTAATGTAATAAGAAAGGTCCATAGAATTATCTAAATTTCTAAATGTAGGATTCATTCTGTGAGCTGCAACTTTGACAGCTAAATCATATAGATATCTGTAAGGATCATTTTCTTCTGTATTTACACCTTTCTTTGTTCTGAAACAAATATTCGGGAAAATCATTTGTTCTCCCTTGCCCATGCCCTTGTCATATTCTTCAAGGAACATTTGACATACTAATGCTGCATCTTCATTCTTAGGAATACCAATATTAATTGATGAGAATGGAACTTGGCTTCCTGCACGAGAATGCATTGTGTTTAGGTTGTAGCATACACCTTGCATGGCTTGGCGAACTGATTTTTTAACTCTCTTCTCCACATTATCTTTTATAAGTTTTTGATCAAACGCGGAAAAATCATTTATAACTAAATTCTCTCTCATTAAATTAGGACTATAGTGAATGAAATTATTTATTTCCTCAATCTCATATTTTTTTCTAGTTTCTCCTACAAATGGCGCCATATCATTATCGAAATTAACATGACTTTGACCACCAAACATATCATTCTGAGTTGATTGAAGAAGAATACATGATAATTCTCCAGCAGCTTCAATACTCTTAGGTGATCTTATTGTCCCATATCCAGTATTAAATCCTTCCGCTAATTTTCTCCTAGTATCAATATGAAGACAATTAATAGTAAGATTGAAACTATCTACGTCATGTATATGGATATCACCTCGCTCATGTGCCTTTGAATGTTCTTTGGGCATATTTGCTAGGTTAAAATATTTGTTTGCTACAGAGGCTATTTGAAGTAATTTAGCACTGAAATTATTTCCTACATTAGCATTATCTCTAGTGGTTTCTTCACCAATCTTTTTAATTGCTTGCATTACATCTGATTTAATTTCTCTAACCTTAGTTCTGTCTTGTCTGTATTCCTCAAAATGTTCCGCTACATTCCCCAATTCCATTTCCTTAAGCACTCCAATAATTACATCTTGGATTTCTTCAACTTTAGGATATGAAGCTTCATCAAAATTAACATTGATTGCGTTAATGCATGCTTCAGTAACTTGTCCTATAACATTATAAGTACTGGCACCGCAATTTCTCATAGCTTCAGAAATAGCTTCTCTTATTCTCCTTTCTGAAAATTTTGTTCTTCTCCCATCTCTTTTTATAACCTTTTCTATCATAAAAATTTCCTCCCTCAAAATAAAAATAGAGCATCTATAATTATAGATGCTCTATTAAAGAAATGCAAAATTACTTATCTATATTTCCGGAAATGTTATATCTGAACGGTCTTCCAAAATTTTGTTCCATTTTTGTTTCAACGTAATACTGCAAATTCTCTGGCAAAAATACATCAGCATACACATCACATAATGATACTAACTCTATGATATTATTCCACATTGCCACAAATAGTTTTAAGAAGTTCTTTTCTGAATTATGATAAGCATACATCATTATCTTTGAAGATGTATTAACTTCATTCCAAACTCTCATCATATCTTCTATCATAACAAATTTAGATTCATTTTCGCTTTGAGAATAAGTATTTACTGAAATTGCAAAATACTTATTCTCAAATTCGCTCAATTCTTTCTTAATTTCTATACTTAATTTTAGGTATTGAGATATAGTTTCATCAGAACAAAGAAAATTTGTACATCTCATAACTATATCAGCTAACTCAAAGCCTTCTGCTTCTTTACCTAAATCTTTCTTTACAGCATCAGCAAGTTCAGATATTTCAGTATTTAATAAGACAGACTTAACAGTTCTATTGTGTACCAATGAATTGCTAAACCCTTTTTGTTTCAAAAGTTCTTTCTCTTTTATTGTTGTTTCGCATAATAAATTGTTCATATCTCTTATAAAGCAAGATACTATGTAGTATCCATTTTTATCTACATTCTTTAATTTCTCGCTATTCATTATATCAGTTATTTCTTTAACTATATCAAGATATTTATTTTTTGATTTTTCGATACTTATCTTAAACAATACAATTACCTCCCAAATGAAAATATGAAAAATGAAAGAGCCGAAAGGCTCTTTCATTTAATTATCTATTATAGTTTTAGAATAATTCTCCATCTTTGCCATCGGCACCTTGTTCTACATCTATAATATCTCTTTCTACGATTTCAGTCATGAATAATTTCTTTAACGCTAAACTCATAGTTTTTAATTCTTGATAAGCCTTTTCATTACGAGTTTTTCCATCAGGATTCATAGCATCATCGTTTGGTCTAAAGTTATTATAATCCAATACATAGAATACACCTTGATCATTTTCTTCTTGGTGACTTCCAAATGTTACCTTACATGCAAAAGGAGCAATGTTAAGTGGAATTAATTTGTTCATGAATCCTTTGGTAGTTTTTACACTTGCACCTGCTGCTATGATTCTAAATGGTGTTCTAGTTTCACAATCTAAAGCAAGGAATACATAACTCATATTACATGCTGGTTTTGTTTCTCCTTCAGGTAAGTTATTCCAAGCCTTTTGGTTTTGAGAAGAGTATTGGCATGTTTCACAGTTACCATCTCCAACACCATCAGCATCTACTTTAACTTTACCATTGAAGCTTCTGCATAATGGGTCCTCTCCTCTTTTAAAAGGTTTCTTCCAATTTACCATTGATTTCCCTTGATCTAATAATATACAATCGATAGCATCTTTAGCTTCGCCTGTTACTGTATTATAGAATTGTCCAGCCTTTATACTTCCATCTTTACATTTAGTAACTTCTGGAGAAGTTGTTTGTAATAATTTATATTTTGGTAATTGAATATCTGATTGATTTACATCTAATCCAACTACTTCTTCGTTGGGACTTTTAAATGCACCGAATCCTTCAACTACTACGCTTGCGTCTTTTACTGCTAATTCCTCTTTTTTACCTTTAACATCTGCCATTTTAATTTGTCCCCCTTGATTTATATTTTATTTTATTTTTAATAATTAACATTTTATTATTTTGCTGCTTTCTTAGCTTCTGCTGCTGCTTTCTTAGCTTCTGCTGCTTCTCTATAAGGAACGATATCAACTTTCTCTTCTATTTCCTTTTTGATTATAGAACTAACTGATAATCCTACTGTTAATGCTTCAGGAACTGTAATTTCTTCTTTTGTTCTTGGATTAACTCCTGGTCTTGCAGCTCTATATCTTGTTTCTAAAGTACCAATATCAGTAAGTTTTGTTTTTCCTGTTTCTACAAGATCCTCTACTCTTGTTTCATCTGCTGCCTTAAGTACTTTCTTTACTACAGCTTCACTTAATTCCACACCTTGCGCTTTTACCTTTTCCATTACTGATTCTAAAAATTCTGGTTGTGTTTTCATTTTTTATTCCTCCTAAAAAAATTTATTTTAAACGAAGATTAATTTCCCTCGTTTAATACCTTATATGAATTTATTTTTTTGATAACATTTTTTATTTTATATATATTTTTTCCTTTTGTAAAGCACTTTTGATTTCTTTTCCATAGATATCACCAACATGAACTGCATCAGGATAATCACTAACACAATTATTGCAGTAATATATTACTTGCCCATCATGAATTCTATAATACATATCTTCGGGCAATATATCAGTCTTTTTAGTTGCTCCACATTTCGTACAAGTATACTCTGTAAGTGTATTGATTTTTGATACCACTAATTCTGGAATGGCTAGACAGATATCCTTAAGCTTATCATTTTTATCAAAGATAAAAGTCATGCAAGTTTCATACTCTAATTTTCTAAGTTCTAGATCTGTATATTCTTTAATTAAAGAATCCAATCTATCTTTTGCAATTTCAATCATCTGATCAAAATATTTTCGAGTTGAATTCGTGGCCATGTTTTTTATTGAATCTTCTGCATTAGATTTAACACTCTTATAAAGAATGTATTGTTCTATTACATTTAATGGAATGAATCTAAAATTAAATTGTGCTGATTGATAGGTTCCTCTGTGCATAAAGAATAAACATACATCATCCAAATCTTCTAAGACACTATCTAAATTATCTGTAACGAGTTGAATGAGATTTATGGGTCTACCACAGTTTTCAAACAAATCTTTTTCAATCAGCACCTTGGTTCCATAAATTATTCTCATTATTAATCTCCTTTCGTTAACAGAAATAATTTATTATTGTGCCTGTACTTCTTTTTGCTGTTCTCTTAATGCATCTCCAAATATGTGTTCAAAGATTTCTTTATCTAGAAGAACAGCACTCCTTCTCTCCATACTTTCCCATTCCTTGTCTTTACCGAAAATATCTTTTGCTGATTCTTTTTTAATAAGTAAAAGCTTTCCTGTTGGATAATGCCCCTTAGTAATCGGTGGTTGATTTTCAATTGTAGGTTCACTAGAAACTTCCGTAACCAAAAAGCCTTGTTTAAATTGCTCCTTACATTTATCACAAGGTTCATAATCAAGTAATAAATTCTTAGGTGCTTCAGCATCATCTTTTAATTTTCCCATAAGTACAATTTCTTCTTTGTGTCCACCACAATAAAAACAAAGTGGTATTGTGGGATTAACTCCATGTTTTTCGCTTACCTTGATTGACTTCGACATAATTAATTCCTCCTAAAAAATTATTAAAGGAGAAACATTAATGTTTCTCCTTTAATATCTTATACTACAAATATAGGCATTTAAAAAATATCTTTTAATCTTTTTAACTTTAATTCATTAGAATCATAAGATAAAAGAATAGTTTTTATAGACTCATATTTATTTATCGCTTTTTGAGTTATAAGGGTTTCATCTGTTATTTTTAAAAACTCATCTGCCTTATTTTCACTAATAATACTCTCTAATAATTTTAATGTATATAGTCCACTAAAATCATCTAGCTGTCCGGCCATTTCAATCTTCTCTTTTAGCGGTAAATCGTTCCTGTACATCTTTCTGAATTCATCCATATATGCAAAGGCTATTACTAAAGCACCACTTGAACCAGCATCCACTTGGTCACTATACTGACATACTTCTCCAAAATGCTTTAAATTATATATTTTTTTACATTGATTACATAAACCAAAATCTATTTGGAATGTAGTGAAGTGATTTCCACAATGCTGACATGGAATAACTTTTACTCTGTCCGTTCTGTATCTAGGAATATCTTCCTTTTCTCTCCAATCCATAAAATCAATAAATTCTCTCCAACCTATCTTCTTGATTTCATTGATTCCATATCCCATATATGCCTCAAAATCTACTGCATATTTTTTAAGAAAAGTTTGCCAAATAATACGAGCTTCTTTTCTTGTTCTTATTTTGGTTTTAATTCCATTATTTTCTTTGATCTGATTTTTAGGTAGATGCGATATGTTCGCCATGCTATTATTCATCTTATCTAGTGATTTCCTTTCAACATTATATCCTGGATTATGAGAATTCAAATCCTTACTTTCTAATGCTAATATCTTTTCATTTTCTAAATTTTCGTTCATTACATTACCTCCATATATTATTCATTCTTATTCTAATGCTAAAACAAAATTCTGACAATAAAAAATGGTGAGTCTCCCCACCTTTTTTATTATTCATTTTCTTTTATTTCATTATTTATTTCATTTTCCAATTTTTCATTATCTATTTCATTTTCATTGATTTCTATTTCTTCCACTTCATTGTTGTATTCTATTTCTTCCACGTCATTTTCATCTTCATTTTTATTGTTACTATCCATTAATATTGTTCCTAATGTTGCTACTCCTGCTATTACTCCTGCTATTCCTATTCCTTCGAATATTCTACTTTTAATCTTGAATTTCTTTTCTTGATCTTCATCAAATTCTCCTTCCTCAATTTTCTTTTTGCTTTTACTTGTAATAATTTTGCTTGCTACTACTCCTGTTATTGTTGTTGCTATTGCTCCAATTCCTAAACCTAATTTCATTTTTGTATTCATAATTACCATCACCTTTCTTTTTATTTAATATCTTATACTACAAAAATTAGCATTTATAAAATAAAATGGACACTTACAAATTTTGTAAGTGTCCATTTTCCTATATTGATTTGGCTTAGGTAAAGGAAATAAAAATAATGAATATTTTCTAATGTCCCCAAATGTCCTGCAAGTGTCCACCATCAATGGAATAAAATGGATATATCTATTTTACTAAACCCTCATGGACACTTACTATAGGTTCATATATATATAATATATATTATTATTATATATATAATAGGACAGTTTAAGATAAAGTATATAGGGGTATTTTTTTAATTCACCTATTTCCTCTTAATTTCTATCTTATTTTGATAATTTCTTTTAAAAATTTTAAAGAGAGGGGGATACCCCTAACCAAAAGTGTCCAAAATCATCATTTTTAATAGTTCTGCTCTTGGTGAAAGGAAAAAGCATGGACACCCTTTTATTCCCATTTGTCCATTTTTATTTTTTCGGCTTACCTGCGGGAAAAAAGCATGGACACTTTTTTTAAAAAGTGGACACTTCTATTTTAAAAGTGTCCACTAATAGGAATAACATGAAGATTGTCGTTCCATTTTATTAATGCTATACTTTAATCAGTAATTAAAAGAGAGGAGAGATATCAATATGTCTTTTAACAAACACACAACATTTTTAATTGATTTTAAAAATAATGATTTTGAAGTCATTGATAATGACTTAATTAAAACAGCCTCAGTAAAATTACCAGATGGTTTTACCTATGATCCTGATTACTTATATCTTAAGGTTAAAGCAGTTAGTGCTGGAGAGTATTGGGGCAGTAACAAGAATGATGATTATTTTCCTGAAACAGAATTATTAAAAGGATATAAAACATTCTTATCTGCTCACACATTTAAAAATCACGAAAATAAATTAATAGAAAAAGCCATAGGTGATGTACTAACGGCGGATTGGTCAGATAAAATGAAGTCTGTCTATTTATTAATAAGGATAGATAGAAGAATAGCGCCATCAATAGTTAGAGGTTTCGAAAAAGGATTTATGACCGATGTATCTATGGGGTGCAGAGTAGACCATGTAGTATGTTCTTATTGTGGTAAAGCTGCAAAAACTAGATTTGATTACTGTGAGCATTTAAAGACCATGAAAGGTAAAGTCATGGACAATGGAAAGAAAGTTTATGAAATCAATATAGGACCTAAATTCCACGATATATCTGCAGTATTAAATGGAGCAGAAAGAACTGCAAAAGTTGAAGGTCTAATTATCGAGGGAAGTAAAGTTGCATTTGTATCAGGAAAAGGTTTAGAGAAAACAGCAAGTATGATTGATAGTCTTGAGATTGAGGATATATTTAAAGTTGCAACAGAAAAACCTTATGAAGAATTAAATATGGAAGTGATAGCTTCTTCTTTTAAAGAGGATAAAAAATCAACACCTAAAGATGTTGATAAAGTAAAAACCAAAATAAGAGATAAGGCATTAGCTAATGCTTGTGATGAAGTTTCGAGAGATGGATTAAATATGTTAGAAAATATAGTCGATGTATTGAAGTTAAATTACTCGGAATATTGGGATAAAGCTAAATGCCAAGATATTGGAATGAAATTGAGAGAATTGTCTCAGATGAATAAAGTTCCTCCAGAAAAAGTATTCAGTCAATTTTTAAAAGTTTTAGATTTTGCAGCTATAGAATTATCTCCACTCGAAATTCATGATATCTTTTTCGAAGTCATGAATATGGATTGTCACGATTTAAGACAGATTCCATGTAGTTTGGGTGATAAATCTATTATTAGTAATAATAATTCTATAACTGAAAATTTAGGCATGGACATGGGAATAGGTCATGTTATGAATGTGATAAATGCTATTAAAAGTGAATGTGATTCTAGTGGATATGGAATGTTTAATAATCATCCAGCAGCTAAAATAAAACTTGTAATTATGAAAACAAGACCTCAAGAGACAAGCTTCAATGGTGACTTCCTTAACCACGACATCATGGATGGCATAGTATCTCACTTATTAGAATCTAGAAGTAATCATAGAAAGTTTGCATATCCTAGATTAGATAAGATTTCAAGAGGAGAAATAGAGCCAAAAAATAATAGAAATCATTTCCTACCAAATATATTAACTAAAGCAGCAAGTGAAGAAGCCTCTGACCTTACTGTTCCAGCTATTATGTCAGCAATGATTAATTCTGCATATCAAAACGATAGAATTAAAAGAGCTAATAACGGAGAGTTAAATGATGGTATAATGAAAATAGCAAACTATTTAGATGATAATACTTTTGGATTTGAAAAAACTGCAAAGTTAAGTACAATGAAAGCATTGATGGCTGGAATACCACTAACACTTTCTTATTCAGCACTCCAAAGAAGCAGAATAAACAATGGAGACCAGACATCATCATTTAATAGGTATATAGCTGAAAACCCTACAAATGCAGCATTCCTGTATTCTATGGTTACACCTGCAGGAATAAAAGCAATAAATAAAGGTTCGAAAGGAGCAGGAAAGTTAATTAAAGATATTTCTAAAAAAATTCCAAAACAAGCTGATGATTTCGATGATAATATTTTTAAAAATGCTAGCATCGATAGCGCTATGGAAGATAATGGTTATTCAAAAAAAGACATATCGATTATAAAATATGCCTCTGTACTAATTGGTGTCGGAAATGAAGATACTGCTGAGAATATACTTCTTGAGGGAAATTTAAAATATCAAGATATGGACGAGTACTTGAAAACTGCAAGTTCTTGCTTTAAAATAGAAATTGAAAAGCAAGCAAGCAATTTCATTAGAGATATTGGAGATTCAATGCTAGGTGATGTTATTTTTAACAATTCGAAAAAAGGTCAACTTGCAGGATCAATCCCAGGATTTCTAGCTGATGGATTAATATTTGCAGGTATAGGAAAAGGTATCGAAAAAGCTACAAATAAAATAAACAAGACAAAGAAGGGAGAAATGTTAAATGTCAAATAATTTTTATAGTGAATTTATAGAGGGTGGTTTTTTTGAAAAGAAAGCCTCAGAAAATGCTAACATTAAAAGTACATTAAGCAATTTAGATCCTGCGGTTCTTGAAAAATTAGCGCAAGAAATAGAAGGTTATGCTGATAATGAAAGTGATTTAACATTAGAGCAAAAATTAGCAGCAGAAGAAGATTCTGAAAAGGACAAAGAAAAGGACAAAGAAGAGAAAGATAAAGAAGAGAAAGAATCTGCTGATGATTCTGAAAAGGACAAAGAAGAGAAAGATAAAGAAGAGAAAGAATCTGCT